CAAGATATTCATCACCATTTGCGAAATTTGCTACATCCTCTGCAGTCATAGCAGGTGTTCCATTCAGATAGCGTGCCAATGATTCAGCATCCATTCCAGCCGCAGGTTCAGTAATCGCCTCGCGTCCATAAATGAATGATGAAAGTTCACCTGTGTCCATTGTACATGGTACAGGAGTAACTTCGGCAACAGTTTCTGCAGGGAACAACACAGAACTGAGTTCTGCTGCACTCATAGGTCCTTCAACTACAGTAGGAGGGATAATGGCAGCATCTACAGATCCAATAACAAGATGATTCCCAAACACACGTTTGAGTTCGTTCATATCGAGAACACCATCAATGCGAACTTTTACAGTAGCCATGATTTGTTACCAATTTAAAATTGTTGGAATTGCACTTTCAATCAGTTTACTGATCGCAAATGCCTCGGGAGCGGAAACAGGTATCGAAACCGATGATTTCTCACCTTTGTTGTTTTGATTAACTGTTAAAAAGTATGGAGATTTTCCTTCAGTCCGCTTAAGCTGAATACCTTTGGTTATACCATTAAATTCATGGAACAAATTACATTCTGATCCACGAGATAATGCATATCCAATTTCTTGTAAATCGGGCATTCCTATTTTTACGCCAATTTTATCTGTTTCCCATTTGTAGCTTTTGGCTTCATTTGTAAACTCTTTAACTGGTGCAATTTCTAAATAGCAAAAACCTTCTTCAAGAAAATCACGATCTCCATTTTTTACAACACGAGGGCGAATAAGTTTAATGCGCATTGCTGCGGATTTTTTATAAACGCCATAATGTTTTGTATCCAATAAAGGATTATATTTTACTTCTTCAGACATTTTGTTGTTTTCACTTTACCAGGGAGCTTTACCAACTGCAGGTTGGACTGCTGGTTCAATATTAATTGACTCTGTTACATCTTCTGTTTTCTTGGGTGCAGGTTTTGATTCTGCTTTGCTAGTTTGTGTTCTAGCTCGTTGAACTGCATCTAAGATTGCTTCTCTTATTTCTTTATTAACTGGCCCGGCCGTTTCTTGCCATTTGCCATCCTGTTTTTTATAACCAGGATAAGAAATAAAGTAACCACGAGAGTCATCTCCCCATAAAGTGATATTAATCTGGATTGCATCATTTACAATTACATATCCAGCCGCAACATGTTTGTCATTGGGACGTTTATCCCATAAGTGAACTTTAACTGTTAATGCCATTTTATTTTCCTTTCGGATTGTAATCAACTACACGGCGGATAATATTTGCACTTTTTAAGGTTTTGGCAGTTGTATTATACACATGTGTAACATCTGTATAAATACGAGTAATATAGCCTTTTGCAGCCAATTTGGCCATTGTATTAGACATAGTTCCAAATAGATCTACACCAGCAAAGGTTAAATTATATTCTTCTGGCGGCAAGATAAAATCAAAGTCACCAGCATTCACATCTTTAACATCACCATCAACCGTATCAAGATGTAAAACATTATCAACACCTAACCAATTATCGGTTTTAATTTCCCAATTAATTGTTTTAGATTTACCATAGCCATTAATATTATTCCATTTGCTATTGGTTGATCCTGTATAATCTACCAATACAAGGGCATCATGTTTAACCTTGCCCTTAACAAGTGAATCTTGAATTTTGTCCAAAGTCACATTAGCATTTTTAATATATCGGCTATGATTTTCATCGGTAGTTTGATCATTTAGCATCGAAACAACTAAAAGCTCTTTTTTCTTATTTCCCATTTCAGGAATCCGTTTCTTTATTATAATTATTATCGAACGGATTTAATTTGGAGATACTCCATCACATTCAAATACTGTTTTACCATACTCCATTAATTCTCCTATTGTAGGAGGATTATCAGAACACGTAGAAAAAGAAAATGCAATATGATTCATTTCTGGAAATGTGTGCCAAGCAAAATGACTTGTGCTTAATAAAAGCACTCCAGTATTTTCAGATTCATCATTAAAAATATGGTGACATTCATTGACAACTTTCATGCCAAGTTTTTCCATTAATAATAATGATCTTGCATTGATATCTTTAAAAGACATTCTTTCTTTTTGATTATTAAAATACCAATATTTAAAATTATAATTATGTATCTTCATTTCAATCCAACCTTTGTCAAAATCCGATTAAGATCGGAAAGACCGCGAGTTACAAAAGTAATCGCGCTTATCTAGCCCAAGCTAGTCATAATGTAGAAACGGAACTTATTCCGTAATCCAGTTACCTTAAATGGCTAAAGGAAATTTAATAGTTCCAACAGGATTATAATCTTCCAATATGAACATTCCTTCATTTAATTTAGAAACCATTTCTAAGACTCCTGCGACATCGCATTTGCCTATTTGAGGATCTAATCTCAATTGGGGGTAGTTAATATTAGAAATTAAATGAGCATTATGAATAACTTCTTTGGCGCCACCTATATGATTACTGTAGATGTGAGTATCCCCAGTTACATATACTAGTTCGCCAGGTTTGTAACCACAAACTCCCGCTAAGAAATAAATCCATAACCCCATTTGTGCGATATTTGATGGAGAACCGATACAGAAATCTGCGGACCGCTGATACAGAAGTCCACTCAGTTTTCCATCTTCAACATTGAATTGATAGAGCAAATGACATGGAGGTAATACCGCTCTCCCATTTTCAATGTTTTCTTTATGAGATTTTGTTTCATCAGGAATTACAGCAGGATTGAAATATGTAAACATATGTCGTCTGCTATTTGGTCTATTTTGTAAACCATCAATAAGGAGGGCTAGTTGATCTACGCCCTGGTTATTGAAGTTCCTCAATTGTGCTCCATATACAGGACCGAGTTCACCGGTCTCAGGATGTGCAAACTCTTCCCAATATTTGCAATTCCGTTCTCGAAGCCAATTGTTATTTGTGAAACCATTTAAAAAGAAAATAAATTCATTTACTACTGATTTCCAAGGAACGCGGCGGGACAACAACATCGGAAATGATTCTGAAATATCAATACGAATCATATTTCCAAATATTTTCCATGTCCCTACTCCAGTTCTATCTTGGATCATAGGTGTCGTTTCAGACTTTTTAACGAGTTCCTCTAGAACTCGACAATATTCAAGATCTAGATTACTCATAATAATTAAGCCGCTTCTTCCAATACACGTTTTACAGCAGCTTGTGGAACAACTTTCAAACGGCGTTTAGCAGCAATTTGAATAGGTTCACCAGTGCGAGGATTGCGTCCAGTGCGAGCAGAAGACATTTTAGAGGTCACAGTGAACAAAGGTCCAAAGTGAACACGAGAACTTGGGTCTTCAGCCAATGCGCGAGTAGCATTTTCTAGCCATACACCACAAATTTCCTCAATGCGACGACCAGCTTCTGCTTTTGTGATTTCGGCTTTTTCAGCATATGCTGCGATGAATTCTTCTTTGTTAAACATTTTTATTTCCTTAAAATAAGAAAGATAGTAGATTGCCATCTACATTTATTTTGTTTTGTCATTTACATGGAATTTATCAAGATGGAAGACATAAATAGGAGATTTAATAGATTCATCAAATTTGTTATGGTAAATTTTAATCACATTCAACAAGTCATTTGTTGTTTTTTGATTTTCAGACAAATGTGCTTGTCTTAACATTTCCAAATTAAGATTATCTAAATCATGAAACTTATGCTCCATTTCATTAATCAATGAGCGGAATGTATAAATTAAAAACACATTAATTACAATTGAGACAATTAATATAAATGTTCCCATGTTATTTCCTTTCGGCAATAATCTGACAAATCAGACCGGCATCATCTGTTAAGGCTTCAAATTTACTAATGATCTTAAAACCTTCTTCAGGACGATTATAAAATTTAGTGAACCGTTTTTGAGATTTAACATCCATAAAAACATTTTCAATAAACAGTTCTACTTTTGGATTTTTGAACGCTTCTTCATAAATCCCTTGGCCGCCGCAAATTAAAAGTTTCTTATCTCGTGCCAAAACATAATTGATAGGTTCATCTAGAATATTGAAATCACCATTCCCACTTCTTGAAATAGTAAAGAATTTTTCCTGATATCTTTTAGGCATGGAATTATAAGTATTCTGGCCGCATACTTTCATATAACGATCATCAAAAATAAATTCTTCAAGAAATTTACGATCATGAATAGAGCGCAATGGCAATTCTTTTTCAGGATAACAACCAATACCATGTGTCTTATTATCATAAGCAACAATAGAAACAATCCTATGATCAGAAATGAATTTTGGAATATCATAAATCTTAGACATTATCCAATTCTTTCGATAAGATATTTAATTGTTTCAGACATATCAATACCAGGTGTTTCAAATTCAATATAGAAAAAATTCTGATCAAAAATATTTATCCGCCGGCCATTAATAAATGCTAATGTATTTAAAACATCGCCTTGAATATAATTCAAAACATCCAAAACTGCCCTATTGAATATATCCGTATTGATTCCATTTTGGACAAACGGAACCTCAATAGGAATTGATAGGACAACAGAGTTGTCCTTAGTCAATTTAACATTAACAAAAAGTTTTAAATAATTCATACCAACAACAGGATGTTCAAAAATTGGAAATGCATCTTCTTCTAAAATATAGATGCCATCCTTATCAAATGCTTTAATCTTTATTGCTGTATTTCCAATAATAGAAAAGCATTCTGTTTTATATGTATTTAAAACATTATCAAAAACTTTTAGACGTTTAATCATTTTTAACCTCAAAAATAAGTGGGCGAGAGTAAAATGATAGAGCGCATAGATATCTAATTATCTACAAACACTATTCAAAATAATAAGTTCATTAATAGTATTTAATGTATAAGTTTTTTAAATACTCTCGCCGCTAAACTTCAAAAATAAGGCTGAGGAACACTGGTAAGATATGTGCTACTTCATTTTCGCCATAGATCCAATATCTATCTACATATCTAAACGAAAGCATTCCTCGAAAAACTTTGAATGGGAAGCATGGGGCTTGAACCCATAACCAACGGATTATGAGTCCGCTGCTCTAACCAGTTGAGCTAACCTCCCGTTAAAATTTAAATTACAATCAAATGTTTTGGTAGAAGGGGCTGGATTCGAACCAACATTGTTACTTTTCGGACCAGATTTACAGTCTGGTGCAACATCGCCATCGTTGCCGCTCTTCCCTTTTAAATTGGTTGCGGAAGGTGGATTCGAACCACCGACCTCTAGGTTATGAGCCTAGCCATCTACCACTGATATATCCCGCGATAATAGCAGACAGGAGAGGAATCGAACCTCTGTCGGGCCCGCTCTGCCAACTGAGCTACCTGTCTGAATAGCTCCTAAGAGTGGAATCGAACCACTAACAGATGATCAAATAATCTCTGCTCTACCATTGAGCTACTTAGGAATAAAACTGGAGCGGATATCGAGAATCGAACTCGAAACATCTGCTTGGAAGGCAGAGATTTTACCATTAAACTACATCCGCAGCTTGCTGCGGATTGTTCCAAAGGAGTCTACATCCGCAATTTCAAGATAGAAAAGGAGACCTTTTCTCGACATGTTAGGGCCCCCCGGCGCTAACATGTCACAGCTCAGCACTACGAATCGCAGATTCTGCGCTGAGCTGTGTTTAATACATTGGAAACTTATTTCCATTTATTTTGTTTTTAAAGATAGAAAGTGTAAACTCTCTTTTTGATTCATAAATGCATGTTTATGAATCATATCTGATCTGCAGATCTCTGACGATGACAACCCCAGTTGGAAATCGTCAGAGATCTTTGATCTATACAATAAAACCTTAATTTTATTTTACTTCAATTCAATTCTGTTTCGTTTGTTTTATTTCGTTCAAAAAATTTAATTAAACCTTTTTCTTTGAACATATAAGACTCTTTGAATCCGATGCGTTCCAAAGATCTTTTATAAATTTTAAATCTTCTTGGTGTACTGCCGGAAACAAATAAAATAATTTTATCTTCTTTTGACATATTTTTAAAAATAACATTTGGCAATTCTTCTATAAGGAGCTTAGCATATAACAATGCTTCTAAGCTTCCATGTCCAGAACCTTTATTCAGATAATAAATGTTATCAGCTAAAGATTTGCGTTTATGAACAATATTCAGGGCAACATTAAAACACAAAATTCCATTATAGATTTCAAATACCCATGTTTCTAATGTGACAGTATTCTTGCCAATTTTTGTTTTGTAACCAAGATATCCTTGATTTCCTACATATGAATACCATTTATCATATGGAATTTTTTCAACATCCATTTTTAATCTCTTTATTTTTAAGATCCCATAGCGATGTAATCTCTCTTCTTTAGATAACATTTTTGTCCAATTAACCCATAGGCTTTTTATCTGTATTAAGAAAAATCACATCTTTATGAGATCTTTTATTATAAAATATTGCCGTTTAATTTCTTTTTCAATTCGGGTGTTAATCTTGGTAATGGATACCATGCTATATCAAATTCTGGATTGAAAATATCTTTGCGGCCGACACCATATTTTGACACACACCACACCTGTTTGTTTTTGGGTGGTTGATCAATAGAAGGGTCAAGGCAATACACCTTATTTGTTGTTAAAACTTCCATTTTGAAGTCCTTTTAAAAAGAATTTGGCGCGCCCGGTTAAATTTTTGGGATAACTCGCGCCTTTATACAGCCATTTCTATATGCATTTACATCAAATATGCGAGTTTCAGGATCTGTATATTTAAAGATTGTACTTAAAGACAATCCTAATTCTCGTCTAACAATATAACACGAAAGATATTCTTTACCTTTTATAATATATCTTTTTGAATTCTTAATATGAGATTTTCTATGCAATTCTTCTGAATCAAGCCAATTATCTCTTTGTGTTCCAATTGCTAAATGCTCCGGATTACAACATTTTGTATTGTGACAAAGATGACGTATAACTAATCCATTAGGAATTTCTCCATATGTTTTATTATAAACATATCTATGTGTTGTCCAATACTTTTTATTTTCTGTTAACTGTCCATAACCAGCAGATGTTACCGACTTTTGCCAATTCCAACACCCAGTTAATGGATCAATATTTATATTTGCTTTTATTCTTTCCATTATTATTTAATTATTTTTGGCAGGCGGTGGAGGAATCGAACCCCTCAGCTCCATCCCACTTTTTAGCTACGAGTTTAGAAGACTCGTGTGGGGACACCGCCCTTATCTATATACGCTTTTTTATAAGTTGAGTTACAAGCGCATTTAACTTTTAATACAAATTTTCACTATACAATTCTTGTTCAGACAAATTTGCAACATGTTGCGAACCAACAAGACGCTTGATTTGTTTTCTAGCAATAGCTATCTTCATCGCCTCTTTGCGACTAACAAATCTTTCCTTATTGGTATAAAAACCTTGTTCACCATTTTTAAATGTTGCGCCGACAATAGAATATGCTTGATTCAAAGCAGCTATTTGTTTTCGCATTATCTTATCATAATGACGAGAGCCTAATACAATTTCTTCAATATTATTAATAGTTCCTTTTACAGCAGAACAAATAATCATTTCTTCCATTTTTACACATTTTTGTTTTGTTGATCATAAAATCTTATTTAAAAATATTTGCAATCCATTCTTACCTATGCTACAATTAAAAAATAAATAACCGACAAAGGATAAAGATATGGAATATGTAATTAATGAAACAAATAATGTTTTAACAGCTATTATTGAAAATTTTGAAATTGGTAATACAGATAAAGAAAATGCTTTACTTGAACTTCAAATTATGGTTGAAGCTATTAATGAAGCTAAGCAATATATCTTATCTAAAAAATAAAAATGGGCCCGACATAATGTCGGGCTTTTAATTTTGATTGCATTTCAAATCTTCAACAATACGCAGATTGTAATAATTTACATCGCCTTTGAATATGTGATAATTTAGACATACTTTATTTTTAATTGCCAAATCAGTTGGAACATATTCACCTTGAGCAAGAACTTCTTTTCCGTTATTTAATTTGATCTGATAAATTATATTATCAGGAGCATTCTTTGAAATATAAATCTTTTCTAATATTCCATATTGATAGTTATCTTTGCTTGCAACTTTTAATGAAAAAACTAAAAATAATAATGCAACCAATAAGGAAATAAGAATAGGTAAGATTGATTCAAAGAAAATATATAAACACTTACTAAGCAAATTCATTTTGCTTTTACAAAATTTTTTAATAGTTTTTAAAACACCAAAAAGATGTAAAAAAACAAAGAAAATAATAATTGATAAAACAATAGAAAAATAAATAATATTCATTTTAAACTTTCAATATTAATCCCGTGTTGATTGTGGCCTCAACCCAATTCTCAAAATCAAAATAAATTTTGATAACTATTTTCCCATCTTCAATAATAGAATTCATATAAGCTGAAACAATAAATGGATCTCCGTATTGATCATGAAGAGATTTCAAACTATTTTTCAATACATCTTTTTGAAAATCATAACAATCAACAAGTTCGTTTAAAAGTGTCTTATCTAATTCTGATCCATAATTTACTTTTTTAAAATCAAAATATTTAAGATCAATAGAAACATATTTAATATTGCCGGCGATCATATATGGATGAAGATTCTTCGCCATCTTTTCTAATTCTGATAATTTGTCTTCTTTAACTGAAGCCTGATAAACATCAACATAACCTTCTTTGGAGCTTATTGCTGCTACCTGTGAATTCGGCAAGTTCATCTTCTTCTCCATAAATTTTTGCTTTATCTTTGATTACCCAAAGCTTCAATCAATTCTTTAATGCCGGCTAATAATACTGTATCAACAGCCAATTCTGCTCCAATGTCAATTACCTTGTCTGTGATTGACCCTTCTTCTGCGCCAAGAATATCTTTCGCTGTATCAGTAAAAGGAGAAATTAATTCATCTAAAAGACCTAATATATCGTTTCTTTTTTAACTATTCGCAAGAAGAAACAATATAATCGTAACAGATGTAATCGTCAGAATTAGTGTTATCATTTTGATTATTTCCTCTATTGTAATTTCGATCATAATTATTTTTATTTTGATGATATCTTTTTTGTTTTAATCTTTCTCTTGATTCTTGAATTATTTTATCAAGAGCCTCACTAAGATTAAGATTCTCTAACCAATTTTGATATAGATTGTTTTCTTTATTATTCATTTGTTTTCATTTCTTATAGATATACTTATATCAAGACCCTACCCCTTGGAACCCAATAATTAAATCCCGCGCCGCTTACATGCAATCACTATTCTTTAATTATCTTCTTTATTTATTTAACATCTATTTTATTTAAGATATCAAAACAAATAAGGAATGTTTCCAAGCTAAGAAAAGGACTTCAACTTCCTTTTTAGATAGGCCTCAATAATTATTAACATGTTTCTAAATAACAAAGAAAATAATCTTAGAGAGGACAAGGACACTAGGACAAGATCTCAATTTAGATGGTTTAACATCTTCCTAGTTGATGCTCCTAATCAACACATTGTTATATTAGGTGACACCAATTGTAAATTATTCTTATCAGGTGACTTGATAACGTTCAAGCCGAGAAACGCCTTGGAGAGCTTAGTAACGTCTATTACCAAGAATAACAAATCTTTTATGAGTTCCACCTCAATTTGTTATTCCACATTGGCAATCTAAGTATCCGTCTTTTCCTTGCTTAAGGGAAAAGAAATTCCAATTTGGGGTAAACCTATTTAATCTCTAGTCCAACTGTATAGAGCCATCGGTCTTAAAATGGGATAATTTACAACTATGAACTTATTGTTTCTGTCTTTAAGTTTCTTTTTATTGTGAGTGACAATTCTCACAACCCAAAATGATTTGTTAAATCAAGATGGAAAGTTCATACTGGTAATTTTATCACAATATAATTTAATGTCAAAATGTTTTACATTCTTTAACAGAACAGATATTAATTTCTTTAAGGCTAGGAATGCCCTCAGAATCGTTTTTAAAGCCATTTGGTATCTTAAATAGATAATCATACCAATAAAGAAATAAATCAAATCTGAGAGCATCCCAAAGCTGTTAAACACTATTGTTTAACGTCTTACATTAATACGAGAAACTTCACCTTTTGTTTTGGAGTAAACAATAACATTCGCGCCGGATTCTGATGTCCATCCATGTGAACTAGAATAATTGTCCCTTGGTGCTAATGTTTGATGTTGTTCAACAATAATTCCAAAAGCTTCTTTAACGCGGCGATGATGTTTATCTCCCATATGTGCATAACGATACTTAGTACGTCCCCATGCTTCTGGAAATAAGCTTGGTGCAAACTGGTGCATCTTATCAAATTGAACTTTATCGCCATGATGATACATTAACATTGTGTCTCCAAATTCAATACAGTAAAAAGGATTAGAAGATTTAACAACATTGACGTTTTCATCATTCAGATAGTAATAACTAAACAGCTCTTGTAACCATAGAGATCCTATTGGGTCATGATTGCCTTGCGCAATCAATAAGGTTACTGTGTTTGCTTTTTGTTTAGCTCGCTGTACAAGATAATCAATAGAACGAACGGCTAATCCAATTAAATCTGGATAACGTTTATCTTGCGCTAACACATGGCGCGATGCTGGTGTAACTGGTAACAACGAATCGCTATGAAGAAAATCGCCAAGAATATTAATAACGGCATATTCTGTTGCTGGAACCATCATTGTCATTTCATCAATAACTTTAACAAGTTTCTCAACAGCAATATCTGTATTCCATTCTTCTCCAGATTCGTCTTCACTTGCCATCATACCTAAATGGTAATCAGCAATAGTATATTGAGCTAACAATCCATTTGAACTAATAGGCCGCGCACCGATAAACGCAGGAGATTGGACACCAGAGGCTTTAAATGCTTCAACAGCACTTTGAATAGTTCTAGCAATTAAATTTGCTTTAACATCTTCTTTAATCCATTGCAATTTAACATTGCCTTTAGCATCATAAAGAGTAGAAGTGCCTTTAACTTCATTTACGACTGAAGGTTTATCTTCTATTGGTACTAATTTAACATCTTTTCCTCTAGCCTCTTCAATACGACGCCACACTCTTTTAATAGCGCTGGTAATAGTTCCATTGGAACGATTCAACTTACGAGCAGCTTTTCTAATGGACCGCTCTTCAAGAATTGTTTTAAAAATTCTTTTTTCACTGTCGCTGTTGGCAAAAGCCAAAAGCTCTTCAAAATCATACTTTGAATTCATATTTATTATTCTTATTCTCTAAAATTCAAACAATCTAAAAAACAAGGGCCGACAGCCCTCAGCACGTTTATTTTCTAAACGCTTCCTTACAAATAGTAATTTCACTTGCAACAGTTGTAACTTTGCAATCTATCTTATAATTGCCATGAGTCTCTATTGATTTCTTACTATTGTTTAAAGACCAAATATAGAAAGAAGAAGCCAATAGTATCAAAACAATAAAAATAATGTTTTGTTTCGTACTTCCTGAATTACTCTTCATTTAAAACTCCAAGAAGAAATAAGATACAAGTATAACAGCCCAAAGGAAACTGAATAGGAAAATCAAACCTCTTTACCTAAAACCTTTTTACTTGGGATTTTTGTAAACATCTAAAGGGTAAACCATAATCATCTAACAATAAATAAAGAGTAAATTGTAATCAACTAATTTCTAATCTACTGATACCCTAATAGGAAAAGTGAGAATGCCTTTACCATTTGGCTATTCGCCCGCTAAGACAAAATCGGATTCGAACCGATAATTTTTCTCTTATACAAAATATATCAATATTATGCGAGTGTTCAATTCGCTAATTAGTAATTACAATTTATATCCTCAAATTGTTAAAAGGGATTTATTCTTCAGTTTTCGTTATACTCGTATCTTATTATTAAAAACTTATTTTACATTTAATTTGTTTTACCATTCATAGGTAATAACAGTACCAACATTAGATGTTGTAATTGCTACATTCAATTCTTCATCAAATGCAGTAATCAATTGTCCTTGTTCATCAAGGTATTTGCGATAATCAAAACCAGCAATAACTTCACGCAATTGACTGCCATTGATGCGCATGATTTCAAGATCACGAACATCTTTTGCCATATTAGCAGGAATGTTAGCAATCATATCTTCGGCTTTTTGTTTGCTATCTTCAACAACTTGTTCAGCAACAGCAACTTGATTTTTGATTGTGTTGTACAAAGCACGTTGATTTTCAAGCTGTTTGCGGATCATTACGGCTTCAAATACAGTGTAATCTTTGCCACCAATACGAATTGTTTGTTCCAAATTTGATTTTTGAATCGCATTTGTCAAAGAGACCAGTTCTTTGCTTAATGATTCAAATTCATCAAGATATGCTTTAGAGCGTTTTTCAAATGCAGCAACACCTTCTGATGGTTCACCTTTTTCATTGCGTTTGCAATTCAACACCAAATCAGTGCCAACCAATGATGTATTGCGCAATGTAGATAGATTTGTAAGCTGTTGAATGCGTTTTTCCAAAATCTTTTTACGTCCCAACGCAGCATAAACAGTAATTTTACTTGAATTCATTTTTAACTCCTAAATTTTAAATAATCAGATACGGACATTTCAGGATGTCCAACAGTAGAAGAATTTGATTCACATACCATTTTTAAATAATTAAAAATAGCTGTTAAAACATTTCCCTCATCCTCAATGACAACAAGAGAACCTTTATTAGATTCCCACATAAGGTTGTTTTTACTTACATCATATTTCAGCATTTTAGAAATTTTAATATAGCCATCTTTATTGATAACTATATTATTAATTCCTGTATGCTGTATTGATGCAGCAATCTCTTTTAAAAGATCGTAAATAGGAAGATTAATAGAATCTAAACAAATTTCATTAACCAACTTTTTATGATTAATAGAGAAAGATTCATACCAACCAATATGTAAATAATATTTGCCGCCAAAATAAATTGCTGATTTAGATAATCTAATACAACTTTTTGAAATAAAAATAAACAAATCAAAAAGAGAATTAAACACAAGTTCATCTGTGTCCATGTTCCATTCAAACAATTTATATTTAACGCGCGGCAAACTATTATTAGGAATTAAAGAAAAAACATTTAAAAACCAATCAAGCACTTTTGAAATTTTCAACATATTTATCTCCAGATGCCAAATTGTAAAGTGCTGGACAAAGATTATCTCTAACCAATTTATATAATCCATCTAATTTAAATTGATTAGGATCTTCAAGAAAATCTAAATCTGCATCAATCGCCATTTTAACAATTTCAGATCGATTTATCTTTTCAAAAGGAAGAGATACTTTTAAATTCTCAAATTTCAGAAAATCTAAAAGATCCACTTCATTATTAGTGAACAATTGCAATGCCTTATTTTCAAAGAAGAAATCTTTTGTAATGCCTAAATAAACTTCTTCAATACTAGTTGACTTAACAGTTGTTTTGATAGCAAAATTCATGGCTTCAAATAAATCTTTAACGCCTTCAAATGGCGTATCAAAATTAACCATTTCAAGTCGACAATTATCATATCGATCAACAGATTTTTGAACAGATTCTAAAATAGATAATTTAAATGAGCTATTATCAGATAAGTGTACAACAAGAATAGAATCATACATCGGAGATAAATGATCTAGTAAATAGGCAGATACAGGACCACCAGAGTGCATAACTATACAGCGGCGGGATTTTGCTATTGATACAACAGGATCTTTTACAGTTTGCTTATGTCCAGATTTTGAATTTGGCCTAGATTTAACTCTCGCATTCATTTTTATATAACTCCAAAATTTTATTTAACAACTCTATTTTTAAAGAAGTTTCAGAATACATAGTTATATCTTTTCCGATATAACGAGCTTTATCCCAATTCAAATCAGAAATAACTTTATTCAAAAAATGCTTAATTTGAATATCAGAAACATTGTTTCCAAAAATAGAATAAATTTCAGAAATCAATTTGAAGAGAAAGTGCTTATATAAAAAACAGCCTTTCTCTTCTTCTATTTTTAATTCCTGTTTTAATATCTCATAAAGAGACATTCTAAACTCCAAACATAGAAATAGGAAGTCGATCAGAAATGAATGCAAGTTGTTCAGCAGGAAGATGATTCAAAGAATCTTTCAATTCTTCGATAGCAATAAACGGAGGTTTCATTGACACAAACTCTTCCTGATCTTGACCACAAATATGAATAAGGCCTTCAACCTGCATCAACGCAATTTTACGATTACGTTTGCCATCTTTACCAAATGCCAATTCACACACTTCAAAATCGTTCTTAACACCTGATGCAATCAGATTAAACAAAGTAGAATCGTTATTTGATTTATGCAAAGCAAATCGATATTCAGTTTTAGTAAACAAATAAACAGATGCAATTTTGAAAAGTTTAGCTTTCACAAAAGCACGTTTACGACGCATTTTTAGATTATTCATAATTTAAATCTCCTAATAAAAATAATGGTAAAAATCAGCACAGAAATGAATATTGTTAATCATCTTTTGCTAAGAATTTAATTGAGACAGGATTTCCCTTGGTATTAAGTAAAACACCATATGCAAGAGCGCCAAATCGATGATCATTATCGCGCACTTCTTTATATTTTCCAAAAATAGAATATAGCTTAACGCCTTCTGCTAATGCCATTTTACAATACAGCGGCATACAAAGCAGCATATTGCCATCATAATCTTCTTTCCATACTTGCCAGCCAAGCAATTTAAGCAAACTTACATCATCGGCAGTAATACTATCAAGCATTTCTTGTGTAATACCCTGATGACACCATTTACGAATTGAACATAATTGCTCACGACAAAATTCATCTGACCAAGTATCATATTCAATTGCGCTAGCTGCTTCAGTTGCAATTGCTTTTAATAGATTAGAACAATATCCAATAATAGGTTTCATAATAAATCTCCATTAAGTTTATTGATTATATTCAATTATTTTATAAATCACATGTCCTATTGATCATATCGCAATGTTCAGCAGCAGATGTATAAGACATATGACAAACGCCTCGACGCATTCTGCAAAAATCTACATCACGACCATCCCACACAGAATTTCTTACACTAAAATAATTTGAATAATCATCGGCATGAACATAATAATACACACTGCCAAGAATAGGTTTAAAATTATGTTTATTCATCATTTAATTCCTTAAACAGATTGGTCACAAAGTCGTAGTATTGTTTATCGGCAATAATACCTTCGGAACAACTACGCAAATAACATTGACACTTACCAACCTGTATTAATTTCAGATGGAGTTGTCGCCGCGCCAGATGCTAATTTATCAACATATTCGTTCCATTGATCACCATTATGAGCTTTAACATAAACAAAAGAAACAGAATGTATTTCAAGAAGCTTATCTAATTCTTTCCACAAATCAATATTAAGAACTTCTTTCTTATTGGAACCTTTCCATCCATTCTTTTTCCAATTTGTCATCCATGATTCACAACCATTTTTAACATATTGGCTATCTGTATGAAGAGTCACTTTGCATGATTTCTTCAATTTTTTAAGAGCCATAATGACAGCCATAAGTTCCATACGGTTATTAGTTGTGTCAGAAATATGGCCGCTGTCTTCAACTTTTATAGATGGATCAGATTTAATAAAAAGATAATACGCCCAACCACCAGGTCCAGGATTGCCTTTACATGCACCATCAGTATAAATTACAACTTCATTCTTCATTTTTAATCTCCTATTTTGCGAACAATACCATGCTGTTTCAAATTCACAATGAACAGATCCTTATTGCGTTTAACATTTACTAAACCTCGTTTGGTTAACTGTTTAACTACTTGGCGAAGTTTCATATCGCGATAAGAATAATAGTTAACCGTGAAATCAAATCCTTGTCTGTTTTTCACTTCAATAATTTTCAAAACTTTTTCAGGAGTTGGTTTACGCATAAATTAATCTTCATATAGTTAAAAATAAGTTTTATCAAATATTTATTTTCTTTTTAATTTAATCCTTTGATCAATATCTCGTCGGAATTTATCTGAAAAAATTCCAGGAATAATATAGTAAAGAATGGTTAATAATATCGCCAATGGAAGTGCAATAGCAAATGGAAGCCAAAATGGGGCAATAATCCAATACCAAGCAATATCAATCGCGCCGGATAAATCAAGTGTAAACAACAGAATTGTCAAAAACAATGGAATAGACATTTCTATTTTCATGTTTAAACTCCTTAAATAAAACAATTGCCGGAGCTCCTATTGGAACACCAGCTCAACAGTTAATCAAAGAACATCACTAACTTCAATTTCACTAACGTCACTTTCATTGCCGTCAATATCAATTAATCCTTCAGCAATCTTATGGATCTCAAACACAGGTTTAATCATTCTTCCAAAGAAGGAATGTTCAACAAGTAATTCAAACCACTTAAATGTTTCAGGATTATTCAAATCAACAGCATCGACTTCACCTTTGTTATGCATCTTCAAAAACGCGCTAGCTAAATCAATTAATTCATTCATATTAGCCCAAATAGCCAATGTGATAATTGTCATAGCTTCACGTTTGGTATAATGCATTTCATTAGTGATAGTTTTCACAACATTTTGAAGATTACCTTTATTTTCACCTAAATTCTTAAGTAAAAACTTCTCATGCTGCATCGCGCCGCCCATAATATGTTTGATCGCATTGATAACATAACGTTCAACCGTTTCTGTATAAATATGATCAGCAGCTTGAAATTCAGCATCAGTTAAAGACAAAAACTTCCCATCTCTAAAAGCAAGACGAGCATCTTCGCTTTGTTGTTTTCGCAATCCATTATAAAGTTCAGCAATCATACCGAATACCCACGCTTGGTTTGTGCCTGGCAAATGTTATCGTAAAGGTTTTTTATCCTTTACTTCAGGGACTTTCGTCGCATAATGGAATGTTAATTCATTCCCTGTTCAGCATATATTTTCATCTCTATTTAGAGATGTCGAGAGCTCGTGGATTCATTATATTCTTTTTGACAACAAAAAGGTTCAGAATCTATGCGTTACAAACATTTATAACTTTTAAATTATAAATGCTCTCGGTATTTCCATATCTAAAAGACTTAGGATTCACCGATACATCTCGATTCATTCAAAGTGTCACCACTTTGACGAGCCCTAAATATCGAAACAGGAATATAAACATCTAAGCTAGAACTAGATTCTTTAAAAGTTTATATTCCATATCAAATATTTACTTACTGACCAACTGCGTTCTTAGCCATAGCGCTATTGGTTAATAAATCTGGATATGAACAATCACCAGGTTTATTAAATTCAGCATTACAATAGTAAACTTTATAAGGAGTTTTCCAGTTTAACTTCTCAATGCTACTCCATTCATCATGAAGGAAATTTTCATCCCATGCCAACATTCTTTCTGTAACATTAGATAATTTAAATTCCTTCATAAGTTTTTGGAGATATGCACCAGGAAGTGTAGTGAGTTGCACAAGATCGCCGTCACCATCAGAATGACTTTGCATATTCAATGATTTTGAATGCAAGATGCAATAACGATTTGATTTAACATCAAGATAATCTTTTAGTTCAAAACCATATGTATCTAATAGATACTGGTTAAATCGTTTTTCATCCCAAACTTGAGATATCACTGTTTGCGTTTTCCATACGTTTTCTTCAACATGATTCGCTATTTCATGCCCGGGACGAACCCAGCTTTATGTTTCCATAAAGACGAGACTATATTACAACTTCTATCAAATAATATTTCAAAATAATATTTGTGAATTTATTATTTTATTAAACAATAAAAGCCAGAGATCTTTCACAATCGCTAGATTGCTACTCCCATTTCAGGGATAGTCGTTGAGGATCAATTCCGCTTGGGATTTAACCCTACTGATTACCTATTGTAACATCATAACACAATATCACATTATCATTTGTGTATGAATATCTATCTTATTCTTAAACCATTCCATTCTGCCTTACGACACCTGTTTTGGTTAAGATAGCTTTAAGGAGTTCCAGTATTTAATCTCTGTACGCACCAATGCATGATTTCACTGGTGTCCTAAATTACTTAAGAATGGATTTCTCAATGTAAACGCAACAATACTTGCATCCTTATATTCTTCATTACCTCCGTAAACATATTTATGAAGTTGATTATAAATGCTGTGATCAAGAATTACAGTTACGCCTTCTGGTACATACATATCATGAACCTGTTTAAGGTTTACACCTTTTAAGCGCGGTACAATCATTGTTTGAATTAATGTTTGTCCACCAAGTTCCGTTTTATACAACATTGCTTTTAATGCAATTTTGTAATGTTTATATGCACATGGACGTTCTTGATTCCTTTCGCTTCGTTTTGGAATGATTTGATAGTAAGAATCTTGCCCTTCAATTGCAGCGCGGATAATTTTTGATATCTCTACTACAATACCAGGATAAACATATTTACCATCTGTTTGTTTTCCACAGAAGCGATTAATAATCTTTGCCGGCGGAACTCTTACATATTTTCCTTGACGCTGTGCACCTAAATTGATATAAAATCCTTTATTGAATTCTTCATCCAATAAACGGCTCATATGCGGCAACAAGGTGCTATGATCAAGAATAAGGTCTGATGTTTTGAACATCTTGCCAATTTCTTTAAGGGTGTAAATTTCTTTTTTCTCCGGCGCGGCGAAAATTGTATTCTTGTCATGCAAACATTTGGCAATCTCCATAACAGCCTCTTTGTCTTCTTCATCAATAAAATTATTCAAGATGATTTCAGACAAAGGAGACTCTTTGGTTTGATCAATATATCGCAAAGCATTAAAACTAAGCTTTTGATCCTTGATATAAGCAAAATGACTTCCTAATTCAGTATATTGAATTTGAACGATGCCATATAACTTGGTTTCTCGCACTTCAACCTTATCGGCGCGGTTAACCTTATACTTAATCTTAGGAATTGAAGCAGCCGCTGTATTGATTTCTTCTTCATCAAGAGAATCAAGATGAGTTCCATTTTTGGGAACATAGAAACCATACTTAACAGCAAAAGCAGCTTGCGCAAGACGAACAGTGTTCTCTTTGGCTTTAATAGAATTAACGCCACAAACAATATCAACACGTTCAAAACGGAGATTTCCATCTTTATCAATGAATTCAATATCTCCACAATCTTGCATAACCTTAGTAACACCTTTTAAACCGGTATGACTGGTGATTCGAGCATTTCCAGCTTTATAATAGGCAGTGTAATCAATTCGGATAGCTTCAGAAAAGCCAACTTCTTTGATTTCCTTAATAAGGATTTTATAAACACCATCTATAATAACTGAAACGCCGTTATAAGTGCCAAGTTTAACAACACCGCCTTTAGAGAAATATTCTTTCCCTTCTTCAACTAACAAAGACTCTGGGCCATCAAATTCTGTTTCAATATGACGATCCTGAAGAACAATTTCGCGGCCAATACGGGGACTAACCTCAATATCACCGGCAACCATTCGATAACTATCTTCATCAATCTTTTCATAAACCATCAAGGCATTACGAAAAGTTGAATCTTTTGTAACCAGTTGATTATTTTCATCACGAATCAAATCTTGCAGAAAGATAGCTTCATCAGGTTTCTCAAGGCGAAATGCATCACCATTAAGGTGAGTCTTCAATCGCGCAGGCAAAGCTGATTTAACAGGAAAAATGGTATAATAACCATTAACATCGCCTTCTTCATTGTAAACCAATTCAAAACCAGTTGCAGTTGGTTCACGACTAAATTCATCGACAGCCACAACAAGCTTATTACTTTTAGAAAGCATTGTTTCAGAACCAGGATATAAATTGAAGAATTTAGCATTCTCAACAATAACCTCTTTAGAAATGCTCATAATGGCTTTGGAATACAAAGCGTCACCTAAAGGACGATTTGCAACCTCTTTACGGAATTCGATAATACCGCCAGTATTGCTGCGATATGGATTTAACAACACAACAACATTAGATGCTTTCAATTCTGCATTGTAAGCGCACTTATGAGTGTATTCCACAAAATCTTTAATAGCTTCAATATCACGACGGATATAAGTAGAAAACACTTCAAGGTGTTTAACAGCATCGTCTAAACGTTCTTTAAATGCAATAAAAAGCAATTCTAAATGAGAGAGCATTTCCAATGGAACATTCTTATTGATATGACGTGTACAATACACAAAGCTTGGCCAGCGACAATTTGGATCGAAAAATGAAGATGGGATTTCAACTTCAAAATCCGGCGCCGGAGAATCTGGATTTGATACGCACATACGCAACAAACCATTGTGCATATCCCATTTCACGCGATCAGGATAAACCAAATCATTTGAGAAAATAGAAAACACATCAGATAAAGATGCGTATTTGCTAATAACTGGTACCTTACCAGAATTAGGGCGAATGTTCATAACCTAGTCCTTTCAAGACAGATAAAAACAAAACGCTCTGCAAAAGCAGAGCGTCAACAAAAGACATTAAACCTTAATTGCATAAAAGTAATGTCTACCAAGTTTATGAGAAAGCGCAACTCGTCTTGTTGCAGGTTTCCCAGTTGTATTAAAAAACAAGCTGCCGCGGGTACTATCTCTCCATGCGCCAATATGATACAAAACATATTCTCTAGCAACTTGCTTTTGAATCTTATTATACAAATCTATATTCTTGCGGCGATTAACATATTTAGAACCCTCGTATTGATTCTTCATATAAAAATTGCCACAAATAGTATTTTTAAATGCTTTGTGTTCAAGTCTGTTAAACATAACGTCTACAACAGCCTTAACACCTCTTTCGCCTTCTATGCCAGCTTCAGTATATGCCATATCAGTTAAACATTTCAGTTCGGCTTTATGATTTACTTTTTCAATTGATCTTGCCATAACAGGCATAGAAAATAAAAGAAACAATGACATTAATATTGCAATAATCTTATTCATAAAATTCCTTTCTCTAAAAAGAAATGAGCCGTATCACACGGCTCTTTTGGTATTAACGTCCCAAATAACGTCTTAAGGAGATTACCATGCGCTTTATATTCTCTTCGTCACGCTGGAAGACGAAGTAGGAGAATCAATCAACACTCCATTACCACAACTAACACCATTTTCATCAAACATATTATTGATAACGTCTTTACAGCAACCACAACAAGTAGTCACACCAGTTTTACAGACTAAATCTTCAAATGTGCCCTTATCATTAATATGGTTAATAATAGTTTTATGATTAATATTGTTACAAATACAAACAACCATGATTTAAATCCTTTCAGGTATATGGATATTGGAGCAGATATCCCTATCCGCTCCTCACCAATTTCAACATTACAACAAGGAGTTTTTAAAATGAATAATCAATACGGCGTTGCTGTCTTTCCACTACTGCCGCCATAGGTTCTTATTTCTAAGAACGCTGTCAGAAAGGACTTTACGTCAAATAGATTTGCCACTCAGATTTCCCATTGGTAAAAATAGGCAACCAGAAATCTCAACACTTCAGTTTAAAAAATAAAACCTAAGCAGCAAAACTTTTATCAGTGCTGTGAATACACAACACGTTGGTTTGGAGCAGGTTGCCAATAATCGTCTTTTGGCATAACTTTCCAAACTTCACCGGCATTATCTTTTACGGTGCCATCACGATAAACAAGAGCAATAGTACGCTCAATTTGTTCAGATTTCTTGCACAAAACAGATTTACCAGTAAACAAATTTTGTTTTTTGTCAAATTCAGGAAGAACGTTAATCAATAAACGGTCTCCAACTTTAGGAAGTTTACGCATAATGTTTATCTCCATTAAGAAATTTGTAAATTATACTACATTTTGATTGTTTTTTATAACACCAATTATTTATAAGTGCTATAAAAATGAATCTTACCTACACGAACTGTTTTAAACATACGTTGTGAAGGCAATTCACCAGTGAAATTGTATTCTAATGCACCACCAGTATGATATTCAAAAATACCCATCTTATAGAATGTATACAACTTCCGTGCGATAGTTTTTTCACGGGCATAAGAAGTATTTGTCCATCCAGATGAGATTTTATGAACATAAGCTTTATTCCAAGGCTTAACAGCACGATCATCACGAATAGCACATAAAGTATTTGCATATCCGTTAGCTGTCAAACGATTAATAAACATCTCGCCAAGAGCTTCTAATTGTGTATTGGTAAACTTTTCATTACGTTGTTCCAATACAAGGGTCTGTGCAAGACATTCAGATTCCTTTTGATTAATATAGGGAGCTTGTTGAGCAAATGCACTACTAATACAAGTAGCTAATGCCAAAGTTGTAAAACATTTAATTAAGTTCATTTTGATACCTTTCATATAAGATTGATTCATAGGGTGATAACCCGGCTTTAATGTCGGTGTCGGTTTTGAGCTTTATTTTACAAACTGTCGGATAAATAAAAATTTACTCCATTTGTTTGTTTTAATTTCTCAAAGAAATCCCGACGCATTATATACGCCGGGACAACTCTATTCACAATCGATTAGAAAGATTCTTTACAATGGCACTTCTAACTAATTCTGAATCATCATTTTCATAGATATCATCTAAAAACTCTTTGGATAAATTGTGGTTATGCTCAAGATGCCCAATTACAATATAACCATCTTCAACATCACAAACGACATCTCCAAAATTCTCAGTTTTATGAACAACCTTGAATTTATTGCCGTTAAAGAAATTAAAAGATTCCAATGAAAACGTCTCAAGAAATTCTTTTTCAGAAAGATTATGATTATTCAAATAGTTAGCATGCCACAGCATAGCATTATGCAGGCCATAATCTTTCAAATTCTTAATAAAAGCATCTTGTACTTTCATTTTATTTAACTCCGGCAATATATTTACTAATATCGGCTTCATTTTGTTTCTGATAATCAGTATTATGAATTTTATCATCTAAAGTTTTAATTATATATTGAACCAATTCAGATTTGCCATTAGCAGAAATATGCAATTCTTTCTTTTCAGCAATGTTAATAAGATTAAGTTCATAATAATTTTCAAATTTAGATGGACTACGCTTGTAAATTGTTAAATTTAAATTTACCCGCGGCGATTGTGATTTATATTCCAAATATTTATAACCATCTGACATTTCAAGACCAGCTAATGTAACCTTTGTATCAGATTTACTGGCCTCTTCAATAATTTGTCCCAATAAAACATTTTCTGGTCCAGATAATTTATTTGGCATAACATGAGAAGGGCCACATCCAGCTAAGGCAATCGCTATTATACCAATGTGCAAAAACTTTTTCATAATAATCTCCCAATTATTTTAACTTAACTAAATTCAACAAATTCTACTCTTTGATCATCTAAAGTGGTTCCAACGGATCGATTTCCTTCAGTAAAATATGTATTTATTTGTTCCATCGGATAAGAACCACCACAATTATCATAAATAATGATCTCTGCGTCCTTATTAGCAATCTTATTTAATTGTTCAATCAATTCTTTAACAGTCATTTTAATCTCCTTAAAAATTAAATTTATCTCAAAAAGATCTACATATCAGTTTTTTGAAGTTTTAATTTCAAAAGATAACCGACACGTTTTTACCATTTAACGTGCCGGCATTCTTTTATTTTTTTAATTCAATTTTACTTGTAACATCAGATGCTTCTTCAAGTTTGCCATCAATAAAAGCTTTAATAACTGGATATACTACCCAGCCAATCAATGCAAGGATGGCAATTTCTACTACAAAGATAAGTGCTTTTGGAACAAAGAAAATAATAAAACCAATAACAGAAACAACTGTTATTGCTTTAGGAAGTGAAATATTTCCATTTTTGTTATAAAACAAACGGGCGCAAATAATATTAAACGCGCCGGTCATTTTCTTTTGAACAGCCTCTTTCATTTTAATTCCTTTCCTATTGATATCTAAATCATCAGGATTAAACTTTTCAGAAGATAGTATAAACAAATAAGCATTATGCTAAGCTCCCCATTTTAGGATTATTAAAGCAACTCAATTTTTGTTGAATTGCGATTTTTCCATCAGTAGAAGCTTTATCTTTCAATGCTTTCAAAGTCCATTTGGCAGGATAATCAACCCATTTACCATCTTCGAATTTTTGATAACCATACAATTTGGATAACATAAACAATGTGCAACCAAATATTAAACCAGTAGCAGCGCCAATAACAAATCCAGACATGGTTCCAGATATTCCACAAGCAAAACCAATAAGCAATGAGAATATAAGGTCTACATACGCTTCATATCCTAAAACACGTTTCAGGAATGTTGGAGATGCTTTAGCCATAACAGAAATAATTGCTAGACTAGTTACAAGCGAACCAAACACAATCATAGAAATCATTTTGATTCTTCCTTATTTGTCGAGTTTAAATTCTTCATGATCATAATCGTAAAGTTCTTTAAATGAAGTGGTTTTAGATTCAAGAACTTCTTGACGTTGTTTTTTAATCTCTTCAGCTTTGCGAAGAATTTCATTTTCATGCTCTATTCGTTCATCTTTGATATCTTGTTTGATATCAGTAGCGCAATCTTTTATAAAACCAAAAAGGCCACGAAAAAATGATGGAGAATGCATTAATGCAGCAAGAATTAAAATACCTAATACACCAGCAAACATAGTAATACTCCTTTAAAAATTATGACTTCGGCGCGGGCATAAATAATTTAAGCCCATTAAAAATGAAGAAACAAATCAATCCAAACAAGATAATCTTGAATGAAAATCCAAAAATAATAAATGAAGTATAAGTTTCCATTTAGTATTCCTTTCTTTATTTAAAGAATTTAATAACTAAGCTTCCCATTTCATTTGGATAAAGAATAAAGGCCCAAAAAACTCCCGTTACAATGAAATCAAAAGCAATCCAACTTTTACGAACATTCATTCTCTTTTCTCCTATAATATAAGTGATAAAGATAACAATAGGAATCAATGCACCAAACAAATAGAGAAAGTAAATCCACGGCGCGGCGAAGATATTAATATCCATATTGAAATGAACCTCCAATTTAAAAATTGTTTAAAAAGTTGACAAACAAATAAAAAGAATAGGTCTTAAATTAAAAATAACAATACAAAGCAAATAATAAAAAGAAACACAAACAGACTATATTGAAATTTAAAATTAAAAACAAGATTCCTCTTATTGGTTTATAACCTTAATTAAAAATAATAAAAGAGAGAACCATATCAAATAAGATATGAAATCCTCTCCTTCATGAACAACATTTCTAATTTGTTAAAGAGCAAAAACTGATATCCATGTAACCTATAAGCCGTAGCTAAAGCTGCTAACGCAGATAAAATAGGAAAATAAAATGCTAAACAGCAAAAGTTTTGCGAACTGCTATTTAAAAAAGAAAAAGAACAACATTACACATGGTTATCAAAAAAATTGAAGAGAGCCCCTATCAATAAGGAGCTCTCCATTCAGATGTTATTCGTCTTCGAACAGATCGGTATCATCAACAGATGCCAAAGGTTCAGCTTCTGCTTTAGACTCAGATTTACGGTTCAAAGATTCCCGGCGGCGCTCTGATTCTTTACGAACACGTTGAACAGGACCATTGTCTTTCTTATTGGTAGAAACACCAACAACAGGAGCAACATCTTGAGTCAACACACTCAGATCAAAATCATTAGCATCATCAGCACCAACAACATCAACGGCGCCAAATTCTACACTGCTATCTTCTTCAGAAACAGAGGAAGCCAATGCACCAAGTTCAAAACCAGCAGAACGAGACAAACTATAATTTTGAACATTAATACGAGCAGTAACACACCAAGGAGCAGGAACAGCATTATCATCAGGTTCAAAACGAGATTCAAACCCAACAAGATTGCCATTCTCAAAATGAATCACATCATTACGAGAAATTGCTTCTTCAAAAATTTCCGCGCGGGATAATCCATTGCGAACAGAAGCATTACCAATAGAAAACATAACAACACGAGCAAACGTTTCTTTACCATTCAAAGTATCAAAAGACACTTCACGACGACTAAACTGAGTACCAGTATATTCATCATCAGATACAGAACCGGCCGCGCCGGTATTACTAATACCATAAGTATAAGCAGGATACAAAATATCACATTCTTTATTGATATTAATAACACCTTTACCAATAATACGTAAAGAAGTATCAACAGCTAAACGAGAAAAAGCTTTAGGAGCTTTACGAACATCAACTTGTTTAACAGTACCATTAATAACAGCAGGAACAGTATCAAGTTTAAAAGAGGCTGTATCAACAACAATAGCATTACAAGCATTAGCAGGAATGTATAAAACAGCAGAGTCAATCAAAGCACCAATAGAAGTAAGGCGAGCATATTCATCCAAATAATTTTTCAGATATGCTTTAAATGTAGCAATAGCGCCATTATTTCCAAGTGCTTTAGGTAAACGCTTGATTTCGTTGTTATTAAGCGATATAAACAAATCGCCAGAAGAAATTTCTTCAAAATATTTCCATGCAGTAAAGACGTTTAGAGCTTCACGATTCAGGATTGCATAATCAGACTGCGCAAAATCAGCTGAAGGACAAACAGGAAAAGTGCTCAAACGAGATTCACTGATAGAGAGAGCATTAAACACAGGTTGCGTCTCTAACATATTGAAATTAAAGGCATTATTGTTACGAACTTTAGCAGCACGCTCAGAATTTGTGTCAGAAACACTGAAATGATAGCCATCATCGGCATTTATCGCACTCCAGCAAGTTCTTTGACGCTTTTGCTTACTAAAAAGATTGTTTGAAATAAAGTTTTTGATTGCGAAAAGGCTCACTGAAAAACCGCTAGGATGCTCAGAATCTTCTTTCACAGACAATTGATATAAAAGCCGCGCGTTTTCTTTCGATGGCAAATGCACAATTCCAGAAATGTTGTGAAAAGTGTTTACTGCGTTTTGTTGTTCAAGATTCAAATTTTGGTCCAAATTTAAGTTCAAATCGTTCATTTTTCGATTCCTTCTAAAAAGAGTTTACATTTGTGCGATAGCACGAATTACACACATTTAAGCGATAGCTCGTTCATTGAAGTTCGCCATTTATTGGTTTCACTTCAAAAAATAACCGACAAGAAAGCTTTTTGCACTTCTCGTCAGTGTTTGCTTATTCTCTTTTATTGATTCGATTCACTTATTATTTATGTTCACTATTGATATGTTTGTTTTCACTAGGAAGAAAGTCGTCTTTTTCCTTCTTGCCAATGGGGAAATAGAGATTATGCGCGCCAGCGCTATCTTTTTCAGGTTTCTTGTTCACTTTTAATCGGTTTGTTTTTATTCTCTAAAAAGAATGTGTTTACTTCCTTAGGGAGAAAACAATACTTCATTAATGAACCGATACAATTGTTTCTGATTCACTACGTATTTATTAGGATTTTCAGCATTACTATTAGTAAAGTAAAGACTTTTCATTATGCCAAATATACTTTTTCTAATTGCGGCAAAGGGAAGCGAACTTATATTTTCAAGATTTTTAATTAAATTAAATTGTATTCTTGTGTTTCAGTTTTTAATTAAATAGATTTACATTCTTTTCTAAGCGTTGATATCACTTGTTTTAAGACTTGTTTGAAATATATAGAAATGCACTTCATTTTGAAACAGACACAACTGAGTTGATAAGAGTGTTTGTTTTCTCCGGGAGAAAACTTATAAACCTTTAACAACTGATGTACCAGCTGTTCAGAACCTACGTATTTATTGGACTTTTTCCCTATCATGTTATAAAAGTAAACTCAGTTCATTATATGGTATACACTTTTTCTAATGCTGGCTTCCGAGCGATGATAATCAAAACCTATAATCCTATGTATTTTTGGTATTCAATTTTTCTTTATTTCTATTTATTTAGATTTATATGGTTTTCTCAATCCCGCATGGATACTGGATTCTTCAATTTGAGAATCTAATAGTCGTTCGTGTTCACTCGCTATCTATTAAAAGAGTGTTTTATTTTCCTTAGGGAGAAAGTTTATCTAAATGGTATGGATACTAGGTTTCTTATTTTTGAACTGTTTCATTTTACCAATAGGAGAATATATTACACTTCCCGCCGGGTGCCATTCTTTTCAACAAATTGCTTACCTGTATTAATGAACAGTTTTAAAATTACCGCCGCGCCCATCTTTATTTGTGCACCTAGTTTATATGTCTTATTCCTCTATTGGTTACTAATACCATTAATAAGGGACTTAATGAACTTAATCTTAGATGTTTTTATTTCTATTAATAGGAGACACACATATTAAAAGATGTATGTTTATTATCAATAGGGAAATAGTTATACACTTCTCGTCGGTGTCTTTGTTCCATTAGGATGTGCTATTTATTCTTAATAGGACAGTTTACAATATTACCGCGCCAGGTACTTTATTTAGATACGCTTGTAATCTATATGTCTTATCCGTATTTAGATGTACTTTCCACATTAAGGACAGTTTTATTTAACCGGCCGCGCCGGTATTTATTTTTTATCATGAACAGTATCCAATTGTATAAGGATTGTTATTCTTCTATTGGTATCTTATACACCTATGATAGAGAACATATTCATTTATGCGTCGACACCTTATTTAAGCTGTAAACTGTAATTCATATTAATAAAGATTACCTTCTCTATTAATTAAAGAGATACAATTCTTATTAATAAGAACTATATTAATATCTCGCGCCAGGTATTAACCTTATTCATGAACAGTATATCCTTTATTAATAACTTTATTCTCTAAATTGTGATAGTTCACAATAACATTGCCGCCGATACATTTAATAGTAAACTTTACAACTGGTGTTCACCATATTAATGCGTTCGCTTACACTTCCTTATCGCGCTTCGTGTTCACTCGCGCTATTGGTTTGTTTATCTCTTAACAACTGGACCTCGATAAGAGTTTGGTTGTTATTTCTTCAATAAATGACCGACATATTTTTGCTAAAGAATACTTCTTTTTCTTATTAGAAAGACAGTTGTCATAAAAGAGCCGACACATTTGTATCGACTCTTCCTGTTCTAACTAAAGCCGCTTTGCGGATTTGTAATACTTATTCATGCGCAAATAGATGTCGCATTGGTTTTGTTCTCTTGGGATGTGTTTTACTTTTTCATTATCAATACGAGATACAGTGTATTGTGAATCTGTATAAATAACATCCGCGCCGGGATATTTTTCTAATGCTAACTGAACTGCTTTCAATTCAGCTTCATTATTATCCCCATTGAACATCTCTGTATGACCTTCAAACATGAGTTCATCACAGTATCCAATCAAGTAGAGATTGTACCCAATACGTTTAGCATCACAATAGACGATAGACATGTAGGTTCACTGTTGTTCACAACAAACTCTTGCGAGATTTGTTAGGCAGCATCTAATTCGCCGGCAAGACCTCTAGCAATCAAACCTTTGCTACCAGATTTGCCAAAGTCTTTTGTTGTAGCTGCATCAACAATGCCTAGAACAGTACGGAATACAGTGAACACCAAGGCAACAGCTGCTTTGACAATGTACCAAACACCATTAACCAGATAAGAGAATGCACCCTTGGCGAAGTCCCAGCACAAACCAACTGTATTTTTGAAACCAACAGTGATTTTATGAGTCCAGGTTTCTTTTTCTTCTTCAGGTGTATTTTCTACAGCAGTTGTTAACACTTCCATTGCTTGCACTGCTTCTTCTTCGGTTGCATGTGTTTGTTCCAATGCACCATAATAAGATTTAGCGGCGGCATCTACAATTTCAATACCAGTTGCTTGTGTCAAAACATTGTTAGGATCAACTTTAACTTTGTATCCTTCCATTGCCAAGATATAGCGACGAACAGTAGAGAACACATTGCCAAATGATTCAGTTGAACCATCATAAGCATCAGCTGCTTCTTCAATTTGTTCAAACAGTTTAGCCTGAGCTTTACCAGCTTTAACGGCTTTAACAATTTTAGCTGCTTCAGCTTTATCTAGAGCAACAGACTCTGGAGAAAGATAGTTTAAGCCTGGAACTTGTGCTTCAGGAAAAACGAATTGAGTAGTTTGTTTAGTAGGAGTAGTCATGGTAGTTACCTCTTCAGTTGGTTGGTTATCAGATTGGATTTTGGTTTCTTCAACAATAGAAGAAAAGAACGCGGCCGCTAATGGACCAATGTCATTCAGAGACGTAATCACATAATCTCCGACACAACATTCGTTGCCAATATTGGCAATAGTTCCCTTATTGGTATAATAACCAACAAGAGATGCGTATTCAGCACAGAGACCAGAATGACTGGCTTCAATTGCTTTTAATTGACTTTGGAATGTAGGTCCTTTCTTTTTAAAAGAAGGAATTTGTTGTTCCAAACGTTTAATATTTGTTCGAATAACATTTAACCGTCTTTTCAGCTTCGCCGGCGATAATGTTTTATCAATTTGAACAGTTTTCATATTAACCTCCAATGGTTAGTTGTTCATCTTTCAAAAGAGAACCGACACATTTTGTATCAGTTCCCTGATTGGTTAAATCAGTCCTAAATGTCGTGCCAGTCCATTACTACAATCGAAACTAACAGTCCAAGTATTAGGATCGTATTGAATATTGCTAATAGAGTCACGACAAGTTACCCCGCGATGATTTTTAAATATAAAGTTCATAGAACCAGCCATAGTTTCAGGTTGGAAACCTGTTTTGTCCATAAAAGTACGAACATCAATTTGTAGTAACACGGCATTCTCCTTTTAATAGAGATTCAACATTGCCATTGGTATCCAGTATCTCAACATCAACACTTTTAGTCACCGGTGTGAACCAACGGCTCTTTTCTAATTTGTTTGGAATGTCTTCTAAATAAGAATCCAATACAAAACGAACGTAACGATTGTTCATTGGGTTTGCTAACCAACGGAGTATTAGCATAGAAATAAGATGCCCAATAGGTAAAGCAATCAATACAAGAATAATCATAACAGTTGTAGGTAAAATCATTTTGAATTCCTTTCATATTAAGGTCCGACACAAGTGGAAATAGTACGCCTTCCGACAAGTGTATCTAAATTAAAAACACTTTCTCATAGGAATGCCGACAAGAGCTTTTACACTCCCGCCGGCACTTTCTTATTTATTTCCTAACTAAAGCTGCTCACGCAGATTGATTAATTATCAAACAGTGAATAACGAGCAGCATCAGAACCAACAAGACGTTCAACAGATGCTTTAGTCATATCACTTGCACGTGGATCGCGGACTTCTTTCATAACAAGAGTTACAGGTTCATTGCGTTTAACCATTTCATATGCAGCAGTAGCAACAACACCAGCAAGAATGATATTGCCTTTCTCAATCACAATATGAGTTAAACCATCTTCAGTTGAATATTCACTACGAATAGAATCAACTTTTTCTGGACGTACAACAATATTTTGACCTTTGAACTGTTCAACAAAGGTAACGCCATCATACGGAGTAGAGAAATCAATATTAGCACGAGATGCTAATGGCATTGGTGAACCATCTTCATACACAACTGGACGGATGCGAGAAGCTTCTTTGTTCAGTTCGTCATACTCTTTGGACATAGAGAGCATTTTACTACCGAACATAGCGAATGCTGGCAGAACAGATTCAAACAAGCCGATGTATGCATCAAAGATACGATTGCACAAATCCAAGGAACGGAGAGTGTATGTCTCTGCAAAAGAGAATTCAACTTCATAGTTGCCATTCACTTCGCTTTCTTCGATATTAAAAACAGCTTCGTTACGAATCACTTCTACTTCTTTGCCAATAGAAGATTTACCGAATTTGCCAACGAACACTTTCAAAGCGTCTTTTAAGCTTTGTAGTTTTTGTTTGCCGTAATGAATAACAGATTTAGCGGCAGACAGTTCGGTAGGAGTTAACGTGATTTTGATTTTCATGATTTTGTCCTTTCAAGACAGTTGGTTTAAAAATGAGGGTGATAGATTTCTCTATCAAAAAAGGACCGACAAGATATATAAATATCCCGGCGGCCCATAAAATCAAGGAGAGATGAAAACAAATATTGCATCTACGAAGTAGTTGAATATTTATCTTCATAAAGGAACCGACACTAAATGTACCAGTTCCCATTGGTTATTCGGCAAAGAAAGAGTCAATATCCATAACAACAAAATTTGCATCATACATGATGATATATTCATTTTCATCAGTACAAATATTCAGTTGTCTCCAATTATTATAAATAGGACCAGCAGACAATAAGAACTCTTTTACAGAATCTTCATCAAACGTAGTTATTTCTCCAAACAGTCCTAGTTTACATTTATAATAATTCCCGCCGCTACATTGATATGCAGGTTCATAAAAATTGAAACCATCTAATAAATCAGAATCAATAAATTCATCATCTGGTTTAACAAGATAAGGGACAGGAAGTTCACCATTAAGCAGAAACTTTGATTTAGCTAAAAACTGAATCAAATAGTCTCCAACTTTAAGATCAAAAGGCGTTAATAACATTTTGAACTCCTTATAAAGACATTATTGCAGAAACAGGATACCAATCATCTGTATTAGACATATACATAGGGACAATAGAGCCATCCTCTAGTATATCCATACGAACAGGGCAGCGTGGATATTCTTTCTTGAATTTCCAATATAAGCCCCATGCTCTTTTAGTTGGATTATTAGTTCCTTTAAATTTGGAATCACGATATATAGCCGCGCGGGAAGTTTTCTTTTCTTCCTTAACCTGAGCACTGTGCAAATCTGACTCTAATCTTCCTATTGTTTGATTAGCTAATCCTAATTCAACAGATAGCTTTTCAACCATAGAAACCAATTCAGCTTTAGTCTTTTTATTCAGATTCATTTCCGAACCCCTTTCAAATCGAATTCAAAATCACGATCATAAACAGCAGGACCATCTTTATACCACATACCATTAGGTAACAAACGATAAATAGTAACCATTTGACCAGGTTTCCAACTATGACAACGATACACATAAACAGTATCAATACCAAGTTTAACTAACTCTTCAGCATATTGTGGATCCCGCGCATGATACATTAAATCATCCAATGTGCCTTCTAAACGGAATTCAGGAAATGATGAACAAACAAATGCAACCTGATCTGCATAACGAGCCCATTGAATTAATGGAAAAACATTTTTCAAAGTTAATTTAGCCATGATAAATCTCCTTGAGTTGGCTGTTGTTAAAAAATAAAAGTGTTTCAAAAGAGAACCGACACGAAAATCGGTTCAAATTAAGGAGAGATGAAAACACGAAAGCCAATGCTTTCATATCTGCAGAGCAGTTAGGAAAACGAAGTTTTCATATAGATACCGACACAAAATGGTTAGCTTAACAGTAGCACTAACTACAGAGAGTGTCTGTGAACGAACGTGAACAGCTTTAGTTACAGTCTTGACACGGAGTATAGATGATAAGTTCATAACGAATGGTAATTCGAGCAAGGAAAAGGATGCGCACCGACAAGGACATCTGTGATAACCATCTTGGTTGTTTATCCTTTCAAAAAGAAACCGACATATTTAATCGGTTTTTAAAATCAAGGAGAGGTATCTGGAGTAGAAAACTCCCAAACCAAAATCCGGAAAACAGATTTTGGAAAAACATAAAAACATTTTCAAAGGAAATCCGACACGAACAAATGTCCGCGCCGGAGTCTCTATACTTCCCATTGGTCAATAAAGATCCAAATAAGGATCACGAGCAATTTCATCAGAAAGCAAATCAATTTCCTCTTGATACCATTTTAAAGAGCGAGGAACAATAAATTTACCAAGTGCCTCAACAATAAAAAGATAATCATCTTTAAGAACAGGAAAAGAAATAAAATTCTGACCAACAATACAACGAGTGTTAATATCAATACAATTAGCAATATTAAGACGAACCTCATTCAGATAAACAGTGCAAGGTCGTCCAGCCATTTCAACGGCAAAATCTGCACGTTCAGAGATAATACGATAGTCCACCTCAACAAAGTTTGAGAATACCTCATAAGCAGAGGAAAGCGGAACACGAACCAAAAGCAATTTGTTAGACATTTTAAGTCTCCTTATAAAAATTGTTTAAATTTTCACAGAAATCTGCGAAGCAGCTTTATGACTTATCACAAGGATCCACAAAGTGGGTTTATGATTCTTTCATAAACTTACCGACACAAAACGGTTGATATTTTGTAATACTAATTAAATGAGCGAATGGGTGATGTTTGGAACCCTCGAGCCGCAAGGCGAGAGGGCCGAAGGGGCGAAGCCCCGGAGGGCCTCACTTATCCTTCTTCCAGTTGATGTGATAATCATAAAGATATCTCCAACAACCATCTCTGCTCTCATCAAAGAGTCTCGGCAACAACAACTTCAACAGCCACTTCCTCTTTTTTAGCAGAAGCCATTGCTTTAACAATAGAAGCTTCTACAAGAGCTTTCTCAGCAGCTACTTTAAGGATAGAACCCATAGCGCCAATAGGAGCTTTGGCAAATTGAGCAGGTTTCACTTTGGCAAGCATTTTACCAAACACATTAACCATAGTGTTGCGTTCAACATAAGAAACAAGATTGCCATTCATGCGAGTTGCAAATGTAGCGCTGTGGATTTTGTTCCAGAATGAACGTTGGTTTACGTTCACAATGTTAAACAGATTGAAGCTGTCAGTATGAACGTCATAACCTTCACCATTGTAATGATTTACTTGGCCAATACGAGACAAGCCATAAGTGTCCGCCATTACATAGATGTTAGAAGCAATCAGCTCAGCTAGATCAGAAGCACGGCTCAGTTCAAAATCACCTTTCATGATCAAAGCTTTCCATGCCTCAACGCGGTTAATTTGTTCGCCATGTTGAGCTTCACCCATCATGTAAACGTTTTCAACCACGTTAACTTCACCTTTGCTATGTTTCATGTTTGTAACAGCATCAGATTGAACAGCTAAACCATACGCGGCGATGATGTCATTAACAGTTTCTTCAGTCAAAACTTCACCGTTAAATGTTTTCTTGCCAACCAAACCTTTCAAGAAAGGAATAGCAACAATCAAAGCATTTGTGTGTTTGCCTGTCATTTCTTTGGCAAGTGCAATTACTTTAACTGCATCTTGGAAATCATCACGGCTATAAGATTTAACACTTTCGCTATTGATCCATTTAGTTTTAACAATGCTAGAAACTTCATCTAACAGGTATGCATATTGAGTACCCCAGCTAACAGATTCTTTAACTGAATCCAAAGTGAAGTTTTCTTCATTTTGCATACCAACCATTTCAAACACTGTAGCACGGTCGCCATCAGTGTCATCTTGATTCAAGATGTGACAAATGGGATCAACATAAATAGCAGATGCTTCAACAATTGCATTTAGTTCTTTTTCAGCTTGAGACTCATAGCTCATAACTGATTTAGCTTTAGCAGCCAGTTTACGAACGTTGTTTTCCATCAATACAGGGAATTTGATGAAGCCTACTGCGCCATTGTTTTTGATAACTTTGGCAACTTTACGATCATTGCACCATACAGTGAAATCATTTTCTAATTGGAATACAGTTACCAAGTTACGGCTGTTAACCAATTCGAATTGGAATGCCTCATTTGCGACAAATAGTTCTTCCAGAGCTAAAGTGTGTTTAGCAAAAGTTTTATGCTCATCTTTGGCAAATGCTTCATTACGAATCATCATTGCAATAGAAGCAAATGTTTTGAACATATCGCCGCCAAGGAATTTTTTAACACCTTCGCTATCAACGATAACACGATTAACATCATTCCAGTATTGAGAACCTGGGAATACATATTCACGACCTTTGAAAGTCAAGGCGAAACCTTCTTCGAGATTGAATAAACCAGTCCAAGAGCCAACACCATAATACAGGTTGTTAATAAATTGATTCATAGTTTCAGCAATAGTCAAACCGCCGCGATCATCTTTTTTCAAAGATACGCATACAGATGAAACTGTACCGTTATTGATAAACAAACGACGTAAAGCAGAAGTGAATACTTGATTCATAATCACTTTAGTTTGAGCCTCGTCAAATTTAGCAAGACGAGAACCTGCTTTCAGATTAGGAAGTTGAACCAAAGCATTGTTATCCATAGCAGTATGAAGATAAGTTTCCAAAGCTTCTTTACCAAATTGAGCTTCGATTTGATGAGCCACTAACAGACCGCCAAAGCCTTTTTTGTTGGCTTTAACAACTTCACCATTGTCGATCATAACTTTCAATGCAACAACAGGAGAGTGGGTCATATCGCCGGCTATAACAGGTGCCAACAACTCACGAATCAGAGTAGTTTCTTCCTCTTCAGCAGCCTCTTCCTCAGTTTCTGTAACAAAGCCTTGGAAGAAATCAAACTCTTCTGTATCAACAGTGTCTGAACCATTTACAACAGGAGCGTCAATTTTCTCTTTAAGAGTTTCAACACCTTGGTTACGAACATAACCTTGCAGACTGTAGAAATCAGAAACAAACAACTCTTCTTCAACGCAAGAGAAACCATATTTCAGGCCATCAATTTCAATGTACTCCAAGTTGTCTTGAATCATTTTGTTCAGATCTGCTGCAAGCTCTCCATCTTTAGAGATATTAACCAAGAATTCATCAAGATTAACTTCTTTTCCTCGGGTTTCTAAAATTGCATGAGCCAAACCAATAGTGCCAGATTTGAACATAGGCATAACAACTTCTGCGCCCAATTGAGACAGAATGCTATCAACTACAGTGCTACCAGAATTGTATGCAACACCTTTAGCGTGGTGTTTAGATACAAAACGGAAGAAGCCATATTGTTGTACAAGTTCTTTAGTGGCTTGAGACATACCACCGGCAAATGCTGCTAACAGTTTGTTATCCATAGCTGCCCCAGGTTCAACAGCAGAACCATCAACATTAGTGACGGTAGTCAATACGGCAAGTTTACGTTTACCAATAGACACTTTATTCCCTCTATTGGTTTCCAACACCATACGGGCAATAGCTTTTTTAGCATCGTAAACGCTTAATACAGCATCACCAAGATAAGAAGCAACCATAGATGATTCATGTTCCCATGTTACCAAATTGCGGTTCATCAATTTGTGGCTGATATCTGCTGAAGTGTTAACCAGGAATGCAGAGATAGTTTCTTCGCCTTTGAAATACTCTTTCAGTTTAAACAAGATTTCTTTATCAAAGCAAATCGCCTCACGAGTGGCAATATCTTCCGCTACATCAGATTGCATACCGGCAAACAATTGAGAATTCACTTCCAAGTTAGTTGGAATGAAGTATTGCAAACCGGCACGTTCTTGCATTGCTTTAAAGTTATCTTTAGCATGTGCATCTTTGGCTAAAGAAACCAATGCAGCCAGTAACAGGTTGCCGTTAGTAATACGAACACCATAAGTTGTTTTACGAGTTAACTCTTTACCATTGACAGGCTCTTTGGCAGTATGAGTCACTGTCAAGAAACAGCGAGATAATAATGTGTTCATGTTCTCACGAGTTGCAATTGCCCAAGTTGCCAATTTGAAGCTTTGACCAACATTGAAGATTTTGCCAAAGTTTTCTGCATCAGCAGGAAGCTGGCCATTCACTTTTGAGAAATAAACTTCAAGTGATTTAGAAATAACTTCACCACCTTTAACGTCTGCTACTACATCAGCAGCAGTTGTTTTGAACTCCCCAAATGAAGTTTTCAAGAATACAACACCACCTTGTTTTGCAGTGCGCAATGTAGAAGATACAGCTTGAATAGATTGTTTATCTTCAGTGCTGAGGTTGATTTTACGAATGATTTCGATATCAGTTTTCATGGTAGTCTCTCCAGATTTTTGTGAAACTTCTGCTTCACGAGTTGTTAAAATAAAGTCAGAAGAAGTTTTTTCTTCTGTTTGTTTTGCTACTTTTTTAGCCCATTTCAAACGAGCTTTTGATGCAACTTCTTTGGCTTTAAAGCCGCGGAAGTCTTCTTTGTTAATAACTGCTACAACCATTTCTTCTTCATATTGTGCCTCATTACGAACACATACAATAATTGCATCAGTGTGCAACTGCGGAATAGATTTGTTGGTAGCATAGTAAACAACTACTTCATAATCGCCGCCGGTGATTTCTTCTTCAAAACGGACTTCTTTGATAGCGGCAAATTGAGAAGCGACAGTACTTAAAGTATCAATAGCAGATACTTCATATTTACGAGCAGCTTCAACAACAGTTGCAACAGTTTGGTTTACAGTATTAAATTTAGTCATGATAACTCTCCTTAATGAGTTGCGCTTGGGTCCTAGGACGACTAATCCTATATAGCATTTATAATAAAAGTTTGAGAGACCCTATTCTCTATTTAATGCCCCATTATTTTTAGGGCGCTATGCTTAAATATATCCTATATACGTGTAAAGGCATATTAATAATGAAAGCCTAAACAAATGTATTTAATACTAATGGATACATTTAATTTTGTTTTTCTTCTATTGATACTTGATTTGTTTATTAATCAATAGAGAAAGCGATTAATCATCTGTATTGATTACTTTTATATGTTTAAGCAATCAGTTAATATATGTATGCACGATGATGTAACAACATACATATACGTAAGAAAGAGATCTTAGTTATTAATCACTCTCTCAATTTTAGTGTGCTGTTGTTCAATGCTATGTTTAGCAGCTTTAAGGCAAGATACAGCAGCAAAGGTTGCAACTGCTACAGTGCCAATAACAAGTGCAATACGAGCAGCACTACGAATTTCTTCAGAGTAAGAAGAAACAAAAGTTACGAAACGATTGAAAACAGTTTGTTGGTTACGTTTAGCCATGATATTACTCCTTCATATTGAGTAGTTAAATAAAAAGAACGCATATGAATGGCTGTTCACATGTGTCCATAAAAGTCTTTTATAAGTAGTAGTTAATAAGATAACTACTTAATGATTTGCACTAAAATCAGCGCGGGATGATTAATAAATTTTAGATGTCATTAATCACAACATCTGATGTATTTGTTTACAAGATACATCAATACTAAATTAAATTAAATAGGTTCACAGAATGCCCAAGAACAATGATACACACTAGCACCATCTGTATCATTCATACAAACAGCATCAACAGGTGTAACAACTCTAAGTATGATAGGATTTCCTCCTATTGATCTGGCTGCTCTACCGGCATAGATACGAGCTAAACCAAGATCATGAGTATAAAAAACACGATCAAGATTTTTCTTTCTTCCTTTTTCTGATAATAAATTAGTTATAACAGGTGGAAGAAGGATAAAATTGATTCCATTAGCATCTGTTGTTCCATGATAGTAAATTCTATTCATGATGTTCTCCAATTAAAAAATAAAAAATGATTAACGCTTCCCCAATGAATATGATCAATGCATATACATATTAATTCATATTGTATTGGTCTATTCAACCCAGGGGGCAAATCCCGGATACACCCCCATGTTGCAGATGAGCTATAATACACACCTGGTCCTCTCATGCGAAATTTCTAAAATTTTTTCATAATTAAATTTTAAACATTTATCATTAAAATATCTAAAAAATCTCATTCAAAGTATTAAGGCCATGAGATAGCCATAATACACACCAGAGGCGTAAACGCATTTTAAGAACTTTTCACCTCTGGTGTGAGTCAAAATGTTTTTAACATTTTCTACACACCAGATCCCTGCGCGTAAAATGTTGTATATGAAACTATGTTTAAGAACTACAAACAGGAGATCTGGTGTGAGTCAAAACTGTGCAACAGTTTTGGACACACCAGGAGTGTAACCGTAAAAATGAAATTAACTCCAGGTGTTAAACTACATATCAATAAATATCTCTCCCTACATCTCACCCAGGGGGCTCTTATCCATCTCTCTACTTTCTCTCTTATATCTCTCGTCTCATTTTTATTTTTATATATTTTATCCTTCTATAAGAAGTTTTCACTAATAGACAATCAATTGTTTTTATGATAGTTGCTATGTGGTAAGATGTTTTCTTAGAAATTGGAGTTTATCTTCTTTTTCTATGTTTTACACTTTTGCAAAAGATTTTTTATTTACTACATCAGAGTGAAGATAATTCTATTATCTGAGCAATGATTATTTATTTTGTACATGTATGAAAGGAGTTATTACTTATGAGTCTTGCTCAAAGTATTTATACTCAAACTAGAAAGTTTTTATATGATAGTGCTAAAGAGGCTCAGTATGCTAGAGGCGCTGCTATTTTAGGTGCTGGTGGTGCTGCTTATGGTGCTGTTAGAGGTGTTACTTCTGATAATACTACTGTTATGGGTGGTAGTGTTGGTGGTGGCACTTTTGGTGCTGCTTTAGGTGTTGGTGCTGCATATGCTTTACACAAAAATGCCGGCGCGAGGTCTTTTCTTAAAGATATTCATGCTTCTGCTTTTGGTGTCAATGCAAGAGCAAAGAATTTAGCTGAAAGAATGGAAAACACTGGTGTTCCTCTTGGTGGTATTAGTCCTCACAATAGATATAATAATGCTGAAGCATATATGAACAGTTTTGAAGGATTTGCTGGTAAGAATGCAAATGAAAGTCAAGGGATTCTTGGTGGATTAGGTTCTGTTGTTCATGAGAAAGAAGATATTACTCGTGCTTTCAATAGAAACAAAGGTTTCTTTGATGAAGGTGATGCTAGATTCACTGATGATGTTCGAGCTAAAAGAGATGCTTTCTTTTCTAAGGAGATTGAATGATGGCTGGAATAGGCGAATTTTTAACTAGAGGAGCTAGGAAACTTGGTGAAGCTGGTTTGACTGATGCAGACAAAGCCGCGGCGAGAGCTCTTCATGCCAATATGGACAATTCAACCAGATTAGAAAGAATGATGCACAACAATGGTGTTTTAACCGCCGGCGATGTGAAATCTCGTTTGTTCTCTTCTGCTATGGTTGGTGGGGCTGTTGCTGCTCCATTCGGTTTAGCTGTTGCTTCTGGGACTGGATCCGACACAACATTTGCTGACACTATGCAGATTGCTGGTGCTGGTGCTGCTATTGGTGGATTGATTTCTGCTGGTATCAATGCAAGAAGAGGGCGACTTGGAAGAATTGTCACTGATGCCAAATCATTTGCGCATGGTGTCAATACAAAACAAGATGCTATGAAAGTTAATTTTGCCAAAGCATTGTTCACTGATGAGGCCACTCTTCAACAAGAAGCTAAAGCTGCATTTAAGAATCAAAAAGGTTACGATGACGCTATTCGCAAGTTCAATCGTAACTTTGCTGGACAGAGTGATAGTGTTCAAGGTGGTTTCAGTTTTAATGACAGCATTAAGAATGCAGCAAATCAAATGAAAGAAGCAGTTCTTGGGACTGCTAATGCAAATGCCTCTAAATTGTCTGGTTTCAATCCTGGCAAATTGAGAATTGGGCCGGAGGTTACTCCAAAAATACCCCCTGCTGCGCAGAGAGAATCACTGAGTAAAAAGGCTATGCAGTCTGCTATTGATAGATCTGAACAGAATCGCAAACAAGCAATGCAGATTGGTTTGAACAATCGTGTTGCTAGTGCATATGAAGGAACATCTTGGGCTCAGGCTGAATCTAAACTTGCTCAAAAAGGTTTGAATGCTAGACTGATGGATGCAGTGAATTCTCCTAATGTTTCTGCTAGAGCTATTAATGATGCATTTGACAGACGTCAAGGGATTTCTGCTTCTGCAACATCAAGACTGAAAGCCGGAAGATCAATGTCAACTGAATCTGTCTTTGCTGGAAGTAAAACCTATTCTGGATTGAACAGTGGTGGTACTAATTGGACTGGAGCTAACAGTTCTAGATTTTCGGGAGGGTACAATAGTAAAAAAGTTAGCAGATACGGTTAAATATATTTTCAGGGAAGGAGAATTGGCAACTCTTCTTAAGGTTTTATAAATGGAAAACAACACAAATCAAAATGTTGGCGCGGGGAGTAGTAGTAGATCCCGTCCAAAACGAGATCATAAACAACAAAATCCTCAACAAAGGCAACAGCAAATGGCTCAACCAAGAGATATGATGTTCGGGATTACAATTCCACGAACGATAGGAGTCTCGGCACTCTTATCTGCTTTTTCAATGGTCCTATACATTGCATGGGTTGTGGCAGGAATCAACAGTAAAATTGATAACTCTGTCGATCAGATTGAACAAACAAAAAGAGAGCTTCAACAACTTAAAAGTGAGATCGTAACTCGTTCCGAATTGGCAATCCAATTGCAATCAATGCAAAGGGATATCGATCGGGTTAATAACCAGATGCATGAAACACGCTCTAGTGTGAATGATTTGGACAAAGAGTTGAAATCTCTTATTAGGGAAACTAGCAAAAGATGATAGAAATTATAAAGAGAAATTTGGCACTGTTCGTTTCTAGAAAACTGTTCTTTTCTCTTTTTATCTTTTTGTCTTGTTGTGTTCTATTGGACCGCGGGAAGCTTGTATCTACATCATTTGAGATGATCACTATCTCTATTGTTGCTGCTTATTTAACATCTAATGTGGCAACTAGATATACTGTTGGCAGAGATGGGTTTACTGCGGATTCATATGGACAAAAAAGAAAGGCCCTCCCTTCTCCAGATGAGGAGACTGAGGAGGAGTCTGAAGAAGAGTCACCAATGGAGGAAAGAGGGTTTATGTCTAAAGTTAAGGTGAGCAAATGATCCTTGAAAGACTTAAACAAAATTCGTCTATCAAACGTAAGTTTGGTGTTCACGGCCGGATTAAATTGAAACTTAAAGATGGTTCTGAAAAGATGATATACACCCTTGAATCTCCTTGGGATTTCAATGAAGATGAAAAGAATGGAATAGTTGGCCTATCATGTGTCAATGAAGGCAGCTATGATATTATTATAGAAGAATCTCCAGTGATGGGAATTAAAGTTCCTTTTATTGTTAATCCAAGTTTGAATGTTCAATTAAGACAGAAAGATAATGCGATTGATAGAACAGGGCACGCTTTAGTTCCAAAAAATGATATAGATGTGTTTCATATCTATGGTAGATATATTCTTATTGGGTCTGATATTCTTCGTCATAATGAGGGATTTTATGAGCCTACTGATGGTACAATTGCTTTAAGCTACCTCATGGAGCACATTAAAGAAAACGGAGATAATAAATTGGTGATAAAATGGCTATAACTAAATATGAAAAACTTTCCAAAGCTGGAGAAGACCTAATTAAAGGATTTGAAGGCTTTGTTGATCATGCCTACAATGATGGTGTCGGAATTATGACAATTGGCTGGGGGCATGCAATCAAAGCTGGAGAATCTTTTCCTGCTAAAATATCAATAGAGGAAGCGAATGAAGTCTTCAGAAAAGATGTTCAGTTCGCTATTGACGCTGTTAACAAATTAGTAACAGTTGAATTGTCCCAAAATCAATTTGATGCACTTGTTTCATTTGTCTTTAATACTGGCGTTGGAGCGTTTAAAAACTCCACTCTGTTAAAAGAATTAAATTCTGGCAATTATGGCGTGGCGGCCGAAGAATTTAAAAAATGGAACAAGGGAACAGTTAATGGAAAGAAAGTTGAACTTAAAGGTTTAACAAAAAGACGCAATGCTGAGTCTGAATTGTTCAAAACAAAACAATGTGAAGGCGCAGAGTGTCTCTTTGCCTAAAATAAAAAGGACCACAGGAATTAACCTGTGGTCTTATTTTTTATCTTTTTAATTTAATTCGATTTCAAATTCGATCAGATGGAAATCTGCATCGCTTGCAATCTCTACTGAAACTAGAATTGAGAAGCCATTTGTTTGTGAGCCATTTGCACCATATGTAAATGAATGTGTCGCATCAATTGTGTATCCATTTCGTGTTTCTTCTGGATTAAGAATTCGTCTAAGAGTAGAACTAAGTTGTGCACATAGCGAATATGGAGATCTTGTTTCTGCTGCAAAATCGCCATAATTAGCCAAGGTTTCCGATACAGATTGTTTTAATTCTGAAATCAGCGCAGCATCTTCTGGCGTTATATCTGGACTAACACCAGATTCATCAATCATATAAAAGATTCCATCTGGGAGAGTCGTATGGCTAAATCTAACTAACGGAATAGTAGAAGATCCTTCGGTCATTTCTTCCATTGACGTAGAATCTCCTGCTCGAATTGTGTCTGTAATGTGTTCGGCCTCATCTGTAAATACTTCTACTGGTGATGCACCTTCTATTTCGTGAGGATTAACCCACACTAGGTCGGGTTCCTCAATAAATGCCTTTAGTTCTTCAAAAGACATACTGTTGTCAGGAGAAGGAGAGGATGTAGCCTCTCCCAAATTAGTTACGTTCACAACATGACCAGTAACAAGATCTTTGTTTCCGTTAAAGATAAAATCTTTTAGTTCGTTTTGAGTTAGTACATTGGGTTGCATCTGAATGATCCTTTATATGCTTCCATAATTTCAATATATGGAGTTGGAAAGTTTCTGTGTAGCTTATTTACTGTTGTATCATCTGTCACTTCGATATACAAATTATCTTGATTGTATTTGTTTTCATATGCTTCTGCCTCTTCTTGGTAAGTGTGATTAATATAGTCAACCAATGCGCGAGGAGAGTTGAATGGGTTATCAGATTCATTTGGGAATCTATCATCAATTTCTGATTTTATTGTTTTTGGCAAATTTAAAACAATTTGCATATCTTTGTGTGGAACATATTTGATTCCTCTGTTGTAATTAATTGCTGAATTAAACAGCATAACAATGATTTCTTTTAGAGGAACAACGTAGCCGTCTAAGCTTTGTTCTAGGATTATTGAATAATTAATATTATTCTTAATTTGTTTAAATTCTGGTTCACCAGTTTCTTCATTTACTGTCTCAACAGTTGTTGTACGAACAATACGGTAAGTCAACAGGGCAGTCGATAAGATAAATTTATTTTCTAATTCTTCCATACCAGTCATGGATTTCCGTTCTTCTTTTGAAACAAGATAGATAACTGGGTAAATATCCAGTCTTTCTAATTCAAATTCGCTGAAACCCATATAGTTTTCATAGAAAATCTTTCCTAGTTTTTCTGAGACTACATCATTCGCGGCCCACACGTCTGTTTCAAGAGTTTTGTCATTAAAAGACAGTCTTGGTTGTGCACACCAAGCTGATACATATGCCAGATTGTGAAATGTTAATCTCTCTGGCTGAGATTGTAGATAACGGTCAGTTAAAAAATCGCCTTTAAGCATCTTATAATTCCTTTTTATTATTTTATTTTCTATTGAACAGTTTCGCAGAATCAACTACAGTTTGAATTGTACTGATTTTCAAAAAACATGTCAAGTTTTTTCTGAAAATATTGTTGTAAAAATGTGTTCATAGTTTGTTAAGAAACTTTTACACTATTTTGGAAAAATTCTTCTTGACAGGAATTGGGGAAAATATGATATAATGCATTTATGCTTTAAGCGAAGGGAAATATCCGTGTCGGGGTAAACTACGGCTTCCGGATTCCTGGATAGAGCATCTCATAGGAAAGTACCGTTAGAAAGATCAACTCGTAATTGATTGAGTATAAATAACCTCTAGAGGGAGGTCGCGTGGAAACTATGATGAAACTCCTAGAAGTGGGCGTGCCTGGCAGAAGGAGTAGGTCGAAAACTGGTTGCTGAAGCAGCGTAAGCTCCCTGATGTAAACTCCCTGAAGTTATCATAGTAATACATCAAAGCAATATGAAAGTTGGCCAGTATAAATAAATTCCCTGTTAACGGAAAGAGGGTTTGCAAATCCGACGTCGCGAGACACGGACCTCATGGGAAGAAGAAACAACTTTAGTGTTAGAGAGATACTGTTAATGAGCTCTAACATGTTCAAATATTTTATTTAAGGTTTACGAGACTTACGGAATATTTGTTCTAACTGCAACTGGAAGGGTAGAGATAGACGGACTAATAATCCGCCGCCGTGATCGCCGTGTAATAGCGGGAGTTATGGAACTTATGCAACATGACCATAGCTGAGCAAATGTGTTAGATCTCGCTCAACAAGACGAATGACCTCTGTGCGGAGAAAATAGTTTAATGTAGTAATAAATTGTAATTATTTTTTCTGAATCGTCGACACAGGCCAGGCCCTTAGTGTAGCTATAGTATTTGTAATGTTTCCTAAATGGCTTTCAAAACAAAGAGTTAACATCTCGGCGCCATTAAGTAAACAATCTTAAATTGATTACATTTGACTACAAATCCTAGGCTACAAAACTTAGCGATCTTATTTAGACAACATTTCAAAATTGTTGTATTTGAACATCATAACAAATGTTGTACATCAGTTGTAATTGATAACATTCCTAAATAAGATCTTGGGATCCTAAACAGCATTGTTTAGTCTCCTAACGCAGAGCTACAAAAGCTCTGCTAATAGAAACCTTAAAATAGAAAGTAATCAGTTTCTATTTACGGATCCTAAACAATAGAAAACAATCATTAAAAAAGAGAAAACAATCAAATATTGTTTAGTAGAACATTTCCCTATTGGTCTATATCAAATAGATGTAATTCAAACCAACAGGAAAATGTTACAAATACTAGGTTTGAGATCCAATACAAAGAAATTGGAAATCAAAACAATTTTGAAAACCTAAATATATTAGAGAACTTATTTCTCTATTGGTTTATAAAAATAGAAAGCTTAAAAGCAAAGCTTAGAAGCTTTGCTATGAAACAATAGGAAAATATAAATCAAGAAAACTGAATTTCATCTACTTTATTTTGAGATCCTAAAAACAGTTGAATTGATTCCTTAAAAATTGAACCAATAGGAAAATAAGATCTTATATAACAGATTCCTATATAAGAAATTGTTTTACTTGAACAGTTAGTTAAATATTTTTAAACCTTAATCAGGAGTAGCTTAATGCTACTCCTTTTTTGTTTATCTGTAATTCTTGAACAGCTATCTGTTTGAACTGATAGTTATCTATTTCCTCTATTGGTAATTAATAATAAATGAAGACTTTATCTGAAAGTATTTTAGATGTATTCTTCTAAATTATTGACTCTACTCAAGAGTCATATTGTATTTGAAAAGGAAATCCTATTTGCGATAGGAAATAATTTAGACTATACTAAACTTTATCAGATTAAATAAGAAAAGAATTTTATTTGTAAAAAATATTTTGTAGACCTTTTAATAATACGAGTCTATTTGTTATCTCTATTTCACGGTCTTTTAGTATTGAATTAAAATATCTATAATAACATTTTTAGGAAAAGAAAATTAATGTATAACAACCTAACTGGGAACGTATCCCAAGAAGAATTGGCCAATATGTTCACATTGGCAAACAAGCTTACCAATAAAAAAGGAGAAATGGATCTTCAAAAAGATATAGCCCATGTTAGAGAAGATCTTCCAACATTGAGAGATTCAGATATCAAAAAAGAAGTAACAGAAAATCCTATTGTTTTTGTTAAATCTGGATTAAAACTTCATGGTGACAAGCTTAGTCGTTTAGATTATTTAAGTGCTCTTGATATTGATGAAGGAGCATATGAGATGATGGCTATGACGCCAGAAGAAGCACAAAGATTCCATCGTAGCATTATAAAGACAACTACAGGAGGGATACTTAAAGCTGCACCAATGCAATGCAGAGGATCTAAATGCCATTTCAAGGAAACCTGTTTAACGGGTGACACAATCGTTCTGATGTATGACGGATCATACAGACAAATAAAGGATATTACAAAACGAGATAGAGTTTGGAGTTTCTCTGAAAAAGATAAAAGAATGACAGAGGACTTCGCAAACTGTCACGCGCAATCAATGGGCGTAAAACCTGTATTCCTTTTAACAACAAAACATGGTCACTATATTAAATGCACATCGGACCATTTATTTTATGCGAAAGAGGGTAACAATAAATATTGCTATATCTCTATTGATACTGGCTTATGCCAAGGTGTAAAACTATTATTCACAGATGGTTTTTATAATAAATATCTAGAAGATGGTTTAGCTCCATGCAAAGAATACGGAGACGTATTCGTAACCGAGATTCTTTCTATAGAACCGGCCGGAGAAGAAGAGGTATTTGATATCTCTGTATTGGCCAATAAAAACTTTTTTGCTAACGGCCTTCTTGTTCACAATTGCGAATTGTACAAAATGAACAAAGCCCCAGTTGGAGCACCATGCCCATATGAACAGGCATATCTGAGAGAACAGGCAGGAAGATACTTTGAAGAATTTGATGTCACTCCAGATAAACCAACAGAAATGAATCTAGTATCAGAACTTGCCGAAATGGATATGTATGAAAGACGAGTAACTATGCTCCTGGCGATGAAAGATCAAGATTTGTCTCAGGAAGACATAGTTGGATTCTCAGAGGATGGTAGCCCAATTATTAAAGAAGACGTATCCAAATACTTTAATATTAAAGAGAGAATCAAAAAACAGCGTCTCAAAAATCTTGAAGCATTATTGGCGACCAAAAAAGAAAGAGCAAAAGTTGCATCTCAAATTTCGAACACTAACGCTAATCCAAATAGAGAAAGCCTTAAAGATAAGATTGATATGCTATTAAAAGCTAGATCAGAAAATACTTCGGGATTTGTTGATCCATCAGTGCAGGAACTTTTAAAATGAGAAGTAGAAGAACTCGACTAAGAGAGAAAAAAGAAGGCAAGAAAAAAGAACACATTAAAAAGAATGGCGCCTTCTTTAATAAAGACGGAAAATATAAAACTGGGCATTTCTACTCTAGAAAAATGCAAACGAAGATTGTTTATAAATCTTCATATGAGTACACGTTCTACAAACACTTAGAGTCCAATACAGAAGTTGTTAAATTCTTTTTGGAACCAATAAAGATTCCATATATAGATGCAGACGGATTAAGAAAGAATTATATTCCAGATTGTCTTGTTTTGTATTCTGATGGAAGAATAGAGTTGTGTGAGATAAAGCCCTCAAATGCACTTAAAGCTATCAACGTAAGAAGAAAAGCCCGCGCGGCTGTTAATTATCTGAAAGAACACTCTCCAAATGTTATATATAGATTTGTAACAGAAAAAGAGATTTTCAAAATTGATTCAGATTACAAAAAGTTTTAAAGGAACTTAAAAAATGACACCATTCAAAACTGTCCACTCATTAGACTTTGAAACAACTGGAATAGATCCTAATTCCTCTATTGATGTGGTAGAGAATGGAATCATAAAAAAGAAACTGAAACCAAGAATCTGGTCAGTAGGTGTATACACAGAGGGTCGCAGTGGAGTTGAGGCAATATTTGATACGGACTCCACTGGCGCTGCAAGAAGAGAAGAGGCAGCAGTCTTATCTAAAAATAAGTTCTACAGCACAAACCAAGAGTACAAAGACTATGTATCTGGAAAGAAACATCATATAGACCCAAATTCAAAAGAAGTTAAATTCATTTACAATGATGGGAACAAGGGTATTTCACATTTTATGGACTCCGTTTTCAAAACAGAAAACAGTGGGATGATTCTTGTACAAAACTTGGCATTCGAAAGAAAACATTTGTCAGCAGCAGAAGGTGACATTCCGGGATATTTGACTTCAAATATGTTCGAGCAAAATCTTAATGGCAAAACAAAATTATATACACCATCAGGTGTAACCAATGCAAAGAGAAAATTAAAAGGCGCACTAAGTATTGCTGAAAGAGATAAAATCTATGATGAAGTGATTTCTGAATATGAGAAAGCCGATATTAAGGTTAGACAAGAAGCAGAAAGACGAGCTAAGAATGCAGTTAAAGGCAAACAGCCATCAAATGTATTCTATGCGGCAGACCTTATGGATTTCTCAAAAGCGACCTTAACAAAGGCTGCAGCAAAAGGATTTATACCAGAATCTGTTGTAGAAAATGGAACAAGTATCGAATTCTTGGCTAAAATGGTTCTCGGCGAAACAGAATCTCATGGCGCATTGTCGGATGCAAAACAACAGACAAGAATCTTTCGTAGAATGCTGGATATCAGAAATCAGTTAATGTCCCCGAATGGATTATCTCAAGATAATGCAGAACTTCTCAAAAAGATGAAAGCTGTCAGCGGAACATTAAAAGAAAGAGCCGCGGCTAAATCTGTATTGTCTAATATTGATAAACTAAGAGAAAACGGAACTCTTGATATAAGAGAACAAATAGGTTCCACATATATAGAAACAAAAGATATTATCACCGGCGAAGTAAATAAGGTTGAGTCAACAAGATTTAGGCCAGTAGAGTCTGAAACATCTGGACTAGCCAAAATCTCTGAACTTATTAATTCTAGATATAAAGGAACAAAGGCTGCGGATGAATTCAATAAAATTTTAGAAATTCACAAAGGTGACACACCTGCAATCCTTGGTGCATTAAAAAATGATGACTTGGTTAAAAAGTTAGAGGATATTCAGTCTAGATCAGAAAGTCTCATAGATAAGGTTTCTATGGGCTTAGAATTGACTCAGGAAGACGCATCAATTGTCAGAGAGGCTAACTCATCAGAAAGACAGTCATCGCGATCTGGAGGTGTTATAACCCGCCTAGAAGAGGAATATACAAAGGCTAGAAATAAGCATCAATTCCTAAAAGATATCTTACCAGAAAATGCAAAACATGGTTTACTAGGACTTGGTGCAGCTGCCATTGGTGGTGGTTTATTATTAGCAAGCGATTCAAATGATGCAAACTTAAGGGTCAAAAAGATAAAAGAAAAACAAGAAAGATTGGATATGCAACAATACAACGATCCTACATTTAGACAATTCTCTGGTCTAGATTATCAAATGCCAGCTGGCGTAGGTATGGCAAACAGAAAAGCATACAATCATTCTTACGAATACTAGGACTTAACTAATGCAAAATGATCAACAAGAAGATTTAAAAAGCTGGGCAAGAGAACAAGTCCAAAAGGGTAGAGAAAAGGCGGCAGGTGTTAGATCTAGATTCGATCAGCTGAAACTTGAGGCAGGTGATAGAGGTAGCGGTCATGACGCTATGCATCTTTCTAAAATGATAATGCAGCAAGATAATGCAGGTAATACATCCAAAAGACTTGCATTCGATATCCAAAAAATTGCTGGCAACAGTGCAGGCGGATTGCATGATGACCTTGCTAATGACTTTTTAAAATCTGATAAAAGTGTAGAAAAGGCGCTAGATACGAAGGCAAGAGCATCTGCAAGAAATAAAACAGCTGCACAAAGAAGATTTGGATCAAGAATAGGATCTGAAGACTGGAAGTTGACGCAACCAACTAGAGGTGGCGGCGTAAAAAATATGTATGCATTTAAAAACTTCGAATCATTCTTTTCAGCTGGAGCTACAGACCACCTTGGAAGAGCAGCGACATTCGCAGCTGGTAGAGGTGCCAGGGCTGACTTAATGAACTCTCTAGGGTTTCTAACAAAGCATCAAAAAAATATTCTAGCATCAACAACAGCTAGCAAAATGGATAAACTTTCAGCAGGAATGGGCGCATATCTTGGTGCAGCATTCGTTCTCAATGGGTCTATGGAGTATCTTGTAGGAGATAAGGAGTCTACCTTAACTGATAATGCATTAACAAACGCTGTTGGTATGGGAATATCTTTGGCCGGCGGGACTTACGCATTTAGAACCACTAAAGAATTGACACATGCCGCTACATCTCTTATTGGCACAGGTAGCTTAGGCATTAAAGCAGGTGGAAAATTAGGCTGGTTAGGAAAAGCATTGGGGGCAGGTAAATTATTAGTTGGTACAGGAGCAGGCATTGGAACATTTGCAGCAGCAAGCACAGCTATCGATGCAGGTGTAGATATATTTAAGTCGGCCGCTAATAATGAGAATGCAGCAAGTAGGCTCAAGAAGACAATATACAGCGGAGACACAACAGTAGATGCAAGCATTAGAACAAATCAGCTTTTAACTAGTAGGCAAAGGGCAATGAGTAAACTCGCTAAGTCTTCTTTAAATGACAGAGGCTACGTTATGGGGAATGAAGCTATGATTCTTAAAGGTATTTATCAATGAGTAAAGTTATAGAGATAATTGACCAGGAGAGAATAAAAGAAGAACGAAGATCTCAAATGACATCATCTTCTTCTGTTATGGATCTCTATAATATGAGTTGGCAGGATTACTTAAAACAGAAAAATTACGATAAAGATGTTAAAAATATGTGTCGCAATTGCCAGCAGGAGCAAATAAGAAAATATGGTAAAATCACAATTAAATGTTCTGGTCCAAAAACAATAAATGTCTTACCAGAAGATATCATTTCCAGCTTCACAGCAGAGGAGTATGAAGAAGCTAAGCAAGAAATGGAGCCATATTACTGGGCAGAAAAGAACATAGATATTCATCAGAGGGATCCCGATAAACGGCTATTTGTCCCAAGATGGTACCAAAAAATGCAAATTTCCTGCTCCAGCAATAAGAAAACCATCAGATGTGGTCGTCGTGCAGGCAAATCATATGGCCTTGCACTTGATGTAACAAATAGAATGATGGTTAATTCTAATTACCAAGTGCTTGTCGTTACGCCATTCTTGTCTCAAGCTAAGGAACTTGCAGATACAATTAGAAAACTTATCAGAGCAATCAATCCTGAGCTCGGAGATTGGGATTCACTAGTAAAAAGATCTGTAACATCCCCATACCAAGAAATACAGTTAACAAACGGCTCTACATTCAAGGCGTTTACAGCTGGTAATGACAACGCAAATGCAGTGCGTGGTCAAGGCGCTCACCTTATTATTATTGACGAGGCGGATTTCCTATCTCAAGAAGCATTTGATTCTATCATGGCGATTTTAATGGATAAGCCAAACACAGAGATTATTTGTACATCAACGCCTATGGGTGAAAATATTATGTACAAACTTTCTCAATCTCCGGAATATAAAGAGTTTCATTTTCCTTCATTTGTTATTCCTCACTATAATGACGATATGGATAAAGCCAATAGAGAGAACCTCTCTATCATGGGATATAGCCAAGAAATCCAAGCAGAATTCGGGATTGATGATAATGCAGTCTTTCAACCTGACTTTATAAATGAGGCAGTCAAGAACGAAATGCAGTTGCCTGTAACGGATGTAATATCTAATCGCCAGAACTATATTGTGTCCCTTGGATGTGACTGGAATGCGGATAAAGTTGGTACAAGAATAGTTATTCTTGCATATTCAAAAATAGAAAAGAAAATATTTGTTGCTTCAATTGACAATGTAAGAAGAGAGGGCTGGACACAGGTTGCAGCCGTACAAAAAATTGTTGATCTTAATAGAAAATTTGAGCCAGATTATCTATACGTAGACGAAGGGTTTGGTGAAGCAAACGTTCAACAATTAAAACTGATTGCCGTAAGTAATTATGGTAAACTACCAAAAGACCACCCCGATCTACGATTAAATAATGTCACGCCAGTTAACTTTGCATCTACATTAGAATTAAGAGATGTTGTCACTGGGGATGTCCGTAAAAAATTCTTTAAAAACTTTATAGTTGAAACAACAAAACGTGCCTTAGAAAAAGGCTTATTATCTCTTGCCGGAGAAAATGCAAAAGACATTGTAGAACAAATGCGCGGGTATATTGTTAAGAGCAGATTATCTAGCGGGCGGGAAATATATGAAGCCAAATCAAAAGAGCTTGGAGACCACGATTTAGATGCTTTTATGATTGCATTAGCAGGCATTCATTTAAATCAAGATTCTATTCTGGATACGTATATTAAGTCTGACTATACAGTTTTACCTATTGATAAGAAGAGAGACCTCTCCTATAATCAGTCAGATAAAATTGAAAAACGTGTTTATTCATCTGACGATGTTTACGACAGAAGACGCAGGCCCAATAGTATATCAAGACGTTCAGAATTTGGAGGAAGAGCCCCAGCACTATCTAGGTCAACAGCAACAGGAAGAATGAACTCATATAGACAAAATATGAAATTAAAATATAGGTAAAGAATATGGATTACAACCTAATAAAAGTAACTGATGAGACCGTTATTTCAGATGCGGGCATATGCTACTTTGATCCTGTTGAAGAAACCATAAAGGAAATTGGCAGCGGCTATATGATGGGGACTAACCCATATTCTCCAGTTATCCATAAACTGCTATTTGTTGCAAAAAATAATTCTGTAAAATATTTAAAAATCAAAATTAAAACTAACAGAGATATTGAAAGAATGTTCGATATTAAGATTTTGCCTGGTGCTGTTGCTCCGGCATTATCAGATTTTGATAACACAGACAATTACAATGAATTGATTGTAACAGAGAGCATTCAATCATATAGCTTTGTGCCATTTTTTGTGTACATAAAGGCTAAAGTTCCTGTAGATAGAATCAGTAGCCTGCCATTGGAGATTAATTATGAATAATCCACAAAACATGGAAGAGATGACTGAACTATTGAAACAATTGATTGATGCAAAAAATACGTTATCGAACGGCTTAAGCCAAGTAAAAGTGGCAGCAACGCAAGAGCGTGATCCAGATGTGATAACGGCGGTAAGAGCCTTATTTGGCGATCAATACATTAAAGATGGAAAGACATCCATAACATTTAAGATGCTTACATCTTGTCTTGATACAATAAGGCTCGCCGGCAAAGATAAAGCTAAGGAGTTGATTAAATAATGTATTTATGGACAGATATAAATCAGAATACAATTACTGATCAACAGCGCGCAGAGTTGTATATGCGCCTATTCTCCTATTGTTCAGAAGACTTTGTTAATAACCAAGATTTGATGCAATTCACTACAAATCTTGTAGCTTGGGCACAATCAATAGAGGAAAGATTAACTATCTTAGGGAATAATTTGGTTACTCATACCCACATTATTCCTCCACATACGCATCCTATTTTGCCACATACACACGCTACATCTATGGGACCTACAGATGGCGGGACATTGTTTATAACACAGCCATCAACAGCATATCCAGTAGAACAGGCAACAGTAGACCTATCATGGAAGACGGCAACGGTCCCTGCTAATTATTTGAACACATCTGGCTCAATAACTAATATGAATAATAAAGTTACGGTTGGGGCAGGGCTTGTAGGTGACTCAACACCAGGGCCGAGAAGAGCAACACCAGAACCAAAAGCATTAACTCCAAATATCCCTCCGTATTTAGTGCCTAACCCAGTATAAGGAAAGCATATGGAATTAACAAGAAAAGTAACACCAACAGCAAATGCGACATATCTTGTAGCGTATGCACAAATCATTGTGGATCACTTTTCCAAAGCTCTCCAAGAAAATGGGTGTATGATTCAGGTTCCGGCCGCGTTATATGCAGAATTTGACGATCAATATAACAGACTTGTTGATTATTTAGAGTCGGCAAACAATGCAGGTTCAATAGATAATGACAAAAGACAGACAGCTACAGTTCCCATTGAAGATATTACTGGCAATAGAGAAATAGATGAAGCAATTAGAGACGCAATACGAAATGCAAGCACAAAATGTTTCAATTGTAAAATTGAGAAACCTAAATTTGATTTCTCCGGAATACTAGGAAATCTTACTGCCGATATTAAAACCTCTTTAGATCAATTCAAAGGGATGTTTAAATATAATAAGGCATCAGTTTGTCAGTATTCTTTTTTCTTATCATATTTATGTATTCCAGACCTATTGAAACTTATTTCATTAATACTGGCAGCAATAGTTAAATTAATGCAAAATATACAGTTGCCAAGGTTAACTATCCAAGTCTTTATCAGTGGCATCTTATCTGCGATTATAGAAGTATTAACTAAAAACATTTCTATATTAGCAAGATTTGCATTGACACCAGTCTTATGTATTCTCGACGCCATTGACTCTATTATTTCTCAATTGCCAACACCAGAAAATATTCGTGCACAAAATGAAGGCGATCTAAGAAAACTTGGTGTTAATGAAAAATTCATGTCTGGCAAATACGACACAGGCTTAGCTGAGAAATCGAAACAAATTAGACAAGCGTATACATCTAGAGTTAGAAACTTTGAAAAAACAGCTTCAATGAATACAGAGAAGTATGTTAGAGAGATTTTCGGACCTCTAGAAGAAACAATAAATAAAAGTGTTGAGTCATTAAATAATTCTATTGCGGAATTAACAGGATTATTAAATCACTTTACATGTGAACCAAGTCGCTCTGGAATTTCTGTATCACAATATCTAAGTAATCTTTCAGAGTTTATGGCTCTCGTAAATTTGTTGCGGTACATTGTTAGATTTAAAGCTGGCAAAGCTGCCCTAGATAAACTGTGTAACTCACCTACGGATGGAGGTGGATTCGGAAACGATAATAATACAGAAGATTACGGCCCAATGTCGCTTGATAATATAGGATCGATGATAGGAAACATAATTGAGTCTGATGTAGACATTATTACAGATGATAAAGGCAATCCTGTTGCTATCGGCATTAGAGATCCAGAGTCTAAAAGTGACAATACAGACAATCTATCATTTTGGAGTTGTAATCTGAATGAATTCGCAGATTCGCTAACTGTTCCATCTTTAATAAATTACATTAGGGATTTAAATCTACCCAAGTTAAATCTTGATGAATTTCACCAATCTCCGTGGAGAGTTACAGTAGTTCCACAAAGCGAATATAATAAGCCAACAGTAAACACAGAAATTGTGCCACTTGTTATTGATGAAGTATGGAATCTTCCACAGCATATTAAAGATATTATTTCAATGATTGATACCTATGATGCAGCCAAAGATCCATTGAAAAAAGCTGGAGATGTAGATTTTCTTGGCAATAATGACATTAATGACATTATTAAAGAAATTCCTTACACCGGAAGAAATGGTAAAAACCTTGAAGATATCCCTGGCGCAAATATCAGAATTATAAATCAAGATGGCGAAGTTAAAATCGTAGATGACAATGGGAATATCCTTAAAGAGACTACAGATAAGTCTCGCCGCGGCAATAATTCTTCTATTGATAATGTAGATAAACTAATTTACGAATTCTCAAATAGTATAAATGGAATTGGACAATTAGATTGTCCTCCAGAGATTCAAAACATATTAAATAAACTTGGAGACTTTTAATGAATTTAATTGGTTTAGATCCGTTACTAAGGTCTAATTATTCTAGCAATCTGACTAGCATAAGAGATGCTAGAACCCAGGTTAAACTTATGGGAAGGAAGAAACTTGATAATCCAAGTTTCTCCTATTTTGGATCTAGAAACTACTGGTATAACAATGATAAATTTACAGGCTATCAAGGTCACGAGTATGACTTATTTGAATATTCTCGAATTATAGATACAGAGGCGATGGTAGCAAAAGCTTTCGAGAGAAAGCGCGCGTTAATTTTTAAAAATGGATACTTCTTTGAGTCAAATAATCAAGACAACATCGATTATATCAAAAGACGTATCAGAGAAATTGAGCATGTAACAGGAACAACATTTAGGTCATTTATAGAAGAGATGGCTTATAATTTAATCATGTTCCATAACGCTTATATTGTATTAATACGAGATGAAAACAAATCTAGTGGCGAAGAATATAATAACGGTTCAAAAGTTCTTGAGCCAATAGCAGGATGGTTTAATCTCCCAACTGAATCTGTACAACGTAAGATAAAACCAAATGGCGATATCTCAATGTATAGACAATACATTGATGGACAAAATTATCGTATCTTCAGTCCAGAAAAAATTCGACATCTTAAATATAATGCTAGGACAGGTTTCACAATTGGTACACCTCCATTAGAAGCTGTAAAAGACGACATATTGGCATTAAGAAGAATTGAAGAGTCAGTAGAGACATTAATCTATAAAGGCCTCTTCCCAATGATTCATGTTAAGATAGGCACAGAGTCAAAGCCAGCTGGCAAACTAATAGATGGTACTGATGAAGTAGAAATGATGTCAGATATCATGGACAGACTTGATGACTTCGGCGGAGTAACCACTTCGGAGCGCGTAGAAATTAAAGCTATCGGCGCAGAGTCTTTGGCCCTCAGAGTAGAGTCATATTTAAAATATTTCAAAGACAGGGTTATGCTAGGTCTTGGAGTATCAGATTTAGATATGGGAGTTGGCGACTCATCTGGTAAAGCAACAGGGCAAATTGTTTCACAAACCTTAAAAGAAGCTGTTATAAATATGCAAGACTCAATAGCAGATTTTATAACAAGCACACTCTTTATTCCGCTATTGGTAGAGTCTGGGAAATATAATGTAGATTACGAAATACCAGAATCTGACATTGTTAAATTTACATTTAATCATGTAGACCAAGAGGCTCAAATTAAAATTGAGTCACATATTCTAAACATGTTTAATAGTGGTCTGATTAGCATCAATGAGGCCAGAAAAGAAATCGGATTTAAAGAACTATCTGAGTCTGATATTAAATCAATAGGCCGAGAAAAAGAGGGTATAACTCCAACTTATCAGGTTGAGCAAGTTCGTCTATCTATGCAAACACAGACAGAACAAGTCAGTCAAGAAGCAAACAGTTCTGGAAATAAAACAAAAAGCGATGGAAGCAAAAAGTCTGTCGCCGCGGTGAATAATCCATCTAATCAATACACTGATTCTATTGATCCAAAAATACTAGAAGTAGATTATCTAATACAAATAATGGATAATAAAGAACTTCTAGATATAGTTCTATCAAATCACCTAAAATCCGTAGTTGACAGAAATAATATATATACAGATAATGTCATCAATCAGATTAGTGAAATAGCTTCTAGTCAAATCAATTCTATAAAAGATAATGATTATGAAACTATAAAAGAAGACATTGAAGCTATCCTAGTCAGTGCATATGAGCCATTAGAGGATATAGTATGACCAATATAGAAGACAAGGTAAATGTCTTAGGAAAAATAACGATATCAGACGAAACGCGGCAGCGAATTGCTGATTCAATATCGTCCGGCTCCAAAGTAAAAAGCATCACGGTAAAAATGGAGGCAACTCATTCTGGCAAACCAAATGGGAACTTCTGGATTTACACTCCATATGGTATGAAAACTGGTCATGGTACATTTACTCAGCCAGTTTTTAAACCGGTAACAGAAGAGCATATTGAGGATTCTAAAACACTTGGAAGAGTGATAAAATCAGAATATGTTTCTTATGGAATCTCAGATAAATTAGAACGTCCATATGATAAAAATTATCTTCAGGACTATAAGAAATTTATGCTGAGCAAAGAATACAAATCTCGCGGATTCAAAGGTCTTGGACATATAGAATTAACAGCCAAGATCACTGATAAAGAATCAATACAAAAGATTCTAGACGGTAAGTATGGATTTGTATCAGTTGGTGGTGGAGTAAAATCAGCACACTGTTCAATTTGTGGTTCTAGCAAATTAGGCAAAACAACATGCGATCATGTTCGCGGTGCAAAATATCAAGGAGAGACATGCTACTATATTGGTGGCATAATGGACTTTGAACATATCTCATATGTAGGAACACCGGCAGATAAAAATGCTAAATCTACATTGATTAGGGATAGCAAGTCAAATACATCCCACTTTCAGATATTAGATTTTGAGACAGATAAAGGTAATATAATGACAATTAAAATTGAAGACTTTGATAAGTCTAACGATTCTCTTGTCCAACATGCTAAATCATTGGGCATTGCCGATTACCAACTTCCAGGTGAAGATGGTTTGACCGCATTGGATTATGTATTTGGCGAAGAAAAGACATTTCCGTTAGCAGACAAAGTTACGGCACTTGTTGCTTATGACTTTGCAAAAACACAATTTGAAGATTCTTCAGATAAAGAAGCTGTATTGAGATTGATCCAAGACAAACTAGACGAATTGGAAATTAAAGATGCAGAAGCAGAACTCGAAGCCATTATCCAGGCAAGCAAAGTTCAGGATAGCGAGGGCGAGAAATCAGAGAATGATGAAAAAGATCATCAAGAGATGATTGAAAAAATCGCCGATGCAGTCGTAGCTAAGATTCAAGATTCTATCTCAGGCACTTCTTATCAAAACTCTCAAATTAAAGTTTTGCGTAACGAAGTAAAAACTTTGGCTTCAGCTAAACAAGAATTGGAAGCCGAATTGAGAGACTCGCTAGTTTCTCAAATTTCATCAATTGAAAAAATCACAGATTCTTCTAAATTAGAAGCGTTGAAAAAACGCTCACTGCAATCACTTAAAGATAAACTGTCTGATCTTATTGAAGCTCTTTACGAAGGCGGCAAAGATGATGATGTTGAGGACAGTAAAGAAGTTAAAGACAGTCAAGAAAAACCGCAACTGCCTAAAGATAGTTTATCTATTGAAGATGGTGCAAGCGGATCTGGTACTGATGATAAAGATGAAGAAAAAGAAGGTTCTGAAGAAAACGGTAAAGTAGAAGACAGCGAAAAAGGCTTCGTCTTTAAAGATTCAAAAGAACTTAATAGTCGTTATTTGGAAATCATGAAAAAAGAGGGTCTCCAAGCAGCGAAAGCATTCAAATTAAAAGCCAAGATTGGCTAATTTATTAACATTGGGACTATAAGATATGTTTTCACCATATTCAGTAAATCACAAACAAAAAACTAAACATTTCAGTACACGCGACTGGAATACTCCTAGCGTAACATTCTCTGAGGGTATGCAACCATCTGGTCAATTTATGCCAGCGCCATACTTAAAATTGTTGCGAGAAAAAGGCACTGAAGATACTAAAGTTTACACTCAAGTTGTTGTATCAACTGGCAAAGTATTGGCACTCGATAGCAATGGTTTTATTGTTCCTGCCGGTATTTTGGATTCAGATGATACCTACACTGAGAAAGATGTTGAAGAAGGCGTAATCGCTGCTGATGGCACTCCAGCTGTAGCAGGCGATAAAGTCGCAGATAAAATGCGCGCAGCCAATATTACCGTTTCTGCTCCTATTGGTGTTGCACTGTTTGACTTCTTCCGTCATCCAGGTGGCGATGGTATTAACCCATTGCAATTCAATTACCAAAACTTGAACTATCAAGCTCGAGTAACATTCTTGTGTGACTATGTATTGGAATTACCAATCGTAGAATCTGACACAGTATATGAAAAAGCTCCTTTGAAAGGTATTAGCGCATTTATCGCCGCTAAAGGTCCTAATGCAGGCCAAAATACTGTAGCAGACTTCACAACTATTAAACCAGGTGATTTTGTAACATTCGACAAAAACTCTAACTTTGTTGTTGCACAGGCATCTGATGACAGCAAAAAAATTATCGGACAAGTTTTGCAAGTTGTTAAACCAAGCAAAGAAAATATGCTCAAATGGGTTCGCAGTTCTAGCGCAGGTGGAAGCGACTTGGATAAAATGCCAGGCACAGCTACTAATGGCTTGGTAGATAAAATTTCTTACTCTGGTGGATATGGCTTAGTACGTGTCAACCTTATCAACAGATAATTGTAAAATCAAGGATTTAATAATATGTATAAAAAACCATTTACATCAGAAGAACTGAAAATTCAAGACAGTATCCAGGAAGTTCGCAACCTATTCGCAAATAATGGTGTTAACAGCGACGGTGTTGCAATGTCAATCGAAGACACCCTGGCAACTCCAAACATGCCTATGGCATTTAAACGTGTAATCGAAGAATATGTTATCGATGCAATCGAACCAAACTTGATCGGTACACAATTGCTACAACGAATCTCTGTTGATCCTTTCCGCACTGAAGTTCGTTTCCGCACTTACGGTGCAATGGGTGCAGAAGACTTGAGCATCGGTGAAGGTCAAGAATACCCAGAACTGAGCATGACTAATGGCGGTGGCCAAGTTAATGCCAACATCGGCAAATATGGTGTAGCAGTTCGCATCACTGAAGAAATGTTGAAACAATCTCAATGGGACATCATCGGTCATCACCTGAAAAAACTTGGTCAAGTTATGGCTCGTGATAAAGAGAAAAATATCTTCAACATGATTAACAACGCCGGTGTTGTAGTGTTCGATAACGCTAACCCTACTCAATCACAATTGGGTCGTACAACTGGCCGTGATTTGACCGGTGCAGGCAATGGCTCATTCACTGCTGACGACATGTATGATATGTATGCATCTATGCTGGAACGTGGATTCACTCCTAATGTGATTCTGTGCCACCCATTGGCCTGGGCTACATTCACTAAAGATCCTGTTATGCGCGAATATGCATTGCAAGGTGGCGGTTTGAACAGCTGGTTCAGCACTATGCCTAAAGAAAATATTGGTATGGGCGCATTCTTGCCAGAGGCATGGAAATCATTCACTCGTATGTCCGGTGACACAGCTTTCAATCCTACTCGTCAAGAGCGCGAAGGCACTCAAACTAGCACATTCCAATTCCCTGGTTATTTCCCTGGTACTAATCTGCGAATTATTGCATCTCCACATGTACCATTTGATGAAACACACAAAACAACATCAATCATCATGTTGGATACAACTGAGTTGGGCGCAATCTTCGTAAGTGAAGAGCCAACTGTGGATGAATGGGATGACCCAGCACGTGACATCAAGAAAATTAAAATTCGTGAACGTTACGGTTTGGCAATCTTCAACGAAGGTCAAGCTATCTCTTTGGCTAAAAATGTTAGCATCGAACCTAACGAAATTGTGTTGCCACCTCAAGCTATCGTTAACGATATCCCACGTATTCAACGCAAGTAATTTTAAAAAACTTGGTGTATAATAGATACCATAGTTGAATAACACAACATGGGGGTAGGGTAAAACTCCCTACCCCCATTTTTTAATGGAATAAAAATATGAGCGCATTACACGCAAAACTTAAACTTGTTGGACAGACATATCTGTTCTGTGAAAAGGTTTCACTTATTAAGAATGTTGAAACCGTATTAGACTTGAACAAATTGAATATTGCAGATTTGGAAGTTATTGGACATCACATTCAACATGGTGGCATTGAGTCTAATGTATCTGCCGATGAATTTATGGATCGCGCAGCAAAACTTCGTGAAGAAGTAAAAGAGGGCAAAGTAGACGAAGTTGTTAAACTTCAGGATGTAACAGAAGTCCGTGTTCTTGATGCAGAAGTCGAATTAGAAGACGGCACAGTTACTACTGTCAAAGAGGCCGGCAATAAAAAAGAAGACCCTCGTAAAACTTATGTTCAAGAAAAAGTTATCGATGTTCCAGCTGCCGTTGCATTGATTAATGTAAAAAATATTCCAGACTGCGATCGTGAAGTGTTGGAATACGCCTTAGCTACTGAGACAGCTACAAAAGGACGCAAATCTGTATTAACAGAGATCAAAAACATCCTGGAAGAGCTTGATAAAAAAGACAGCAAAGACGGCGAGTAAGGAGTTAAACTATGTCGGATAAGCTAATAGTCGAAAGTGTTGAAAACACAAAAGAACAATTAACTTTTATGCCATTAAAAGGCTCTATACGTTTAAAGCTGTCTGACAATGTTAGTCCTGAACTTATTAAAAAAAATATCAGCGTTTATAGAGTGAAGAAATCTGACGGAGTAAAATCATTAGACATTTCTTACTCTGACGCTTATACTCAAGACCTGGCTGGATTTGCTGATATAGATATCACATCATCTGGCCAGGTTTTAATTATATCTCCAAAAGATTCTTTTATTCCAAGTTCAGACTACATTCTCTATATCAGTAAAGATGTTCATAGTGTAAAAAATAAAGTTACAGTTGGACAAAATGAAACAGACACCGTAACAATTTCTCCGCCAACAGAAAATAAGGTAGAGATTGTCCCTGTTTCGCAAATCTTAGGCGATGTCTTTGTTTGCAATGTTAAAATTGACGACAAACCGTATTTAGATAATGAACTGTTTTCACTAGAAGACGGGATTATTATTAATGGTTCACGAATAAAGATAACTGATAAATCTATTATTGATGGCGCATCAATAATTATAAGTTCTGAAATATCTAAAATACTTGAAGCTGATTACAGTCTCCATTTTTCAACTGGTTCTACAACAGGTATAGAAGATAAGGTTCCAGATGGGTCATCTAAGAGAATAACAACAGATGACATCATGAGCTTTTATAATTCTCCATATAGGGATATTATAGGGAATTCCGGTTCGTCAGTTGGAACACCTAGACAGGGTAATCAAAATGCTCCAAGTGGCAGTCAAAACAATAGCGCCGCGGCGATAATCTCTTTTAGACTTCCAAATAAAATCTTAATCAAATTTGAAAAAGAAATAGACAAGGATAATACAGATATTTCCTCTATTGATATAGACATCTACGAAGCATTTGATAATTACAACCTTCCAAAGATGGGCCTTTATAATGATGATCTAAAATACATTTTGGAATTCAGTTTAATTAGAGGAAACAAGACTCTTCAAATTGAATTGCTTCCAGATTTGAGATCAGATGTTCCAGTTGGAGAAAAATATATTAAAAGGTGGAAATAATGGCAGAAGTTCACTATAAATATCTAGCTGGAGATTATTACAGAGGAGCAGATAGGCTCACTGGTATAGGACCAAGGGTTGTTCACAATGTAAAAAATACATTTGCCATACCATCAGTTTGGGATACATTCACAGGTTTTCATGGTCCGAAACAAAATAGATCTTTTTCATCTAAGGTCAACTCTGGTGCAGGTGGTGGCAGCGGAGATGTAAAAGTTAAGGTTCAATACAGAGAACCTTTTCACTCATTCAAATATTTCGAAGCACTTGGATCCTTTTACGGAATGCACGAAATCATAAATGAAAGAGAAGATCTCGACGGCACATGGCAAGAGATAAGAGAAAAATGGAAATCAGAACCAGCATATATAGACAGATATGACAGGTTAAGAAATTCATCGCCGCTAAAATATAATAATTCCTCAAATGATTTAAGCTGCATTTCTATATTGGCCACAGTGGATAATGGGAAAGTGGATTTCGGCTTTCAGCAATCTATCAAACATGATGAAGATAAAAAACCTTATCTAGAAATTCATATTGGAGAATTTCATCTCTTACCAAATACGCCAAGAAGTATTTTTAGATGCAATTTGGCAACTGACCTCCTATACATAAAAGAGGGAATAGATCATTTTATTGCAGATGATAAAATCAAATCAGAGGTATTAAGCTTCCCTGATCAAAGTGTAACATCAAATAGCCCAGTAGAATTCTATATGGGGATAGCGGCATTAGGAAGTAAAAATAGGCCAAAAGATTTTAATTCAAATAATTTAGATGGAAGACATCCTAACTATATTGAGGCCGGTGCACAAATAAGATGGAAATCTCTATCTGACAGATGTTCTGCATGGGTAAGGATCTATGATGGACTTGATATGTCAAGAGTCCTGTCAACAGACGTTTACAGAAATTCTCATTATGTTCTTAATACAAAAGTTATTATTAGACTAGATAATCTTGAAGAATTAATTCTGGCTCATGGCGGAGTCGATCATTCTACATACAAACTCTTGATTCATTTGCCATCATATTCATTACTTGGATATGATATGGTAAAAGCATTAAAAGAACCAAGAACATTTATGATCCTTAGCGACATATCGGAAATTAAATTTGATGTACCTCGAAATTACAAAACTAACGGTGGACATCATTATACATTGAAAATCTACGACACAGACAAAGAAACACTTTTATTTTCTGATAGCACAGATACATCAATAGGTATTTATAAAAATCCAAGAATTGATGTAGAGTTAAAAAGAGGAAAATGGCGCGTAGATTATGGAAATACAAATTCCTCTATTGGTCCAGGGGATATCCCATTTAATTCTTCATACAAGAACAATACCGGTATCCCTATAGAACAATACGGAGCAATGATTTATACATTAAGTGAATCATTATCAAAATATCTAAAAGACAAAGAAAAAGTTTACGCCTCTATTGAGGCTTATGATGGAACGAGGCAAAATAATGGCTAATATTGAAGTACGTCTTTCAACTGGAAGCGCGGTTTCTACAAATGTTGACAGTCCTAATAATTCTCTGGGTGGGAAAATGGCGGAAACGGCATCAGGTAGCGCAAAAGCAATTATTGAAGAAGGATCATTCTTGATGAATTCAATCTGGGACAATATCACCCAGTTAGACAATGTTGCAGGCGAACCCGACTATCGCTGCATTTATATTTACAATAACGCCACCGGTCCGAAACCTGGTCCTATTATCGGAACAAAATTCTACATCTCTGGAACTACATATGCCAGATTTCAAGCAGGTGCAGTAGATCAAAAAAATAAAGACGCAGGCGTAATCAGAAATGAAAAAGAAGAGCCTCTTGGTGTCCTAATGGAGTCTCATACAAAAGACTCTCCAATTGTGCTTGGTACACTAAATCCAGGTGACTTCTATGCTATTTGGTTAAAACGAACACCTGTAAATGTATCTGGCGCAGGTGAGATCAGAGAATCATTTGACTTTGTAATTAAAGGTTCAGAATAAGGAATTAAGATATGGCAGATTTATTAAATGTACCAAGATCAACTGGCGATGATTTAAATCATTATTATTTCTTATATCTGCCATTTAATCTTGAGGATCAAGTCGATAGCAAAGGCGATAATCCATTCTTCATCATGAATTACAAAGGGGATCCATCTAATAGCGAAGAAATTTCAGAATGGAAAAACATTACGAACGAATTTTGTTCGCTGTTATATACATCTGGATTAAATCCGCAATTTCCAAGAATCATGCCAGTGGTATATGATGACAGTAAGCTTGGACCAGGTATTTCTGGATTTGAGCGTACAGAGATTCAAGAACTAATAGAGGTTAGAGAAGATGATGGGTATAGCATAGATGGTGAGACATTATGCGAAGATGAAGGCTTAAATCGACTATATTTGTTTAGTGACATCAAGAAAACTTCAAGCGAAACATCTGAAGACACAACTGGTCAATATTCGTACAGAGGATCTGCATCTGGAACGATAGGTCATCTATCAAGCGTTATCAATTTTGGCAACAGTTACACTGGCGCAGCGCTACCATATCCGACGAGTATAAGCACTTTGGCGGATAGGAAAAAAATTAATACTGACCAATTGCATCCAGATTTATCAGCCGGCGCTAAGACTATGAGTTTTCAGTTCGCATTGGTCAGAAATGGAAATACAGTTGTTCCAGGAATAAATAACTTTGACAAAATTGGCATAAAAGTTTACCCAAGAGACTTTGTATTGCTCTCTATTGATAATAACACCGTTTTAAGAACAGAAGAAATAAACGGCATAACATTTAATGAATATCGTTTTAAAATTCACGGAGCAAATGGTGGAACAGCGTCTCATTACAAAAAGAATAAGGATATTAAAAAAGCTTTTGAATATATGTTCGCAGAAAAGTCTTTTGGCATATTAAGCTGGGATGTATTTGTTCCTAAGCAAGGAGCAGTGGCGGAAAGATATCGTTCAGAGTCTAATATCGTAAAAATTAAAAAATATGATAATAATTGCGAATATGTCTCAATCTTGTATCCAAGTAATAAAACTATTCCACCAACAGGAACAGAATTAATATTATCAACAGGGTCGACATTGGTTAATATAGACATTATTCAGTCTATTAATTTCTTCGAAGGTAAAGATATCAAAAGTTCATCAAGCACAAATCAAAAAGAGCAAATATTTTCAAAAAGTGATCAATGGGGCGGCAATATACCTGCGGAACATGCCAACATAGTTAAGGCTAATCTTTTAAATGCTGGATACACTAGAAGAGATAATAATCCATTTCACGGCGAAACACAGTTTTGCTGTCCGCAGGAAAATATAAATTTTAAAAACATTTACGATTATGCAATAGTAAGAATAGATATAACTTATAATCCATATGAATTGTCTCAATTTGTAAATGCAGATTACAGAAAAATACCTATGTTTATAAACAAAAGATCAGACGATAAAGAGTATTATTATGTAAATTATGATGCTGCAGAATATGATATATCAAGACTAAAAACATCTTCAAATGTTTTGGACATGTTTGGCTTTGATTTAAGATTTAGAAATGTGTAGGTGAAAAATGTATTTAAAAATATCGGAATTCCCTACACAGAAAGGCTTTGGCGGACAAGGTTTTTCTGTATACGCAACTATACTTGCAGATCCAGCTGGGGAGAAAAAATTTTACTCCGGCTATGAATCAAAAAACATGCAAGAGCAGGTTTTTCAGTATCGCTCTGGATATATGATAACTAATCAAGATTCTGTACGCCTATATCACTCTGTTTTTATGAACAACAAGAAATCAAATTTTGTTGAGCATAAATATTCTGACATGTACGATATTGAAGGGCAGAACTTAATGGAGTTCTATTTTAGATCACCATATAAAGTTTACAGCCTTAGAAGAGGTGAACAGGAACACAAATTTGTTTCTCAATATTCAATTTACACCGATTATATTCCAAAAGAGCGTAAATATAGAGACGGATATTTACTTCAAACTTACAGCGACTCGCCTATTCATCTAGAATATAAATCTGGATACAGACATTCGAGATCCAGAGAAAGACAGCGAACTTATGGGTGTTTATACAATAATAAGTTTGTATCTGATGGAATCTATCAATATAAGAGCGGGTATCTAGATGGACAATCATTCTTTATATTTTCTGACGGCAAAACCAAACAGGGCCGGCCGGAATATGAGGTTGATTCCAATAACAACGTATCAATTATTATCCCTATTGATAAATCGAAACTAAATATAAAAGCTGATCAAAAATTAAGAATCTTTGTAAATCTTCCACCTAAGTATATTAACTATTGTGCAACAGTTGATAGTAATAAAAATTTGGCACATATAAATGAAACATCTGGAACTAAATTAATAATTCCTAATATAACTGTTTCAACTGGTCAATCAGAACAAGAGGTTATAGAGGCACTTTCTAAAGTATCATATTTGTCAATATCAATTTATAGATATGACACAACAGAAAAAGACCCACGCCATGTCAGAGACGGAATAACATACGTTGACGACAATGCATATGATCCAGAATTGTTCTCAAACCTTAATCTTAAAAAAGTTGATATCAGAGATGAGTCTATAACATATAAGGATGATCCAAAACAAGTTGTTTCAGATTCTGTTAAATTTGAGTTAAGATTCTCTAGAAATACACAATGTTGTTTCGATAAGAAAATAACGATAAATAGCGATTCATCTATTGCATGTCAAATTCCTGAAGCTCTTATTGAGTATGACATCATAGAAAAAGAGAAGAATACTGAATTTAGATTCTCTACAAATCTAGATGGGTTTGAAAGAAAAGTTGGAAAAATAGAAAAAGACAGCGCAGATAAAGCAAGGCCATAAGAAATGAAAATTTTTATAGATAAAGAAATAACTGGCAGCGATAATTTAAATAAATTAATAGAAGACAGTATTTCTTCTACTGTAAGATTCTCTGCCTCTTATGATAAACAAACAATACGAAAAACTCCTCCCGATACCTTCGGGAGGAATACTGCTGTCAATGTAAGGCTAAGTGATGGTGGAGGCACCAATATCGATGCTGTCGCATTTTATAAGCGTCCAAGCATAAGTGTTGTTCCGGAAGGAAGAATTGATCCAGAAGAGGATTTGCAGGTTTATCAATATGATGGTGAAACTAAATATCTCTATGATCAATCTAAGTTAGGAGAATTTGTCGCGCCGCTAGTATCTAATAGATTAAATATTCCAGCAGATTCTTTTCGTATTGAAAACATAGTAACATCAAATTGGGTTAAAGGTGTTATCAAATTTGACATTGTTGCATATGAATTATCAGAAGTTATTATAGGCAAAACATTTGGTTTCCTGAATTGCCCACCAAGCAAACATACTATTTACGATAAGGCCAAAGAATATGGATTATGGGCGCCGGAACATTTTAGAGCTGGATTGCAGCAACCACTAAGACCAATAGATCACGACACATTTTTCTTTTCTACAAATGTAACATCTTTCGCCAATATGAATTCCGGAAATAAAGATAAGGAAATTCATAATAAAGAAATTTCAGCATACATCTCAAAAGAACTCAGAGATGAACTTAGAGATGATCTTATCGTTTCTGATCCAATCCAAAATACAGATGATACATCAACAGTTGGCGTCAAAATAAAGAATTCAACAGATTATCAATTTTTTGGTCAATATATAACAAAACAATTTGATCCAAATAAAGACTTCGCGGTATCTAATAGAGCAGATGATAAATGGGATGAAAATAACCAGGGCAAAGTTATGTATAACGCTGGCCTTAATAAAATTGTGTTCTATGCACATAAAGGCTTTTCATCAGATGATGTTACGCTAGAAGAGTCTAAGTCAATATTGGATACATTGTGCCAGCAGCTGTTCGGACACTACGGACTACCTATTGATACGGTAATAACGCAAAAAGACTTCACATCTAATTTCCCAGAAAAAGGAAAACCGGTAAAAACTTTTACATTCTCATATAAAGGATCAGCAGTAGTTCTCAACGGGGATTACACAATCCATTTAATATATGAAAAAGTAAATAAATGTCCTAGATTAAATGTTTATAAATTAATGGACGGATATAATTCAATAGGAATATTAGAAGGCATACAAGATGGATGGTCATCAGATGGAGTTGAATGGTGGGAAATTGATTCTGGTCGCGTAACAGATAAAAGCGGCAATGTTATCAGAACACCAGAAAAATGGAAAGAAACAGAAGATCACTGGTATCATCCTGTTCCTGGCGATGGTGATGCTAAAAGCGGCCATTGGTTCAAAGAGTCTGAAAAAGGTGGAGGGCCAAGCGATGTCCGCAGAACGGAAAATAAAGACGGCGAGAAAAAAGAAGGCGATTACGAAAAGCTTCCAACAGACGGTAAATACCAATATACTGATTTAAACACATTTGGTGATCCACATCTTCCTGGGTATAAATTATGAGTGATAATAAAGAACTTGAAACAAAACCGTTTTTACTCCGAGATGGAGAGGTTCGTAATAGTGATGAATTCTTGTTAAAAATATTTAAGCGAATCAACCCTAGAATAAGAGAAAAGATTGAGGAACTCAGTATAACAGGGGATATTTTCAAAATTATTAGGATTTATAAAAATGAACATCCAGATGAAATTCTTCGTTATAATACAATAGCAGAGATAACAACAGACGGATGTTATTTTTCTAATCAGGATGGCGATAAGGCCACTTTAATGATGTCATACGGTAGATGGGATGCATCATTGATGGAGTTCAAAGAAACAAAAACTGTTGGCGTTCCTGACGTCCCGCTGGTTGTAGAGTCCAATACAAAAGAAGGTGTTAATAAGAGCTTTTATAATTTGCTTGATGATGTTATCTTAGTTAAAGATACTGTTGATGGATTTCCTGGCGTTAAACTCTGGAGAGGTATAGTTAAAAGAGATAACCGCGCGTGTATCTATACCAGATGGAAGAAACAAGAAAGAGTTTACTACGAAGATTTTGAGATATATGCAAAAGCATACACTCCAGATCGAGGATTTGAGGCATCTGATTTTGTGGAGTAAAATATGAAAATAGATTACGAAAAATATGATTTCTCTAGATCTGATCTTAGGAACTTCTTACTGCTTCTATCAAAAGAATTCAAAAAGCGCGGCTTAGTGCTAATTCCAGATGGCCTAATCCTTAAAAAACCACAGCAGGTAACTGTTGAACACGGCAATACTTCTATTGATCTTGTTGGTATTCCATTTAAAAAGGTATTTGGCAGAACAAAAATATTTTATTATCGAATAAAACTGTCAGAGTTTGCAGATGCCTATAGGGTTCAATTGGGTACAGCAAGATTTCCAATAAGGATGACTATAAATCCAAATGATGAAGAGATGCTCGAAAATGTTAAAACAATTTTATCAAAAAGGACCGGGGTCGGAAAAGATCATTTTGTATTAACATTAAAGTCAAAAACAGAAAAGTTACAAATCTTTAAATTTAAATTTGCTATTAAGCCAACTGAGTTCACAACAGAGGATGAGGGTCTTTGTTTAATAAATGACGTAGAGGCTCTTATATACGTTGCAGAGCCTAATATAAAAATTCAAAACGGCGTAGCTATTCTTGGATTAGAAGATCAACTAACATCTAACACTTTATTGTCGTCAAATGTATTATACGAAAGCAATGAAGATAGAGCAGAATTTCATTCAACAGATGGCGATTATCCTTCTGAATTAAGACTTGGTAATCTTACATACACTCCGATATACCCAAGAGTAATTGTAAATAAACAATTAAGAAAAACCGAAGGATCTAGAATTACCGGTCTAATAACAGATGATATTAAAAATTTCTCTGTACCTGGATCAGCATCATTTTCCGGCGATATTTCTAATCTCTCAAATGACGGCACAAATTTCTTATTCGATATAGAATCAGGTAGGGAAGCGTTATTTAGTTTTAACGGAAGTAATGGTAAAAAATATATTGAACATCTAAAATCAAATGATCAAGAGATTTCAAATAAAACACCAACAATTCTAGATGGACTGTTTTCAAACACATTGTCATCGGCCGCACCAAATTCTTATATAGAAGTAGTGACACGAAAAACTTCTATTATCTCAAAAGAATTCTCAAATACATTGAGTAATAATTCTCTATTGGAATCTAATTCTTATAGCGAAAATGTAACTCAGAATAGATATAGTATTAAGTCTTTAAATATCAATCCTGTATTGATATCTTCAAATAAATTAGAAACATCAAATTCAATATTAATAAAAACAAAATAGGAAATGATATGTCAAATTTCATAGGAATTCCAACTCTAACTATTAGAGATAAAAATACAGGAAATGTAATCAAAGAGATTACAGTTAAAAATACACAGACATTCCATGTGGACTTGAATATGAGTCCAGAGTTTTTAGCTACTGGCTTATTTTTAGATAGATATAAGAATGATGGAGTAATTCAGGAACCTACAGATAGACCGCATATTATTGTTACCCCATTTTTAAAGACAAAATCAAAAAGGTCTGGAGGCCTTTTTGCAAATCAAAGTTACAATATCAATGATGGTTTTACTGTAAATAATCAAAAATATTACACAATGGCAGATCTTAATCCTGGAGAGAACGGCTATACCACAGAAATAGATAATTTGGGTAGATTAAATTTAGTTTTCAAAGGAAAACTGCAGGCTCCTGCACAAACAAGAGATATCGGGACTATATTTGTTGGAAATTTTTCCAATCCGTCTGCTATTTCAAAAAGTAATCCATTTACATTTTTTACTCCTTTGGATGAATTGATTGTTCAAGACTCTACTATGATAATAGATATTACATATAGAGTTATTCTAGACGAAGATAAAAATGATCCAATTAAAACAGGAATTGTTGGATCTATTTTTAATCATGGAACAAAAATAAATATTGGTACAAGAAAAGATTTTGATTTTGATATACCGTCAGACCCTTCTAGCGCCGACACAAGAGAGGCGACAACATCTATAAAATATAAGAATCATCTTAAAGATAAATATACAGGATATATAATTCCTAAAAATGTAAAAATAAAAAATGTATCCAATTCTCCTGACAATATTTTTACAAGGCCAATGCAATCATCAGTTGTTCAAAATCTTATATATGACTCTTTGAATACATGCGGAAACTTTACAGCAACATCTTCATATGTGAACGCCGCAAGGGACTATTGGGGATTCGGGAATGAGTCATCAACAATGTTAACTGGTGTATCTGGCAATCAGATTCCTGTTGTGTTTGAAAAGAAACTTCAAAGTGGCAAAACGCCAAAACCATTCTTGGATTCTGGATCATTCAAAGTTGGGACTGGACAAATTTCTGTTAAACGACTAGAAGATAATAAATATCTACCAGAAAGATGGTCTTTAAGGGTTGCCAAAGGCGGTATTCCAGGTGTTGCAGAATTCGAGCTAAAGAAAACATATGTATCGTCATATATTGGGAACAATAATATTCAACTTGGTGCAAGTGTTCCACATCTCAGTACAAATGCATCAGGGCATTTAGTTATTCCTCAATTTAAATGTAAAAATGCAGAATGGTATTCTTATGCTGGGACATACTTTGCATTATGGGGGTTTAATGTCGCAATAGTATCTCAAAAAGGATTAATTTTAACAGGCATCACTGAAAATAATTATCATCTTTTTGACAAAGACAATCTTCCCGGTGCGACAAACGATGTATGGATCACAGGTATAGGTTGGGATATCGCCAAGAAAGAAATTTATCTTGCATGTAAGAATAATGGCCTATGGAAAATAAAAGGAGATATTTATGATACTTCCGCGCCGGTAGTTACTAAAATCTCCTCTATTGATAATGTATATGCAATCAATACGAATGGAAAAGGCGGAGTAACTATAGTAGACAATACAGGAATGAGGTTCACAAAAGACGGATGTCAAACTTGGACTACTATTAGCAAAGCAGAGCTAATAAATGAAAACGGATTTAAAGATGAAAATTATTTAAAATACCTATCATCAATCTGTACTGATTATGACTCTCCAGATTTTAAAACATTTGTACTATTCGATGTAAATGGCAGAATAAGTACAAATTACGCAAAAGGATTATGGATATCTACTTCCAATAAAACTGGCAAACAAGTACAAATATATTGTGATTCATATTCGGATTCATATGGATCTACATATGGTGTAAATCTATGTTCATATTGTAAAGAAGAATATTATGTAACAGATGATTTAAAAACTCAATTAGTTCCATATTTTAGATATCAAAGCAATAAATATAGTGTATTGGGTATCAATCATCTGTACAATATAATGCCTCAAAAGATTTCAATGTCGGCCAATAATAGATTTTTTCTAGGATATACCAAATCTGCTAAAATATTTTTTGGGGCAGTTGCGGAAATTACATTTGGATCTACCAGCATTTCAAATTATAGTTCATCAGATAGTATGCTATGCGATATGTCTGGAAATAATCTTGCCGATGAAGTTATATGCGCATACAGAGGAACGAATATTTTAAATTTGTCAAATATATCAAACGGATTAATGTCCGGAACAATAGCAGAGATAAATAAAAGTGTCGGAAATAAAACTAAATCTCTTGTTTTATATAAGAAATATGTTCCAATGAGGGATGATAATTACAGCTATATTCCAGTAACAGCTGTAACAAATGGGCTATATGATCTTGTTGTTGCATTTAATAGAAATGCATGTTATCAGTACACACCTGAGGAATATGCCGAATATTTTAAACCAAATAGAGAAACTCCGTTAAAAATCATGACAACTGCATATGTCTTGGGCCAAGACGAATATGGTGACTTTAACAGTGTAAACAATATTAAAATTATAAAAAATTCTGACAATACATTCTCTGAAAAAGTTGGGCTATTTGAAACAGGCGACAAATTCATTCTTAGTGGAACAACCGTCATAGATGGCATGGAGATCACAGTTGGAACAAGTGGTACATTTATAGAAAATGATGTTTACGAGTTTTACAAATTCGATGGATATCTAAATGATAATGTCTCAACAGCGGTAATTCAATCTGAATTCAGTTCATCTAAGTTGTCAGATGCGATTTCTCATGAGGGAACAATTTCTACGGAAGGGCCTATTCAGGAATTGAGATATCCATTTATATCAAATGGTAATGCCAGAATTACACGTGATGGGTTTATTAAATCTGATGGTATGCCAAACGGGATATGTTCAGATATCTTTAATTGTGCCACATTTGGCGATTTCAAATTAAAAATAGATCCAGAACAAATAAAGGGACTATGGTGCATTGCTATTAATATAACACAGTCAGACAGAGGTCCGACATATGGATATGGACAAGGATTAAGAGTCTATGTCGGAAATGTGAAAGGAAATAAATTCTGGTTTATTAAAACTGATGTAGGGCCAATACAACCTATAAATGTTTCTGCAGGGACAATAAAAAGTAATACGTTGTCAGGTAAAACAAATGTCCGCATAGAGTACGATAGCGAGACAAGGATTATTTCATTCAGAGCGGATGATAAGGTGTTTTATAAAACATCCCCATTTAGTGATAAAACAATAGCTATGAATACAATTCATACGGCCGGATTCTTTTATTCTATGGACGTAAATGGGAATCTAACAAGTCGCCTAGATCCGTGGTCTGATTTAACTGCAAATAATTTTACTCTTGTTACAGAGCAATCGGAATTCAAGATTCCAGAGTTTATAAGCGCGAATGGAAAAGTTTTGTGCACTCTTCTTGGTAACAAAGAGAAGAAAACAGGCTACTTCAATCCTAAATATGTTGGCCTACCTAAACTTCCAAATATGTTCACCGTATTGATAAATGGAGCACCAGCTAAAAAAGTTTACACCAATACAGAGAATATATTAGATATCAGAACAGAGGCAGAAGGATTTATACGTCCACCATTCTTGCCGCAAGGTGAACAATCTCAAACAGCTATTATTGAGACATCTTTAAAAACTGGCGAAGTATATATCGAACCTACAACAGCAATGGTATTCTTCTCGCAGGAAGATAAAGGCAAGTCATACAAAATTGAGTACAAACATTATATTGATACTCATTGGGGCGTAGACGAGGTTACAAATGAATAACAGATTAGAAATTCAATCTTTTCAAGTTGTGTTTACAGATGGAACTAAGGGGGAGGTTCCATCTCAATTTCATGACACGTTTCTAGTTCCATTTTACGCATCAATTCATGATATAGAAATTTCTCTTCCAATAGGAACTGTGACATTTACAGATGAATTCGCATTAAAAGTTGCAGAAATAATTTTTAACAAGTCTATCTGGATAGATCTCTATACTAAAAGAAAAGGGATTAAACTATCAGAAGAAGATATGTTTATTCTAAAAAGGGATTACGTCATTTGTGCAACACTTGCTCAAATAGGCACAATTCTTTATGGTATTATTTTAAAAGGACAGTCTGTTAAAAAGGTTCTCGGCGATTTTGAGGTTGACAGAGATCTCAATTATGACACAGACAAAGCTTTAAATTTTGCAAAAGATGCCAAAAAATGCATGGAAGATATTGTAGCAGAAATAGATAAGCTTGCCACCACACTTGCTGATCCATTCTTACTCGGTAGTTTGAATTGCAAAAATAGACGCGCAGATAGATTATGGCATCATCCTCCTTTCTTATCTAAAATGCCTATCGCGGCAAATAAAATGTTAGAATGGGACGGAAGATTCTATAAAACAGGATTTGGACATGGCAACGAATATATCCCCCTTTATACAAGAGATTGATCTTCGTCAAGAATTGATAGATTTGTTCACGGGCAATGAATTTGTCAATAAAATGAGGGAGCTCATTCTTAGAGACTCCAGAAAAGACAGCAATGGCAAAAAAATTAAATGTCATTGCTACAATCCACAAACAAACGAGGGTAAATCAGACTGTCCAGATTGCTTTGGTGCTGGATATTTATGGGATGAAAAATTGATTGTCGGCTATATGTGGATGCCGCGGGAAATTGTTATGACCAAATCAAATTCATTCAATTCTATAAATGGCAAACTAGGAAGATCCATGAATTCAGAATGGATGCTAATTGTCCCATATTCTATAAATGTATCAGAAAGAGATATCATTTATACCCCAATAGTCAATGATGAAGGGCGCATCAAATTCCCTATTGTTCCTGATAAAACCTTTTATGTGTCAGAAACAGCTAGGATGGGGTTCGATTTCGGACGAAGAGATTTTACAGCAATAGGATTATCAATAAGATGAGTGCATATACAGATCCATTTGAAACAGCATTAGTAGCACTAAGGCAAAAGGCTGGAAGGTTAAAGTTAGATACAATACCATTAGATGTTTTTAATAAAACATATAGAAGATTAACAATTGACAAATTCCTAGACCTCCTTTATTCTCTATTCAAAATGGAAGGGCTGTTAAATGATGAGCAGGATCCACTAGGTCCTAACAGTAATGATAAATTCTTCTATACAGAAATCTATCCCGACCTTCCTGATGGGAAAAATTTCTCAAATACTGTTACATACGAAATATACAAAAGGCAACCAGCAGAGTTTGATTCAAAGGTTATTAAAGAGCCAGGAACAACTCAGTATCGCCCTGATTATAAATGTATAATAACAGACACCGATTCTCGCTTAGCAATCTGCTATGAGAAACACTATGAGAACTATCTTAAGTTCACGGTATTCTCAGAAAAAGCAGAAGACGCTAGAAAAATCTCTTCGGTTCTAGAAAATTTCTTTACAAAATATTATCATTTATTAAGAATGCATGTTGGTCATCTGGTATACGAAGGAAGAGGTCAGACAATTATGACTGAAGCCTTTGGCAATAAACGTGTATTTGGAATCCCGCTATTATTCAGAGTCAGAACAGATGAACCTGGCTTTATTAAAAAAGACGATATTGTGTCTATCGACACTTATGGTCATGTCGTTGACTCATTCTTTATGGATGAATTAAATAAGATTAATAATTTTGAAAACAAAAACTGATAAGGCATAAAAATATGGCTACATATCAAAACCTACCCGGTGTTAATCTAGAGCTTCTAGACGGCAACCTTCGTGTAGATAACACAAGCGATGCTCGCCGCGTCCTTGTAATTGGTCGTTCAACAACCGGTAAAAGCAATCGTCTTTATACTGTGCGAGACACCAACCAAGCTGTAAATGCTCACGGCGCAGGAACTCCTTTGATTCGTAAGATGTCAGAGGCGATTCTCGGTGGGGCAACTCAAGTTCAGTTGTACCGTATCGGTGGACGTGCTGCTTCTTTGGACGGAATCTTCGGTGAAGGAACTTACATTCGTACTGTTGAAGAATCCGTAACAGCAGCTGATAACATCCGCCTTTACATTGGCCCACGCCCAAGCAACGATGGCAAATCATGCTTGATTGCCTTTAAGGGCAAAAACATCATTTACTCAAATGTTCCAGGATCAGAAGTTAACCGTAACCAAATTGAGGTTGTTGGATTTGACTATGATACAGACTTGGTATTGGGCACTCCAACTGAGCCTGTGCTGTTCTCTAACATTATTCCTACTGCTAAGCCACGCACTGTGACTAGCCGAGGAAATGGCTCTACTTCAGATTACACTCTGACCGGCGCAACTAAAACTGATGCAGTTTCTGATGTGGTTGTAAAAGTTAATGGCGTAGAAAAAGCTTCTGGCACAGATTACACTGCTAAATTGGACAAAGCGGCTAACCGTCATTACGTTTCGTTCACTGCGCCAGTTCCAGCCGGCGAACGTATTCAAATTAAATACTCAGTTAAACCAACTGGTAATGAATCTGGCTCAGCAGTCTTCTCTGGAGACGGTACAACTGTTAAATTTAATCTGCCCGGTACTAAAGCAGCAGATGACTTGGAATTGACCAAAGTTACAGTTGCAAATGTTGACGAACTGGCTAATGCCACTCTCGGCAACTCAGATGATGGTTTGCAAAAAGCTATCACTTTGACAACTGCTCCTGGTGCACAAAAAACAGTTCTGGTCGAATACATTCTTAAGAAAACTCCTGTACACGTCCCAGGCAAATTCGTTGAAGGCGAAGATAACATCGACACCACTTGGAAACGCTACTTCGAATTGTTGCATTCAGCACTGTTGGATTTGGAAACTGTAAACTCATTCTCCATTGTTACAGACTCCGCAATTATCGATGCCCCAAATATCGCAGATGGCTCTACCGCAGAAGATCGCTTGGAATACGTTTACGTATACGAAGAAGACGGCGAAGTTAAATACGATTGGTCAGACACCAAAATCCTTTATCGCAAAGGCACTACAACTACTAAAGATGTTGCAGAAGCTGATTTGAATGGAAACGGTCAACCTATCGTCGCACGTCGTTATCATGAAGCTAACTTTGCATATCTGCTGGCTAACTTTGCACATACAATCTCTGAAAATGAAGACTTCGTATTGGCAACAATCGGCGCATCATTGCCTCCTTCTTTGACAACATTTGAAGTGAACAAATGGATTGGTACTCCAGCCACTAAAGACTCCGCAGGCAATATCGTTACTAACGGTACTGGATTGTTAGGCCTCCGCAACATGGTAGAGCGCGCTGACACTCGTCAAGGCTTCTACAAAACAGACAGCGGATTCGTTGATGGCGACATCATTTACGACTCTAATGGTGCTCCAGTTGATATTGGTAAATATCTGTCAGTTGTTCCTCAAGTGATTGTTACTCAAGCCTCTGCTTCTAGTGGAACCACAGCAGGCGTTACAAATGGTGCAGCAGTTTATGCAGGTTTATTGACCACTGTCCAACCAGGCAACTCTACTACCAACACTGTGGTGAATCGTATCTCTCTGCCAGGCGAAATCAAAAAAGTTAAACTTGATCAACTTGCAGGTTCTGGATATGTAATGTTCACAACCCGTGATGGTCAGGTTCGTGTGGTTTCTGGTGAGTTGGCTACCAACATTAATTCTGACTACGATTATGTATCTACTACTATCATCGTTGCAGAGACTATCAACCGAGTTCGCAAAGTTTGCTTGCCATTCATCGGACGAGGATTGACAGAAGCAACATTGGTAGCTTTGGATACCGCAATCGAATCTGAATTGCAAAAACTTGCAGACTCCGATGTGATTGTAAACTTCGCACATGTTGTTAACCAACGTCAAGTTGTTAACGGTAAAGGTGTTCTGGATGTCGCTCTGACAATCGTTCCAGCATTCGAACTGCGTGAAGTTAATGTTTCACTGAAACTGGCCCTAGAGGTATAAGATAAAAGAGTAAGGAGAGACCTGGCGGTCTCTCCTGGTTATAATCAATATAGGAATAAATATGGCTATTAAAGAATATCACAGCTTTGGTGGTGTCGATATCACTCCGGTGTTTGGCAATACAGCTTTCGGCGAAATGCAAATGGTTTCATATCGTGCAGACCGCGAAAAAGCCCCAATTCACACAATGGGTTCTCCTGATGCTCGCTCAATTGCTCGTGGCAAACGTTATATCTCTGGCGCATGTGTGTTCACAGTGTTTGACCGTGATACATTGCTTGAAGCTATGGATGAAGCTGGGCGCACTGATGTATGGTTGAGCAAACATGAAACTGCCAACTATCGTCGCGGCGGGATCTACAAAAATATCAACAACGGTCAATACCAAGATGCAATCACCGATGCTGCTCGTAATGCAATCTACGGTTCTAACAACATCCGTGATAACAACGGTTCTCGTGGTGGTGGCACTCTGACTGCCGACTACGGCAAAATCAATTTGGATACATCTCAAAATATTCGTTCATCTTTGCGTACTGCTGCTAAAGCTCGCTTGGCTGACCAAGTATTGCCATTCGACATTAACCTGGTTGCTACAAACGAATATGGTCACACAACTAAGATGGTTATCTACGGCGTTGAATTGATGACCGAAAGTGGTGGTGTATCTATTGACGATTTGGTATTGGAAAAACAACATACATTTATTGCGCGTTCTATTTCTAACTGGATGCCAATGGATCAATACAACACCCGATAATTTAATCTAACTCTTTGGAGTATAGTTTATGGCTACAACAATAAGTACAAGTAGACAAGAAACATACAAAAGAGAGTATCATAGCGTGGGTGGCGATGCTACCCACGTTATTTTTAATTTCCCTGGACACGGAGCGTTGTACATGGGGAGTTTGATTTCTCTTTCATATCAATCTTTCAGGGATAAAGTTCCCATCTACAATCTTGGAAATACTAATATAGACGGATTCGCTATTGGTAAACGCTATGTTGCTGGATCGCTTATTAGAACTATTTTCCTTCATGACGATCTGTCAGACTTTTTAACAAAAATCACAAAAGCTATCGGCTTAAAGAAAAACGTTGATAGCATCTATCAAAATAAATTAGAAAAAATGAGAACGTATCATCATCTTATGTTTGATGACATAATTCCATTCGACATTATTATTCTTTTAAGTTCTGAATACGGGGCATATTCCGTTTCAGAAGTTATATACGGTGCCACACTTATTAATAGTGGGCAAGTTCATTCTATTAACGACTTAATAGCAGAGGGAACAATGTCTTTTGTTGCTAGAGACATTAGACAAACCAGGGATAAAATTGGTTCAGTAAAATATGGCCAAGCATTAACCAATGATAGAAAAGCTTCAGATTTAGGCGACAAAGAAGATTACAAACCAGAAAGCCAATTTAAAAATAAAGAAGCTGAACAATTAAATCAAATCTTCAATCAAATGAAAGAAGACGCCAACGAAGACGGCGTAGTTACGGCGCAAGAATTAAGAGAACAGACAATTGTTTCTCAAATACTTAGGGCAGTAAATGACGGTGAAGATTTATCAAATTATATTCCACAGATAAATGAATTATCTGATAAATATAAGAGTAAAGTATCAGAATTAGTTTCTCAATCTTATAAAAATCAAACTGGGTCGCCAAGACAATTGCCATCAGTTTTTGACAATAAGACAGCAGACAAAAACACACTTGTTTATAGAAATAATCCGTCATCTGATCCATCCGAAATAACGGACGGTGATACTGTCAAATTTAGAGGCGTAAAAAATATCGGCGGCGAATTATACAAAGAAGAATATGGTACCAATGGAAATTACAATACATCTAATGGCACAGACAAAATGAAAGAGGGCGAATATAAAGCTCGTCTATTCCCTATTGATGCACCAGAAACATCTCACACTCCAGGCGGAGAAGACCAACCATTCGGAAGAGAAGCAAAACAGTTCCTTGAAGAGTATATGAAATCTGGCAAATGGGATGAAGATGTTAGACGTGGATATGTAAAAAATGTTCCATACAATACATATGGTCGTCATGTGATTTACAACTACAATTATGCATTGGCTGCAATTAAAGCCGGAATGGCTCACTATAGTCCATCTGGAGCAAGATTAGCTGGAGCAACAGCGGCAGAAATGAGAGAGATGGAGACAGCCTATGAAAATGCCAAAAAGAATGGCGTTGGACTATGGGGTCAACCACCTGTTGTAATGCCAGATGAATGGAGAAGAAAACATGGGAACTCTAGCTAGTAAGCGACACGTTAGATACGAAACTGATAGACAAAATAATACTATTAAAGTATTTGCAGTTGATGAACAAGGCAACAAACAAGAGCTTCATTCCGCTGGAACATCTGGAGACCTATATGACATTGCTATGAGCTATTATGCGGCTCATTTTAATGGCACATCAATGGAGAATCAGTCCGTTAAAAAAGCCAATCTAGATAAAATTGATTTGGAATATGGAACCACTTTCAATACGGATAAATCAACCTACTTTAAATCAAATGAAACATGGCGCGGCTACTCTAATTATGTTAAAGACCAGCAGGGGATTGATGCTGTAAATCAACAAACAAAATTAGGTTTCATCCCGGGCAACAATAAATGGGTCAATCCAACTAAAACAAAACCTGACGAGCCAACATTCACGCCACCAAAAGCAACAGAACCTGGCACAGGTGTCGAACAGCTTCGCCCACTTGGTGCAGATGATGCATTTAAATATCAGATTGATCCTCCAGAGATCCCAGAAGAGAATGAAGTCCTCGACAAAGACGAACAACAGGAAAAAATAAAAAGAGAAGCAGAATTAGCTAATAAAACAATTAGCTCTGTTGGTTATAGTGGACTTTACACCAAATACTATTCTTCGAGTGACTTTAAAATTTATATTGGAGACATCCTTCTTGATTACGCAGCAAGTGTTGCATTTAGTGAATCATTATCTTCAGTACCTGTTTATACAATAGGAAATAGTAGATACAGTTTCTTATCGCGCGGCAATCTTTTAGTGTCTGGATATATAAGTATCAATAAAGCTGGCAAAGATTATCTAGCTAGGACATTAGCAAACTTCAGAGACAATAAGGTTAGCTTCAAGTCTTTAGGCCCCTATGAGCAAATGCAATTGACAGCAGATGAACTTAACGCATACAAAGAAAAAGAAGCTAGATATATGGCGTCAGAGGTTTCTGCTAAGTCCGTATTGGATCTATCAGATTTAGATCCATTTACTCTCAATCTCGTTTATAATAATTCAGATGTGATTTCTAGAGGTGTACAGCAACAAATATCTATAATAGAATGTAGAGTCATAGGGTTCGAACATAACGTAGATATAGGTTCGGACGGACAATTAATAGACGGATACAAATTTATAGGTAAGGAAGTTGTACCAAGATGAGAACAGAAGAAATTGAAGGCTTAAGTGCATTGCCACAAGATGATCTTACAAGCGAAGAGATTGAACAGCTTGAGATGGCCAAAGAGCAGCGACAAGAAGAAGAGAAACGAGAATACACAGACGTTGATATGCTTATCGAACTTCTTTCTGATAAGGAAGAGGCGCCAACTGTTTATGATATCGAGGGATGGAAAGATGAATATGGTATTATTCAAGTTTCTACGATCCTCAATGAGGATGACATTTATCTATGGCGCATTTTAAGACGACAAGAATATAAGTCCCTTCTTAAAAGTGGAACACTAAATGAGCAGGCGAGGGCAGAAGAAGCAATCGTAAGAAGATGTCTTCTATATCCTAAGCCAAACGAGAAGTTTATGTATAACTCTCCAGCTGGGGTTATTTCAACACTAAAAGAGCAAATCATGTACAAATCTGGCTTCGTCCCAGATGCAGTTGCTTTATCTCAAATTAAGGTATTGTAAATATGAACACAGTAAACCTCGGCGCGGGAAATATTTTAATTCCTTTCAATAATTCCATAATTGAAATAGATGGAATCATGTATAAGGATCTAGTTGTAATAGCTAGACTACTGAATAGCGAAGAAATAACTCGCGTTTTGAGGATTTCTGTAAAAGACGCATATAGTGCAGACGAAATGTTTGAAGATATTTTTCGTTCATGCGTTGTTAGTATTCCGGGAATAAAAGATAGTTCAGATTTAGAAAAATCATCGGCAGGATTTATAGCTACAGTTGGCTCAGCAATATTAACCAAATCAATGTCTCATATTGATGATCCAATAAAAACATTCAAAGAGTACACAGAAAATGTAGACATCTTAGATACTATGTCTGCTATTGTTTCAAAATATTTATCTACTCCATATTTAGAAGTGAAAAAACTTCCAATAAACAAACTATTTGAAATGTATGCAGTTTGCCATAAGGCATTCCCAAATGAAGTAACTGAAATTCAGGAACAAGAAGATACTATTAATAAAGATGTAGGGGTTAATACAGATGACTAGCGGCGTAACGGTAGCAATGCTATTCAACAATGGGGTTATTCCAAAAGACGGGATTCAGCCAGGAGAAATAAGAAGCCCCTATATTAAAGAGAAATTATACACAACAAGTTCATCTCCAAATGAAGTCCAATCAGATGAAGAAGCGCAAAAAATAATTGGCTCAATCACAAAATACGGACTGTCTGCTGGGGCAATGTACCTTATTAAACGTGCACTTGAAAATCAAAAAATACAAAAACGAGTTAGGGAATACTCTAACTTTGGATACTTAGCAGAGTCTGTTTCTGGAACAAAAGATGATGCCTTAAGGATCTTTGGTGGCGGGAGAGTTACCTTGACCAACTTGCTAATGAATACAGCAAGAATGGCTGAGGAGCTCTCCCCTTTTCACATTTTAAGAACATTTCAGGTTTCACATATCCTTCAACCATTCGCAACAAGAGACAGTGAACACTTCTTTGATTCTGATGCGCTAGCTGCACAGAAAAACTATTTCAGAGAAATGTTCAAAATGCATGGTGAAAGAGAATTGACAACTTCTGACTTCGCAAATGGAATCACTTACCGCTCTGGCCAAATGTTAGACTCAGAAGGCAATGTTATCCTTAAAGATGCGAGATTGGTTGCATCTGAATTTACAGGGATAAATAGACTCCATGATGAATCATCTGCTTACAATAGAATTCTATCCAGATTTGTTGCAAGGGCAGGCGTATCTAAAAATGCAGAACAAGAAGTTTTCAATCTCGGCAAAAATGTGGCAGAGGGAGCTCCGCCTTTAACATTTATAGCCTCAAGTGGCAATGAATCTTCAGAATTCAAATGGGCTAAAACAGTTGTAGGGCAAGCTGTTGCACAAGGTTTTAACACCGTAAATGAACCAGTCGCCTTCGTAGAAGAAATGACAGGAACATTAATTAACAAAGAGAATAAGGTTTTTCAGTTTCTTAAAAAGTATGGAAAGATAAATCCAAATGCACATCAAAATGCAGAGATAGGTGAACTTGCTCTAGGATATATAAAACACGGCGCAACAAAACTAGGGACATTGGGACTTGGATATTATGTCTTAGATAACGCATCAAAAGTATTTGGTTCAGATGGAAGCGGATATGATAAAGGCGTCTTAGAGGGATTATCTGCAAGCGCAGTAAACGCTAAAATTAAATATAATGAAGTTGTATCTGATAATTTTAAAGAATATGTTGCGGAACAGGAATATATGGCTCCTGGTTCAACTAGTTTACTAAGACTAGCCGGGTTTCCGTTGGCAGGAGCTATGACTGCCGGCACATATGCCTATGCAGAAAGAGCTCTTCCTTCATTCCTAAGCGGGACATACAAAGAAGGCGTAAGGAATGCTGTACAACAATCAAATGTAATATCCGGCGCTGTATCTGATGCAGTAGATCATACTATTCTAAATTCCTCTATTGGCAGAGTCACAAGAACAAAACAATTCGCAATGAGAGGTACACTAGTAGGTGCATTATTAACTTTACCATTTCTTCCGGGCGCGTTAATGGGTGAATCGTCCGAAGATTCAAAAGCTGAATATTATGAAGGAAAAGATGTAGCAATAAAGCGAAATCGTTTTTGGTTTAGCGGAAGCAGCAGTATTGAAGGTGAAGGAGTTAAATACTTCACTAAAAACTGGTTTAACAGACTGCAAGCTGGCAATAGGGATAAAATACTTTATGGAGATGGAGACACAAAAGAATCTTTAAACCCATTCTTACACCCATTTGATTATCTTAGAAATCCGTATAGATTTGAAGAAATGCATAAACATGATATGCCATATCCAGTTTGGGGTATGGATGTATCAGTTGGTGGTTGGGCTGGTAAAATATTTGAGAAAACAATAGGGCAGGTAATCAAACCAGACATTATTAATCCAGAAATGTATAAAATCTCTGGTAATAATATTCAACAGGGATATGAATACGATCCAAACAGTGTTTCTGAGTCAGGAGACTTGGGTCTATATAATAACGGCGATATCCAAGCGGGAAGCTATTTTCAAATAGCCGGGCAATATACATCTAAGTTTAAATCTCTTATTGATGACAATTTGGCAACTGGAAAAGTTAATCCAAGATATGACCCAGTAAGCGAAGGCTTCAATTATACCTTTAACGCCGCACAAGACTTTATCGGTCTTAAAGGCTGGGCAATGTCAGGGATCACTTCAAGTCTTGGTGTAGGAGACACTGATCACTCTAACCAAATAGCTAGATCTGGTGAGGCAACAAACTTTGCAAGAGAATTTCAGTCGTGGAATTTAGGCGGACTATTTGGCGGCGCTGACGTATTGCGCCGTATTGTCCCAATGTCAACTGAGGTAACTTACGACAGGGTAAATCCATTAAGTAACCAGGTCTCTACTACATGGCTTCCTAATGGCAATTCAAATTATACTGATTTCTCAAAAGGTGCATTTTGGGATAAAGTAGAAAATGGATATGATAGACTTCCTGGCGCAGGGTACGAAACATATAATCCATCATTAAAGGGTGTTAATCCAGAAGATTATCCAGACATCAATAAATTTGAAATACTTTCAGATGTTGCATACGGCAGCAAAGAATATTTCGCAATGAATAAAAAGATGTCTGACCTTTATCAGTCTGGAGAAATGGGAGAACAAGATCGCGCTAAGTTTGATGAAATTTATATTCAAAATCAAGAGCGATCCAGACAGAAGGTCTTCCATGAATACAAGACAGATGACGATGTAGAAGGTATTTCTCTATGGGGCAGAGCATTAGGAACGATGTGGGAAACCACAACACACAATGCAGAATTGCCAACAGAAAGATTGTCTTTCTTCAGGCCTGCTGGCAAGTTATTACATCAAAGAACGGCTGTTGAAGATTATCAACATACGCAATTATCAGGTAGTGATACTGCACTTTGGAATAGACCATATGACCATTTTATTCGCCCATTCTTTTCAGATGTAAATAAATACTTTGATCCAGATTCTATTCCTGATCATGTTCAAGAAAAACGAAATGTAGACAACTATTTCGATGCTCTTGAATATTACAAGCAGATGAAACTGTATCGAGAGAATTATTACACAAATGCTGGTCTAGCAAATCAGGCAAGAAGAAACGCCGGCAGAACTCTATATGGCGCAGTGGCAAGCGGATTAGATTCCCAACAGGATGTAGAGGCCGCATATTCAGCATTATCAGATAACGAAAGAGCATATTTCTCATCATTTGTAAACGCCAAAGGAGATGATCGCGCTAGAATATCTGCAATGGTTGATGGAGCAAATGAGTCCCAAATGTACAAAATGCTTTGGGAAAGAAAAGATGCACTTGAGAATGGTGAGAATATTCATGCGCTACTAGAACAAGAAGAATCCGAATTAGTTAGATCTCACGCCGCGGCATACAAAGGATATCAATCTAGTGGAGATTCTCGTATTGGTATATCATTTAGAGAATACCTACAAGAGAAAAGAGCAGAGGAAGTAATATCTGAAGCAACAGGAATCCCGGATGAAAATTTTGTAGGCTGGGATCCAAGAATTGAGGTCAACGATATTAAACTAAGAACTCTTCAAGTTTCTAAAGCAGATGTAAAAGAATATGGATATTGGAAACAAGACGAACAGGCTCTATCTCAAAATTTAGCAGTCCTAAAAGAAACACAGATTACAACAAAACTCAAATCTATAAGTAGCATAAGTGCAAGAAGAGATTTTAATAATTATTTGGCAATAAAAGATACGCTCCATCAACAAGGTATTAGAACAAAAGATGTCATATTTTCTAATACAGGTTTTGGAGACACAGACATAAATATAGGTTAAGACAATGGCAGAAATTAAAAATCCAAGACTGATGCTTGCCGGCGCAGCATTGGGAGCTTACACACAGGATCCAGAAAATCATCCAATTATGGGATTAGCGGGCGTTGGTATTGGTGCCTATGTCGGAGCTAATCTACAAATAGTTAGAGAAATCTCAAAAGCTAAAAACAGAGTTGATAGACTTGGCGCTGGTGTATTGGATTACATAAACGTAAATCCAGAAGAGTTTAATGCTACAAAACATGCAACAGTAAAAGAGTCCGAGATGGAAAGATTTATTCGTGACAGAGTAAGAAATTCCTCTCGGGCTAATACAGCCATGAGAAGACATATCAATGACAGAATTAGGGCGTCAATGCAAAATTCCGGAATTGATACATCTATGTTTAAAAAATCGTTTATAAATGAAATGATGAATTCTTTTGATGGTGAAAAGTTCACAACTGGTTTTGATAAGTTCCTAAGAAATAAATCTTCTCTAGGCAGGAGTGTAGACTCAGCCCTCTTTTTAGAAAGACTCACTAGCATAGAAAAACAGGCTTCAGATATTATTAAAGGTGCACAACAAAGATATATAGAAATGCAGGCATCATATAGAAAGGCTGTAGACGCAAACTTTGTAGCCTTAACTGGCAATTCTCTGTCTGATGTGTTCACAGAGGATCAAATCAAATTCCTGCTGAACGGTAAAAGTGCAGTTGAAAATCCACAAGAAGTTATCAAATCAATTGAGAGCGCAAAGATAGAAAAATATTATATCCACGCGCTTAAATCTTCTACAGATCCAGAGAATATCGCTATTGATGAAAAAGGTATATTTTCAGCTGACATAAAATCAATAGACAGAACAAATATCAAAAGTGTAGAAAGTCTACAAAGAGGGACTCTAAATTTAACTGAATCTGCATCCAAAAATGACAAGATAGATTCTATTAAAAAATATCTAGTTCAAACACTTGGCAACACAGAAGGTGAAGCAGAAAGAATAGCTACGAATCTTGTAGAGTCTAATCCAAACGCATCTTTTAGTATTTCAGATAATAATCTCCAGATTAAAAGACCTGGAGAGAAGTCTGTATCAATGTCTCTTATGGAAAGAAGTAATGGTAGAGCAATAGAGCGCATTGGTGGTAATACATATAATCCCATTATGTTTAATCCATTCGGCAATGCAAACGGAAATGCAAAACTGCCAAACGGGCAAAGAGTTGCTGCATGGCATTTCGGAATGGGAGACTCTGCACAAGTGTCTGGTATCATCGGAGACAATCATAAGCTAACTGGTTACACAGCAGCAGAAGCGGCATCTCTTCATTCTGCTGTTACAGGGATACCGCTAGGTGAGGCATACGATATATATAATAAAAGAGAATTTATTGGCGCATCAAGTGCAGTAGATGATTTAGGAATTCTTCCAAGAAATTCTCAAATTGATTTCTCAAATTCCATGACATTTAGCAAAGGTGGAATAGCAAAAGGATACACTGATAGTTTAACATCTTCTGGATACAAAAAGATAATCGAAGATGTTGATATGGCTGCTAGAAAAGCTGGTATACCATCTCCTGCATTAGCCAAAATTCGTTCTCAAAATACAGGTATAAATGACACTAGCACTATGAATTCTGTAGCTGCCGGTATTTCGCCACATCCAGAACGTTCAAGCGGGAATTTAAGCAGAACAAACATTGCTACAGTATCAGATTTAGAGATACCATTTAAGGCAACTGCAGAACAATTGGATGCAGGCCTAAATCAAAAACTAAGATCAGAATGGGTTAACGCGACTGAGGCAATGGCAAAAGATGGTAGAGGTGTAAACCTTAGAGGTTCAATTCCAGCAACACTTGGTACATCTGCCGGAAGAAATTCTTTGGGATCATTGGTTCATGGCATTACTGTGTCAGATGGTCAATCTGCTACATCATTAAAAGGTGTAAATGTAAATTTCCCATTATCAATAAATCTCGGAGAAGGAGATATTAAAGGCAATAAACGCCAAAGAGAAATTATAGAGTCACTTATAAATGGTGGTGGACCAGTAGAAGTTTCTCATAATGACATCGTTGCTTTTTCTGGAGGTAAACCAAATCAGGTTCCAAGATATGCAAATAAAATGGTTTTAACAGGAATAGAAGAAAACGAAGGAAATGTTAGACTATTGGGCTATGGTGTAAACTCTATAGACGATCATAACGCCGTTGGTATGAAGGGATTTGGAGATATTAAATCTAATATAGTTTTTCAAGATGAAAGAACAAGAAAAGCTGCTAAGATATTAGACGAGATGGAAAAACTTGGAGTCCTAACAAATAATAATGGCGCAATTGAATTTGGTGATGATACAAATCTCTCTAAAGAAGGAAAAAGATTTAAAAAACTTCTTCAAGAATTTAAATCTAGTAGAGAATCCAATAAAGAGTATTTAAAACAATACGGCGTGGATAATTATAAAAAGCTAACGTTGGACATGGTAGATCAATTAGAAAATGATCTAACTAAACCAGCATATAAAAGAACTATTCTTACTCGCGCATTATCTTCTATTGGTTTAGATAAAAATCTTCCAGATGTAGTATTGAGACAGCAAGATTCAAAAACGGTTGCCGCATTAGAACAATTATATGCACCAATAAAAGAATTAAATAGTTCAAAAAATATATCAGAGCAAACCATTAATAGAGCTCAACAAAGTATGACAAATACTTTAGACTTATTAATCAATAATGCGGAGGATGGGAAAGTAAAAGAATCTCTGCTTAATATAAGAGAACAGGTTAAAGTCGCTCATGAGTCACATTCTCCAGTGGATGTACTAAAAGATATATCTTCTCAAGCAAGGGGAACGCTAATAGCAGAGAGAGCAATTAACGATGGTAAAAGTTCAAATATAGCTTTATCAACAATGTTGAACAATCTGTCAGAGTACAATAAAAAACTCAAATACGGAGTTCAAGAAGAATTTCTATTTCATCATGGAGATGGAAACACGTCTAAGATTCTTCTCGGTACAGATTCCTTTGGAAACAGAGTCAGATCAGAAGATGTAATAACTCAATACCTAGAGCACAATACTGAACGTATGAAAAAAGCCGCAAATGGTGTTATTAAATTAGGTGGAATAACATCCAGTGGATTTTATGAGGCTGTACAAAATGACTTTACACAGTTGTACAGAAAATTAGATTCTAAAGGTATAGCTCCAAAGATTTGGGGATTAGTTACATTTCAGTCTGGTAACGAAGCAATAACAGGCGCAAATGCATCTAAGGGCACCATTTCATGGATGGCGCAAGATGCAATGTCTATGAATGGTATGTCAAGAGAATCTATAGCTTCGATGACGTCACCAAACAATGATGCTATATATGTATTCAAATCAAGATTGGCACAAAGATATGAGGCTCAAGGTATAAATCAGGCATTCAGCAATGACGTCGATGTTGCTAAAGGACAAATAAACAAACTTTTCAATCCAGATACGGCACGAAAAGAATATGTTGAAAAATATTTAACAAATGCCAAAGTCGACAACGGAGTTATGACAATCTCTCTGGATAACGAGGCATTAAAAAATCTTAAAGGTAACTACTCTAAATTTAAATCTTTGTCTATTGAATTATTAGATACAGACCTAAGTGGATCTGTAACTATGGAAGACGGAAAGCCAGTAAATAGACAAATAGATAAATTAAAAAGAAATGTGCTGATTTCTCAATTAGATTTACAACAGGCCAGAAAAAGTGGCCATCAAGAAACAATCAGATTGGCAGAAGAAGCATATCGGGATTCATTTAAAAAATGGGCAGATATGGAAATTGCAACAGATAAGAACGTTGTAAAAGAGGCCATCAAAAGAGAGTTTAATCAAGGTGCAACTGTCACAGCTGTTGAAACGACTGGTTACGAAGAAGCAATCAGAATCAGAGATTCTAAAGCTAATAAGAACGCTGTATTCATAAATGATGAAACATACAGAGCTTTAGGATTTAATAATGGAGACTATTCTCTAATAGATGAAGGCAATGGTATTCAAAAGATTGTATTTAAACATGACAAATCTAAGGCCGCAGTAGGTTTTTCTGTTCGTGAACCTGCATCTGGCCCATTATCATCTATGGCAGGCGAGTTTTATTTAAACACCCAAAGAGATAGAAATGGGCTCATTCTCGGCATTGGTACAAAACAATTAGCTGCGCAATCTGGCGACTATGATGGCGATAAATTGGTATTAGGAATCCTCAAAAAGAATGCTCAAAAATTTGATGAGATTCACAAAGAAATTTCTAATATAGGATCAATGCAGACAGAAGTCTTTAACAGATATGGAGAATTCATTGAGGGAATTAATCTAAAAATGGCTGAGGCATCAAAAGAAGCTAAGGCAGTTAATATAGTTCCATCTATGAAAAACATTCCAGAAGATATGCCGGCTGCCTTAGTGGAGAAGATTGCAAAAGGTTCAAGAAGAGATTTCGATGCTCCAGCAATTACATCATTACAACAACTGATAACAAACTCATTAGTTGCAGAACATGAGAGAAATGTCGCTACGTTGATGGCAAATGAAAAAATGGATGCCATAACAAAAGCCGGAGCAATAAAAGATTCTCATATAAAAATGATGTTGGCGTTTGAGGCATCAAGATCTATTCAAGAGGATACGCTTAAATCTGTTCGTAAGTCTTCTAGCGGAGCAGCAGTTCATGACACTCTACTTGATTTAACATCGAGAATTAAAGAGGGCTGGGGTAAGAATCCTGATGCAGATTTCACAGAGCTTGGGAATACAATTAAAGGCTTTATGCATGAAATGTATGGAAAACACTTTACATCTGATGAAGGGAAACAACTCTTAGATAATGTGTCAGAAACAATTAAGACAGCGATTATAAATCATGGACCTGGCATAAATGCGAATCCAGCGAATATGGTAGGTGATTTGCATACTGCTTCTGATAAATTAACAGCCGGCGCGACAAGATTGTCTGGCATATCTGATAAGGCACCGGAAAACATTCAAGCTGGATCAGAACAATTGCAAAGAGTACTGGAATCAAATATAATTTCAGAAACAGACGATGGTTTAAAATCAATGATTTCAACACTTAAAAAGAATAAACATTCTTTAATTCTCGGCGCGGCAGGACTTGGAGCATTAGCCTTTATTGGTGGGGCAGAATCTCCAAATATGTCTTCTCCAATGTACAATTCTCCAGTAGCAAGAACAAATCCAACACTACCTCCATTAACAAGCGAATCAGCATATATTCAAAAATGGGGATCAGATGGACAGTCTGTTACTATCAATGGTCAAACAATCAATAATTATTCAGAATCTAGAATCAAACAAAATATGCGGTCAATGTTCCAGGGTGATACTAATAGCCGCAACACAGTAAGGTTTGACAATAGAAACTATTAATAAGGCAAATAATAAAATGGCAAGATTTACATTTAGCATCAATGGACGACTAGACTTAGAGCCAGTTTCATTTGATAAGGTAGATAAATTTTACTCATCACAAGAGGAGTTCCTAAGGGACTCCTCAGTTTTGGTGTCCACATCAAGATATAGCGAAATGCTAAGCCTTGTAACATTTCAATTCGATGTATCAAAAGAGGATGATGTAGAAAAACTATCACAGCTAATCTCTATGTGTAGAGCTTGTCCATATGTTTTTATTAAATCTGACGCAATAGAAGAGAATCATTTATCTGATTTAAATCTAGCTATTGGGTCTGGATACTTCATGTATGCTATTCGTGAATACGAAGCAGAGATGAATTCATCTGACCAAGGACAAGGTGTTGTAACATTCTCTATGCGCCTCCAAATGGTGAACTGGAGACCATTAGCTAAGTCTATTAAATTCATTTCTTTATATGGAGATAAGAAGACAATTTCTACAGAAGTAGGAAGTGTTAGAGATGTTGCATTGGCCGGCGATGTTAAAAGTGCAGAAGAAGGCGGAGGATTAACCGAATATACTGATAATCCAGAAGACTCAAATGTTTTAGAGGCAATGGTAGAGTATTATCTTTCTGATGTTAATAAATATTCCGGCGGGCTATTAAATAAAGGAAATGATAGAAGTTATGATTTTAGCATTGGTTCACCAAAAATTTATTCATCAGAAGAAATTGCAAAAGTTGATAAAACAAAATTCCTATGGGGACAAGTTAGATCATTCCGTGTATTAAAAACAGTGGAAACTTCTAACACAGGCAATATTGATATTTCCGCTCCAAGAGATTCTGGAAAAACAAAAAACAGAAACACCTCAGAGATAACGGGAAAGGATGTAGGAGATAAACAAAGATTTGATGAAGACGGAAGAATCTATATTGGATGGTTGAGAAAACGTATTGCAGGTACATCTACATCTGAAACCAATACAGCCATTCAATCTATTAGAGTAAGAAGACGTAATAGATTTGCTAATCAAACAGTCCAAGGGTATGTTTATCCGTTCTGTCAATATCTTGGACATTCTCCAACAGAGCTGCTTATTACAACAATAAGTAATCATGAAAAAGGAATGTCAAGCTCTGCAATCATGGCGGCAGTAGCAGAAACTAGCGCCGCTATTGATTGGATCCGTCATAACAATCCGTCTTTAAAAGGTCTGGATGTAATGGCAGTTGAAAGTCCCCTTGTTAATGCAATGGGCTTATCTTATGTAGCGCTTGATTCTAGTCACTCATCTACAGCTGGCGAGGCAAATAATGTCCTTGTTCACAATCACACATTTATTGAGTCAGATTCATATCAGGCAATAGAAAATGGAAAATATTCTTTAGCCTCCAAAGTTGATGCATGGAATGACTATGTAAATCAAGGCACAAGACTTCTTGAGTTTATCAAACTAAAAATTGAAAAAGATAAAACAGGGGCAGTTGATACAGGACTTGATTCAGTTATTCAGAGAATCAACGAAGAAATTCTTGCGGCAACCAATGAAATGATTGACAGGGACCGCGCAAATGATTTAGAAAAATCAAAAGGAATGACCGTTCACCCAGATTCTCTATTGGCCCCAATGGTGAACCATGAATCATGGAAGAAATCAACACCGGCAGAGAAAGTCCAAAAGATAGTCGGACTATATGTAAGTCTTCAAAGTCAAAAATCCGCGACAGGCTCAGAAGAAAGAGTTAAAGGTGAAGCATTAAGAAGACTAGAAAGTGCAGTTAAAAGAGCTTATAGAAAAGCGTTGACAGGCGGCTTAGATACCCCAGAGGTGATTAAAGCACTAAGCGAGGACATTCAAAAGCAAGAACAGTGGATTGCAGAAAATGGCGGCTCTCAAACAAGAATGTATGGAGAGGGTTTGCCGGATTTCAACTATGGAGAAGTCCTAAGAAACATTGTTCAAACAAAAGAATATCCCGCATGGCAATCACTCCCTGCGCTTCCATTTGTGTATGATGTTAATATCATCTCTGGAGAAAAACTCTTAGCAACATGGCAAGAGATGCTTCCACAAATAAATGAACTTTTAGTTGATACACAAGCTTTAATAGCTCCAGGAATGGCAGAGTTCACAAATGTAACAGATTTATCGGGAGAACTTCCAACGACAGGTGCAACAAGAGTTGTTCAGAACCCGGATGGATCAGTTACAGATGTTAAACGCAATAATGAAGGCGTTAAGGTTAACTATAATGGAGACTTTAGTGGTAAATCAGAAGTTGACTCTGCTTTATCAGCACAACCTGGGAAATGGTTAACAATAGGGCAAGTCGTTAGATATGAAAGAGTCTCATGTTATTTTAGAGAAATAAGAAGAGTCGGAAGTAGCCCACATTTAGGCGTTGACCTAGCATGTCCAATCGGCACACCTGTTTATGCTCCGGCAGATGGCACAGTTTTAAGAGCAGGGCCAGCTGGCGGATATGGAAACCTTATGGAGTTATCTCATGAAGGAGGTATTGTAACTAGATATGGACATAATTCTAGACTGCTTGTTAGTAGAGGGCAAAGAGTCTCCAAAGGCCAAAAGATAGCAATAAGCGGAAATACTGGACATTCAACCGGGCCACATGTTCATTATGAAATAAGAAAAAATGGTGGAGTTATAAGTCCATTTGGATTTCATAATCAAATGGGTGCATACAGTGGCACTGGCACAAAGGGCAGCAGAAGAGTAGATTCAAAAGGTCCATCTGGTACACCTGTAGTAACCAAACAAAATGATACAAAAGCTGTATCAGACAAAGTGCAAGATGATATGCAAAGGCTTCGTAACCAAGTTAAGGCTACAAATGCTAAGGCTGGATTAGGCGCTATCAGCAAAGACCACATGGATATGCAGCGAATCATTGCCGAGGAAGCAACTAAGCTAGGCTTTGACCCAAACCTTGCATTAGCTATGGCATGGCACGAATCCAAATTTAGCCCAAAAGCATGGAATCCAGACACAAAAGCTGCCGGCCTTATGCAGATCGTCAGAAAGTTCCATAGTGATTACGGAGTTAATGACACAACTGTTTGGGATCCAAGAACCAATGTTAGACAAGCATTAAAAATGCGACAACAAGATATCAACTCATTTAAGAGAAGATATCACAGAGAGCCGACTCCGGGCGAAGTATATATGATGCATCAGCAAGGTCTTGGTGGCTTCTATAAAATGTATGACAATAGAAATAGAAGAGCGGTTGATGTGCTTGGTCAAGCAAAAGTGTTTAAGAACGGTGGTAACGCCTCTATGACCGTTGAACAGTTTATGAGATTGCATACCAGAGAAATTGATCAAAACTATTCTAAAGCAGCTGGTGGACAAGTTGGTATCGGGGTTCTAAATACCGGGGATCTTGATATTCAAGGAGACAAAGTCGCCGCGCCAAGAAGTTCTGAACCTGTAGATATCGCTATTGATCCAATCCCCTGGACAGAAGAGATTCAAGCAGAATCAAGATTAGAAACTCTTTCTAAAGATTTCAGAACTGGACTAGATAAACTTCTACCAACATATAAGGTTTACATGGTTCATGGTAATAATGAAAACAGTCTCATTAAGCTTATTAATTTCCGTACAAATGCAAGTTACTATGAAATACCAGCAGTACGAAACATCAAGGTTGAGATGGCCAATCAGGATAACCCTGTAGCAGTTGCATCATTTGAAGTTATGAATCCAATGAACACTTCATCTGACCCAAGAGAGATTAGAAGCCTAAAAAATACAGCTGTAGACTTATCATCATTGGAAAGTGAAGAAGCGCAAATTGTCACTTTAGACATGTTAAGAATTAAAGCTGGTAATAAAATTCAAATCAGAATGGGTTATGGTAATGATCCTAATCTATTGCCTATTGTATTCAATGGTATGATAACAGAAACAAATACAGGTGAGGTGTTACAAGTTGTGGCAGAGGGATATGGAAGAGAACTTCAAAATGAGCTATTATTCTTAGGGGACATTCTTCCTACATTCAATTCATCTGCAAATGATGATTTGTATATCTCAGCAGCTGTTGCCAAGGTTCTTAAGTATGCGAACATTCAGCACTTTGGTAGAGGTCCGCGATGGTTTGAGGACGCAGATGAGGCTGAACAAGAAGGCGCAAATGTCAATGTGAACGTTGCTCAACAAGAGATGGATAAAAATCACGCTTGGGCTACAGCATGGAACACTAAGACAGATGAATACTTCTTCACTAGCTTTGGTGGTCAAACAGATGTCCTTGAAAACACATGGCTTATGAATGTGGATATGGCAGATAGATTCTTTATTACCAAATGGCATGATATTTTTCCATTTGGACTTAGAGACTATTTCCCTGATTTCCATGTTCAGAATAAAACTGTTTGGGATGTAATAACTACCGGCCGCCGGATATTCCCTTCTTCTATCGCATTGGTTAAAAATCTTGATGGTAGATCAACTACATTTACTGGGATCAAAGAACAGATGATGATCAAAGGTGAAAAACCTCAAAGTCTAGCGTCTCAAATTAGACAAAGTATTTCTAAGGATAGTAAACCAACATTGGCAGGTAATGGTGAAGAAGAGCTATTTGCACCACAAGACACAACAATGTCGGGAGTTAAAAGGGTTGTACAGGCTAGAAATGGATCCAGAGAAGAGCAACTAAGGGCAGAACAATCAGCAGTTGATTTAGCTCATGTAACACATGCTGCACAACAGACAAAAGAAGTTGACATTGGAATGTATGGTCCAGCTACCAATTTCCATATTCTTAGCGACTCATACAATATCTTATCTAATCAGTTAAGGTTAAATCAGAACTGTATCACAGGTGCAGCAGTTGAATATGGCAGCGAACCAGGAGACTTTGGACTTGGTAAAAATGATCAATTCAGTATGAACTCCAATGGCGGCTTATATCCAGCATATGTTAAGAAAAACTTCATATCAGATTCTTCAATATCTTCACAAGGCATGGCAGTTAAAACTGCACAAGGATACCTGCTTGAAGAGCTTGAGAAAATGTATGATGGACAAATTATTATAACTGGCAATCCAAATATTCAACCTGGTGACTATGCATATGTAGTGGACGATTTAAGGGTTATGAAGGGTGTAATCAAATGTAGAGAAGTTCAGCATGTTTACAATGAATGGGATGGCTACATAACAATAATTACGCCCGGCATGTTTGTTGAGCCAGCAACACATCTATATTCTAACCTCTATATGAAGTTCGGCATTTACATGTCATTTGTAGCTAGGGCATTCTCTGAATTTAAAGAAGCTCAAGTTGGATCATCTCACGCCGCGTATGTTTATAATCAGGCAGACATTTCTCCAACTCCAGGTGCATCATGGGAAAATGCTTTATCATTTGGCGGGAATGCTGCTGTAACTGGTTTAAGTGGATACCTAACATATAAAGGTGCACAGGCCGGATTAAGATGGATTGGTGGCAAAGTAACCCAGTCAGCACTACTAAGTGGATGGACATCAAGAATTGTGGGTTTAGCATCTAGATTCAGTTCCTCTATTGGTACAGGATTCCTAAGATTTTTCCCAAGAACAAGTGCGCTGATACAGCAAACAATAACAATGGGTGCAAGGCTCTTTGGCGGAGGATTACTATCAGGTGGATTTGTAGTTGTTACAGTGTACGCAGTAATTATTATTCTTGTAGCATTAGCTATATTCGGCTTCTTTAAAAATCTGTATGAATCATATACGGTGAAGAGAGAAATGAGACATAGATCTCTGTTAAAAATGCCATTAACAGTATTTGAACAAGAATACACAGCAGGTCTGTTTGGCTGGAACAATGATAAATCTGCATTAGAACTTCAATGGGAAAATATCAAAAGAACTGCTTCAAATATCAGCGATATCTGGAATGCTGGCAAAGGCGAAGATGCTCATAGATTTAGAATCATAACAAAACTAGCGATGGATGAATAACAATGTTGACACCTAAAAAACCTACATTAATTGACCAAACAATTAATAACGCAGGTATTAAATATACTGACCAAGGTAAGATTGAGTCAGTATCAATACAGGGGACGCAAATATTTGTGGTTGTTAGACTTGTTGGTAAAAATCTACCAGACATGATGGGCAATACGGTTAGTTGTGGGAGGCACTTAGTTGGCCTCCCTACTCATGCTCCTGAACATACAGCTACAATGGCTGAGGTTCTGATTCCTTTAAATATGAACTCTTCGGTCCAGGTTGTTGATCCAAAGACATTAATAGGATCTCGTGTTCAAGTGTTTTTCAAATCTTCGGGATTTCCAGAGGGATGTACATTGCTTTCTAATCCAGATGCAAGATCAGTGTCCAGAGAAGAGTTATTCAATTTACGATTTGAGAGTAAAGATGGTATAATAGACCAGTTTACAGAAAAGAAAATTCAATTAACTGACAGTCAAAAAGCTGAGCTAATATCAATTCTTAAAAAAGAAAAATATGATCAAACATTCCATAAGGGCGCAGTTGGTGTATACGGGAACAGTCAAAATATGTTTGTATCTAATCCAATGCATCAATCAACTTTTGTTGACTTCCAGCAAAAAGCAGATGAAAAAACAGTCATCAATGATGTCAAAAAAGAGGTCAGAAAAAAGGATTGTTATATGCCGGCAACAGTATTTACAGGAAAATCATAAATGATAATTAGGCCATCCCCAACAAGTACAACGGTAGTAGATATAAGAGAAGATGTCGCAACAATGTCGGCTGGTTCTATGTCAGTGTCTACACACAAAGACTATGGATCATTTATCAATGGTCCATTATCAATCTCTTCTCCTCCGACATCTATTACAATTGGCGGATTCTACAAATTCAATCCGGTAGCCTTATCTGGTATGCCGTCAACAATTATAACTCCAGTTCCAACATTTGAAGTGACAGTACCAGTTAAAAATATAGCAACACAAAATATTATTAATGGGATCGTTACAAGCACTATAACAGGACTGTTTTAATATGCTAATAGATACAATAACAAGAGATATCTCTCAAGACAAATATGGCGATCTAATTTTTAATGGATCCGATATAGTTACGTCTTATAATAAAGATGAAATAGCAAAAATGAATGCAGCCCATAGAGTGTTTTCAGCGAATGGGGACTTGTTTAAATATAAGCTATACGGCGCGAACCTTATAAATTACATAGGAAAACAATTAACAGATGAAACAATAGATGAAATGGCGAGATCTATAAGACAATCATTGACATCAGATTTGTTTCTGTCTGCATATGAAATAATGATTGTACCGGTGAGAAATGGTGTAGACTCTGTATATTTTAAGATATCGGTTGGAACATCTGAGGGGTTCACAAGAGAAAAAGTTCAAGAAATCAATATAGAATTTACAACTACAGGCGGAGTTAGATATGTATAGCGAAATATCAAATCCCGAATTATTTAAAAACCAAGTCTTAACAGAACTTGGAAAAAGTACAGGGCTGAATAATACATCTAGATCCTCTGTATTGACCCAGTTAGTAGATGCAGTATCAGAATCAATGGTAAATGTATCGAAATATAATGCGTCCTTAATTAATTCCACTTTTACAGAATTAGCATCTGGAGATTTATTAACAGATAATGCATATGAATTTGGCGTATTAAGAAACGTTTATTCTGATCTATATGTAAAAGCAGAAGATCAAATTGTAGTCTTATCAACTGATGATGGGAATACATTTCCAAAATTCTCTCACGGCAAACTTGCCATTCCAAAAGGGAAAAGATATACAATAGGGAATACAACGATTGAGGTTCTAACAGATGTATACTTACAATCTGACTTATATGAAATTCCATTATCCATAAGGGTAATATCATCATCTACGACAGATATTAAAAATGGCGCCGTAATAGATATAACTGACAAGAAAAATATCAATACATCTGGTCTTAAAATAAAATTTAAGGAACCAGTGTATAATCAGTTAACAGAGGAAGATGATAATTCTCTTCGCTCAAGAACTATGTCCGCAAAAATGAAAGTTCATGGTTCAAGCATAGATTCTATTACCGGCATTGTTCAATATACGCCACTTGTTAAGGCATTCTTTATTGATGAAGATCAATCTAGTGGTGTTGTAAGAATTTATATTGCCACAGACAAGACATTAAAAGGTGAAGAAGATAGTTCATTCCCTCATATCAGATCTAAACTCTTAAATACATTTGATGCAATCGGATCAGCAGAGCAATCATTTCAAATTCTTCAGCCACAAATCTTAAAAGTTTATCCTACATTCACTTATTCAAATACAACAGAGGTAATGGCACTAGGGGCTATTAACCAGTCACTCTATTCTACATACACACCTTTCTCGAAAATAATAGACGTAGATGCAATTAAGACAGAATTAACGTCATATGGCTTAAATGTAAAAATTGACGCACTAAGTTTAAAATCTGAAACATATGGAACATCGGAATCTGCTAGCAGCGGAGTTATTGAAATCCCCGATGGATACATAATTTACTTCTCAGCGGCAGACGCATTAGGAATAGAAGAATGAAACAGAATTTATCTACAAATATCATAACAAGATATTTCGCTAAATGGTCAACTCCATATAAGAGCAGATATTCAAATATGGCGAGAGTAATCTTGCCTTTTTCTTCTATTGTAAATTCGTCTATGGAGAAAGCCATTAATACAATGGCAATGAGATATAGAAATACTAAACTAGAAGTAACTGACGAGCTTCATATTCTTGATGTATATGGAGAACATAAGGAAATAAAAGCTGAAGGATCAAGAATAGAATATAAAGACGGCACATATAGAACTGTCGGTTCTCGCATTCTTGAAAATGTTGGACATTATTTGTATTCAGATTATTCTCAATTTCCTTCTGATGGCGTCATTCTGACAGAATCAGATATAGACTGGATAGAGGATGCATATGATTTAATCATAAGTGCTGGCCAGACAAAGATTAATCATAGGTTTGTAAAAGAAAACAGATTGTATGTTAAATTGCCACAGACATATGATGAAAGTTTTACAATTACTATTTTGGGATACGATAAAAATTTCAAATATATAACTGAACATATAAATGTAAGATATGAAGGCGTGTACGAGACATTTAAAAAATTCATCTACATTGATTCAGTTTCATCGCCGGTAGAAATTATACTAACTAACTATGTTAATTGCTCTATTGATCACTTTATTTATCCTAAGCATATCCCTTTAAAAAGAATAACAAACACAGAGGGAGAGTTTATCTTCCCATATATAACAAAAGATGAATCATCTGTTTATATGTATGATATGTCCGGCACAACATTTGATCCATTAATGCAGATTGACCTGGATAATAAGCCTAAGTATCTATTTGTATCAAACAACTCTGATGTGTTCTCAGTAGATGCTAATAACTGGTTAACAATATCTAAGCCAACTTATAATTTAACAACAGAAACAGAATCAAATGGATCTGCAAATAATAACCATTTCATATTCTTAGAGGATGAGGAGAATAGAATCGGTACAACAATAAGGTGCACAGTTATGGCCCATGATCTTGCAAGAAGATCATCTTCTCCAAATATTAGAATCTCAGTTAAAAATAACGGTTTCACATACTATGTAAACAGATATGGTCAACTTGTAGAAGATAATAACACTTGGATCAATACACTTAATTCAGAGAGTATTATAACTATCCCAGTTATATGTGATAATAAGCTTCCATATATCTTCTCGGTAAGAAATGAAGATGGGGAACTATATCAGGCAATATCTGCACAAGGAATATCTCAATCATCTATGGTTCTGCCAAAAGTTAAAACAATGCATCTTTATGATTCTGAGTTATACGTTAATTATGAGGGAAAGATCTTTAAGATTAAACCAGTAAGACATGTCTATTCAAGATATTCCCCAAGATCACTGTTACTAGACTCTCTATATAAGGAGATTAGATTAAAATGATCAATACAAAAAATATAAGTATTAATCCTTTTGAAAGAGCAGAATTCTTTCCTTCTTATAAAAAGAATATTGGGGAGCTGTATCCAGCATTTCTTATTAAGAATACAGATAAAATAATTTCCATATATGATGGCAATCTTACAATTGGAGATTTAGAAATTCCTATGTATGAATTGTCGCTTGCTGATGTATTCTTTAAAATCAAAGAAGCCGGCGTGGATATCAAAATGTTTACACCTGGAATGGAAACTGTAACTGCCCTATCTCTTGTTGATTTTTCAAATGTAGATGTATCAGAAGTTGAGTTAGTTTCGTCTCCAATGAGTGCCGCCGCGGCAGTGTCTAATAACATCGCACCAAACATTCCCGGCGCGTATCTTGATATGGTAGATATCTCTATTGATGAAACTCAAAATGTAAAACTTCACAATGGATTAATCATTTCAAGTTCAAATCTTCACAATACAAAAATAAATGTAAAACATTTTGCAAAAACATTTATTCTCTATATCTCAGAATCCAACATTATTCGGAACATAAAAGATTCTTATAAACTTCCACAAGTAAGAAACGCAGTAATCAATTACAATCTAGAAACATTCGGAGCAGAAAGATGAAGACATTAAAGTATTCAATTAGAGTTGGCACATCTTCTTTAAGTGCAAAACTCTCGCATAATGTCCATATAAGGAAATCCGAAATTAACTACGACAGAATGGAGATATTGGAGATATTATCTGATGATCCAGATAAATCAGAATTTGGATGGGGAAACGAGATATCAACATCTCAAGAGTATGGAAGTGTAAATATTCCAAATGGGATGTTCGTTCTTGATGGAGCTAGAATCTCTGGGACGGGGTGCTATAATATTCCTGTAAGAGAAAGAACAACTTGGCTTGGTGATTCAGACGTTATAGAATCAATATCTATTTTATCAAGAAAAAACGGATACATAGATTCATTTGTAACTTATAAAAAAGATGGCAAATCAAAATTTTCATATACTGGGATGACAGAATATGCCACTGAATTCTTAGATGATGATGATTTTGTTAAGGCCTATAATAAGAATAGAAAAATCTTTATCCCAAAACCGGAAACATATACTCGACATGTAGTAATTGATAAGACAGCTATTCCAAGAGTAGAGATTAAGAACTCGAATGAAAAAGAGCTTTGCCAAACAGAGAGAGACGGGAACAAAACAATCGCATATACAGAGTTTCTAAATATTTCTGAATATGAATTCTTTGATTCCTATAATTCTAAAATAGTCCCAGAAAAAGAAGATAGCTATGGCGGCATATTTGTTTTTAATGGTAATCTTGATAAGGTCTACGCCGAATACAGGGTTTCGCCAGTTGTACAGGTTAGTGGAAAGCCAATTTATTATGCAAATAAAGTAAATACTGCCGCGGAGATAAATTTATTCCAATTATCAAGCCCAGATATAAGAGTAGAAACAGTAAGTGCCGTAGAAGATATTTCTATTGATAATGGATCAACGACTTCTGAGTTACTTCTTTATGCTCCAGAATATAGAGAATCAATTTTTATAGAGCCAGATACAAACATCTTTATAAATGGGGATCTAGTAAAAGCTGGAGACAAATATGAAATATCAAATCAAGGAACAAATTCTTTAACAATTTCTGCCCCAACATCTGCTATTGATTTGCTAACGCCAGTTGTTAATACGGCAGGCAAATATGAGTTACCTGGATACATTCAGGGGACTCTTGCAGCCATATATGGTGAACTTAGAGATGGAGATACATCATCTATTCAACATATTTCATTCAATAAAAAATCAGAAAAACTGTCTGAATATCTAAGCGGCACATTGAACATGTCAAATTCCGGGCTATATACTGTAAGACAAACTGGACCAGGATTAGATATAACATTCAATACAGATGCAGCAGGGATGTCATTAGCACTACCCGCATTATCCACTAGAGACGCTATCACAGTTTATAAAGAGGCCTATGGTGTAATGGCAGAATATAGTGATTGGGAATATGCAATTCCCGGGATAGTAACGGTAAAAGAAAGCGGTGTTTATAAGGTTTCATACACGCCGATTATAAGTCCAGACGAGACTACAATTAGAATCACGGATAAAAAACTTCAGCAATCTTTTATAGACAAATTATCAGTATTCAGAGATAATTTAGTTAATCTATATTCAATACATTCTCGTATTGTTAATCTTAAAATTGGATACATTACAAATGATAGTGTGTCATATTCAGACAAAAATATCTCATTCAATCTAAATATTTCTCCATCTGCAATAAGAAGGATGGTTTCAGAAAGTAAAAATATAATCCTTTAAAGGTTAAATATGAAAAAATTAAATTTATTATCTGGAGGAGCAGTATCGCCAGAAGATACGTTTAAAGCCATTAATGGTGTAATAGGAGCCATAAATTCTTTAAGCGATGATATCGGTGATATTAATAACCACTCTGGAACCACATCTAGCTCTTTTAACAGCAGTGTTATCGGAACAATAGGGGATGTAGAGAAATTATCTCCGAATGTTCCAACTGGAGAAACTCTTACAAATTTTACAGAAACATTCGCTCCGTCCGTTAATTCTGATTATTATCTGACATTAACTCCAATAGCAGATATATCTATTATAGACGGTACAAATACCTATACTAAGGTTGATAAAACTCTCTTAACAGATGCTACACATTATGCAATTGACGGCCGTAAGTTAATATTCTTCAGAAGCCCAACAAATAACTTTACAGTCAATTACAAAGGGAAATTCCCAACAGTATTAGGCTTAGAGAAATATACTCCTAACACTTATCC